TGTTTGCACGACCCATGATCGTGACCGTGCGATCACTCACACGACCCCAAGGAGATAAGCGAAAGACTTCCTTTTCGCCAAGGATCTTGTTGATGCGATTGACAAGATAGGGAAAGTCAAAGAACTTGATGTTCCATCCAGTCACGATGTCTGGGTAGTTCAATGTCCAATGATCAAGAAATCTCTTGAGAAGATCAACTTCGCTTGAGCATTTTACATATTGAACATCATATTCCATCGCCGATGCATCAAATGCACCACAGCCAAAGACATGATACTTACCATCTAACTTGATCGTGATGGCAGTAATCTCTTCATTGGCAGCTGTTGGCTCAGGAAAGCCATTATCGGATGCAACCTCAATATCAACTATTGCGATATTGAGTTTTTCAATATCCCAATCAATATCGTTTGGATGAGCATCCGAAATGAATGCATATTGATAGTTTGTATTACCATATATCGTGAATCCGCTGACATCTTTGTATTGTTCAACGAATTCACGACACTCCTTGATGCCACCAGGACGCATGGTATCTACATAGTCTCCGAAGAGAGTTTTGTATTCCGTAGGTTTCTTGGAGGCTACATATAGAGTAGGTCTATATGGTATCTTTCCTCGGATTCTTTTACCGTCTCTTATTCCACGATAAAGAATGTTGTTGCCAAGAACAGCGACATTTGTGTAGAAATCATTTTTCATTCTTTGATGATATCATGAAATGATGAATCATACAAGAAGAGTCTTAGGCGGGGTAATGATTCCACCAAAGATTGAATTGTAGTTGTTCACCATTTCCTTGATTGGCTTTGCGTCGTATACAACATTGCTTTTTGAGATAATGATTGGTTCATTCTCAGCATATGGCATCCAAGGAGCAAGACCGATTGACGGCTGCTGTGGATTTGCTCTGCTAGGAACAAGAGCAACGATTACTGCATTCTTGATAGAATATGCAAGTCCTTGATCGGTGACATCACCGAGAAGTTCTTCGCCAGTAATCAACTTGATGATACGAATATTAGCCATTATTCAAACTCCACAATGTAATCATAAACGCCACGAGGAACCCAACGATAGGGAATCAACATCTCGCGACCACGAAAATCTTCAAGATCAATGGTCGGATCAACTTCATACGACCAAAGAACCCACTTACCATCATACTTCCGCTGAATAAATTCAGTCTTCTGCATGTTATACTCCTTTATACACTTTCCAATTGGAAACAGGCATGATACCATATGCCCGGCCGATTCTTTGTTTGTACGTTAGAACAAAGTCACCGGCGATTGATATGCGTCTAGGTTTTAGATCATCCAGAGTCTTGACTGGAGCGTCGGGAGACCCAGAACCATAACCCGACGTATAGTGAAATAGTTTGCCTGGAAACATGAACATCTGTCCCTCTATTGGTTTGAAATACCAAGTGGGACTATTCCACATGTTCCATTCTTTTATACTTGCATTTGTCATTCCGTGAAACAGTTCATTAGGTATGTCCTTCACAAGAAAATTCACGGGCTTGTCCAATTCATCTGGTATCTGCACATAATATACGAATGATAGATGTGCATCAGCATGATTATGATTTGGTGTGTGAAACTCTGTTATGATATTCAACCATGTCTTTACCAGATTCAAATCAAACTCATCATTTAGCTGAAGCGTATTCATGTACTCAAACGCACTTGAAGCAGCAAAGTCAAAGATATCGCTCAACTCATCGTCATGATGAAGATCTACATTTCCTGTTGTCTCCATGGAGTAACCATGTTCATCCATGTGATGAAGCACTCTATTGAAGAACCTTTGCTTGAAATCTTCTCTCTTGTCATAGCGAAATTCTCCAACAAGAGTAGGAAAGAGTGCATGTGTTATCATGTCCACAAATATCTACGAATCTTGATCAAGCGAATAAGCATCTCCTCTTCTTCTCTTGCATATGCTTCTTCTATTTCATGAAGTCTTTGAATTGCCATTTTGTCTTTCTGTTGATCTTCTTCGGAACGATTATTATGATCATCGAGAACATCATGACCTTGTTCACGACGCATGTCATAATATGCGGACCAACCAGATGCGTCCATGGGGTCGGGACGAGTTAGATATACTTCTTTCCACCACTTGTAGAGTGCAAGTGTTTCCTTTGCTGTCTCAGCATTAGCCTTGTTTTCATCACCCCCAAGGTCAATTTCCCATTGAAGATATTGAACTCCAAGTTCAGGTGAACGAAATCTCTCAAAAAGACCACGCTTGCCGGGTTCCTTGCCCCACACAACGTTCATCCACGCCTTTTCGCATTCAACGAAGTTGACCAACTCATTAAACAATCCATGAAGAATGCGAGTATCCAGGTCATAGTAACTTGGCTCTAGTCCAGTATCAAGTACATTGTACTTGTGTGTTGTGCGATACTTTATCGCATAGATTGGATCGTGCCAGAACTTGCGCTGAATATCCTCACAAGTGTCCTTGATTTTTTGCCAAACAACGAGCTGACAAAAGTACATTATTGGACGAGTTTTCTTTTGCTCTTCTTCCCAATTTTTCCATTCATTCCATGGAAGAGCGACGGGGTCTTTTATTTTTACTTTGTCTAGTGCTTCTGCGAGTGCGTTCATTTTTAGAACTTTGAATTTCATCTACGATCTCCAACAATGGATCTGTGTATGTGAGCATCCACATACCACGATCTTTATCATATGTAGATTCCTTGATTATAGTGCATCCATACTTCTTTGTCAACAATTTTGCAAGACTTTTGCTTCCGTTTTCTGAGAAACTGGATGCTACAATTGCAGTTTTTTTCATTGATATTTGTCAATCGCATCCTTCAATGCGACATCTATATCACGGATTGGAAATATGTTCTTTAGTTTTGTATTGTCAAGAACACAGTTTGATCTTGGTGCCGTAACTGCAGCACGAAACTGATCTTCCGTAAACCAATTCTTGTTTAATCCCATCATGTCGGCAATTTCTTTTGTCGTCTTGCTACCACCATTTGTGACATTATAGATTCCCGGCTTTGGCTTATTTGTAGCAAAAAATAATGCTACATCAGCAACATCATCAACGTGACTTAGACTATTGCGGAAATCTATCAACTTCGCATATTTTTCCAACTTGGTCAAGAAGTTCTTTGGATGTTTTTCTGAATCAAATGGCATACGAATTCTCAAAAGATATGACTTGTTCATGTATGGCGCAAGAAGTTTTTGCCCCAAAGCCTTTGATCCACTATAGAAACTACCATTATCAAAATTGAAGTTTGGCTCATCTTCTTCCGTAAAGTCTTTTTGATATCCTGTATATACGCATCCGCTTGAAATATGAACTACAGGAATGTGCAGACTTCTTCTTTCAAGTTCAATTGGCCATAATACATTTCCTGCAATCGTGTCTTCCTTGTATAGTTCGCAAGCATCAACATTCGGAGATCCTGTATACCCTGCTGCGTTGATTATTACTCTTGTGTCATTTGGAATCTTGTCTTTGTGTGAGATCCAATATGAAGAAATGTAACTATGAAATTCTAGTTTCTTCCATATTGCTTGTCCAATATAACCATGCCCAATCAATGTAATCATGTGTTCAACAACTCCGGATGATGTTGCGGTATTTCTTTCTTGATGACTTCATCAAGTCTTTTCTTTTCCATTTCGTATGTGCGTTTTCTCAATTCGGATGAGCCATAAATGTGCTGACGTTTATGATAATGCAATTCAATACCGTTGTCAATACACCACTGTTTTCCTGTGAAGTCCCGATTCAAATACTCATCAGAAAGAAAACGAACATGAATTGTCTGTGTCATTAACAACTGGAGTAGATCAAACTCAGTTTCATACACCAATATCTCATCTACATATTTACATGCTTGAAGCTGAACATATCTCTCATAGATGCTTTGAATTGGTTTGTTCTTTATTCCGGGTCTATCAATTGTAGGATCAACCTGAAGTGCGACCTTCAAGTAATCACACAATTCTTTTTCCATCTTTAGCATGGTAACATGACCTGCATGAAGCAGATCAAAACTACTACAATTAAATCCTATTTTCATGTTTCTTTATCCACTCTATCGTTTCATTCAATCCATCAGATAGATTGTACTCTGGCACCCACTTCAACTCTCTTTTAATCTTGAGTATTGATGTGGCATATCTTGCATCATGCCCAGGACGATCAGTAACGTACTCTATTAGATTTTCATCTACGTTCATTTTTTGAATTATCATGCGAAGAAGATCAATGTTTCTTATTTCTTGTTCGCCACCGATGCAATATCTATCATGTGTGTTCCCATGATGAAGTACACGACGAATTGCTTCAGCTGCATCCTTGACAAAGATCCAATCGCGAATCTGACTACCAGTTCCATATACCGGAACTTTTTGCTTTTTTAGAATACGATTAATCGCTAGAGGAATAAACTTTTCGGGATACTGCCATGGACCATAATTGTTTGATGAATTGATTATAGTATATGGAAATCCATATGTATTACCATATGCTTCTACAAAATGTTCGGCTGAAGCCTTGCTAGCAGAGTATGGATTTCTTGGACATATATTTGAAAGTTCATTGAATTTACCTGGTATCGCAATTTCGCCAAAAACTTCATCCGTAGATATGTGAACGAACTTTTGAACTTTATATTTCATTGCTTCATTTAGTAGATTGACTGTTGCAATGATATTTGATTGTATGAAAGGTTGACAGTCCTTGATTGATCTATCAACGTGGCTCTCTGCGGCAAAATGCACGACATGGGTAATCTCATGCATCTTGAATAGACTTTCAACAGATGTCGCGTCCGATAAGTCCATGCAATGGGTGTCAATCTTCATATTATTGATGAGTTCTTCTGGATTACTTGCATATGTGAATCTATCAGCAACAACAATGTCAACTTTGTCAACATCAAGTATATGCTTTATGAAGTTGATGCCAATAAATCCAGCACCACCAGTAACAAGAAGTTTTCTCATTTATAGGCCAACATCTTCAATACAGAACCACGAGCAGGTTCGGGATTTCTCATATCAGGAACTCTCATTGTACTCTTGAATCCAGCACGAGTCAAATATTTTGTCAATTTTTCTTGATTGAAACCATTGATATGACCCATGCCAGGAATCTTGTGATCCGTCTCATGAAGCCATCCAGCATAAATTACTTCCATAGCATCTTCAAATGGATCCTTGTTCTTGTTGAGCCAATCTACATTTGCCATGATATGCCAGTCTTTCTTGTAGATTCTCTCAGCAACCCATTCAATGTCGGGTGTTGTGATCTCTAGAAATCCTCCTGGTTTTAGAACACGATGAATCTCTTTTAGAACATCATCAACAATGAACTTTGAGAGATGTTCAATCACATCGCCAAAGTAGATCTTATCTGCTACATTTGATTCAAATGGATACGGTAAAGATGATAGATCGTGTATGATATAGTTGTCTCTCCACTTGTTGACATCCACACATACTGTTGCATCAGCCTTTGGCCATGGACCAGCACCTAAATCAATAATCATTTTTATCACTCCGCAATTTTATATTTGTTTGTCGTATATTGTCTATCTATCACTAATGGTTCACGATTGAATAATTCTCTGCATATTCTCGGATAATCGCTATACAGAAATTGATCATGTTCTCTCATTGCATTTGTCTTGTCATAATATCTATGACGAGGTGGATGATATATTGATGCACAATGAACAACATTTGCCATTGTTTGTGCTATATCACAAAAAGCCTTGTCCAGACCATAGCCTATGGTAAAATCCCATTTGTCTAGAACACGAAGGATCTTTTCAAAGACATCTACACGAAAACAAGGAACACCAATCTCGACAAAATTTGTCTCAGAAAAATCACATGATTTATCTTGTCTCAAGATATTATAAAATAGGTCAGACCCTTCTGCCATTGACAATTGCCATATGCGAAAATCAAAACGACGAGCCAGTTCAAGACCTTTGTTTAGATTCCATACATCCGTAATTTGATCGTCATCAATACAACAAACATAATCATACTTTGAATAATCAAATTGCTTGAATACTTCACGAATCATTTGCCACTTGTGACCACGAATATCATAGATATAATCGTATGAACTAGGATCTGGAATAAATCCCTCCTTGTAAATAGATCCAACTATCTCGTATGTTCTCTCTAAATGCTTTGATCGCCAATGTGCATTCTTGTCATATCTATCGTCAAATGTATCAGGATTATTTCCTGTAGGAACAAATACTATTGCCTTTTTCATGAAGTTTTCCATCTTTTGAGAATATCGGAAGAAGAATTTATCTTCTTGATTCCACCGACGCCGACTGCAAATATAATCTTGTCATCTGCCGCCTGCATTTCAAGTTCACTTTGACGAGTGCCGCCGATTCTATCACCACCATTGGCAAAGATTAGCAATGCATCAGGATTATCTCTGCGTATGTTTCTAATCAAACTTGCAGCACTATCGTCGTCGTCATTGAAGCCCATTGCTTGATCAACGTATCGTATGCTTTGAACAATCTTCAAACGCTCTTCAAATGGCATGAAGAAGTTACCCTTCTTGCGTGTTAACCAATTATCAGAGTTGACACCAACATACAATCTCATGCCAAACATTCTTGCGGACTTGAAGTATTCGATATGACCAGAGTGAATCGGATCAAATCCGCCACTCACGATTACAATCGTGCTCATTGACGAACCTCATATATCCAGCGATTGTGAAGAAGCCAATCAACAGTTTCATGTATGGCTTGCTTTGGTGTATAATTTGACTTCCATCCATACAATTTGATCTTTGATGTATCCAGATGAATATAAGGAATATCACCAGGCCAACCCTTTAACGTATTTCCATATACGATGTCTGGAGTCACGCCCATCGCATTCGCAACCCATTGTGCTGCATCAGAGACTCGATATGTGACATCATTACCAATATTGAATACTTCATATCGTCGCTTCTTGTCTCTTGCTGGTCTGATATCTTCACCAATCATAGTCACGGCCGAAACAACATCTGACACATGAATGGAACTCTTTATTCCTGTGCCATCACCAAGAACTTCTAGATAATATGGATTATTCAAGAGTTTCTTGACGAAGTCAAATGCAAAGCCGTGTGGATATCTTGGACCAAGAACAGTCACGAAACGAAATACATATGCTTCAAAATCAAAGCCTTCGCAAAATGCAGAAATCAAACCTTCACCCGCCAACTTTGATGCGCCATACAACGAGGTTTGCTCTGGCATGGCAACTCTCTCGGAAGCAGGCAATCTTTCTCTATCAACTTCTCCAAGAACTGCCGAAGTTGATGCAAATATCATCCTCTTGACTCCATGGTAGTTCATGGATTGCAATAGATTCATTGTTCCTTCAATGTTGTTCTTGAAGTCAAGATTTGGATTCTTGAACCCCTTTCTTATGTCAGCATTCGCAGCAAAATGGTATACCGCGTCAGTATCGCCAAGAAAAGAAAGATTCCCATTGATATCACCCCGAACAAATGTAAAGTTCTTGTTATCTAGATTATGCTCAATAAATCTCATTTGACCAGTGGATAGATTATCAATTGCCACAACTTCATGACCACGTCTTAATAGTTCATCAACTACATGACTACCGATATAACCTGCTCCACCAGTCACAACATACTTCATGTTCTTACTGTTCCATTCTTGAGACCATCAACGTACCAATTATACATTCTTCTTAGTCCATCTTCAAGAGAAATCTGAGGTCTCCAGCCAAGTGCATGTGCTTTTGATACGTCCGTCAGCTTACGCATAGTACCGTCAGGACGAGATGAATCATACAAGAAGTCGTCATTATATCCAACGACTTTTGCAAGTATCTCAGCAAAATCGCGAATCTCTAGATCGTATCCCGGACCAAGATTGACGAATCCACCCGTCTTTGCAAACTCATCTTTTGGAGCATTCAATACATGAATGCATCCACGAGCAAGATCATCGCAATATAGAAATTCGCGACGAGGTGTTCCAGTTCCCCATAAAACCGCTTTTGTTTCGTTGAACTTTGCTTCATGAAACTTACGCATTAGCCCAGCCGCGAGATGATTGTTTTCTGGATGAAAATTATCGCCAGGTCCGTATACATTGCTCGGCATTACAGCACGATAATCAGTTCCATGTTGACGATTATATGCTTGACACATCTTTATTCCTGCAATCTTTGCGATTGCATATGCATCATTTGTAATTTCAAGATGACCTGTGAGTAGATATTCTTCCTTGATCGGTTGTGGGCATTCGCGAGGATAGATGCACGTTGATCCCAAGAACAACAACTTTTGCACGCCATGACGATATGCTGTATCAATTACATTCGTTTGTATGCGTAGATTGATGTTAATCATGTCCGCAGGAAAAGTATTATTTGCTACGATACCACCAACTTTTGCAGCAGCAAGATAGACTTCATCTGGCTTTTCTTGCGTGAAGAATTCTTCAACTGCAATAGGATTTGTCAAGTCAAGTTCTTTTGATGTGCGTGTGACAATGTTTGTTTCACCATGCTCACGCAACATTCTAACAATAGCAGACCCTACGAGACCGCTATGCCCAGCAACATAAATCTTTTTCATGATAACCTCAATTCTGATAATCGTGATAAATCAATTGACTTCCAAGATAGTCAAAGTTCAATGGTACTTGTCTGAGTTTCAACTTCTCAGCAACTTTCTTTTGCATATGTGGCGGTGTCAAGAATAGAATGAATCCACCACCACCAGCACCCAACAACTTTCCTCCTACAGCACCAGCCTGAATGCCTTTGTCGTAGATATCATCAATCTCGGTGTTTGTGATTGATGACTCCATGCTTTTCTTTAGTTTCCATTGATCATTGAGAAGATTTGCAAAGTCATATATTCTATGTTCATATAATACACGCTCTGCTTCATGTGTCAAGTCCTTCATGATGTTTAGATCAACTTTTTTTGAACTAATATTTGTTATCTTCTTCTCGGCGATATCAAATGAATTGCGAAGTTTCTCTGTAAAGAATAATTGAACCCACGACTCAAGTTCCTGTAGAATATCCTTCTTGAGATGCAACGAGTAGCAAGTAAAATCCGTATATCCGCCAAATTCAATTCTATTGAAACCGCCAAATGCAGCGGCAACTTGATCTTGCGATCCAACAGCTTCACGAAGAACATTTTGCTCCAGATAGATCGACTTGCGAGCAAGATCTCTCTTGGTAATTTGTTCATTCTTGAGAGTAGCCAATCCGTGAATTAGTGATACAGTAAAACTTGAACTTGATCCGATGCCTGTGCGATTTGGAAGATCACCATGATGTGTGATGTCCAATCCGTCTTCAAAATTCATGTATTTGATTGCCTCGCGAATGACTGGTATCTGGATGTCGTCCACGCACTTTGTTGTTTCATCAGCAAAGTAACGAATCTTGTATCTATAGTCGAATATTTCCGGCAACTTTCTAAGAACAAGAAAACTGCACTTGTTTATGGAGGTGGACAAGACACAGCCACCATGCTCCCTATACCAAGCAGGATAATCCGTGCCGCCACCAAAGAATGAAATTCTATACGGAGTTCTTATTATGATCATCACACATTTCCATGACGAGTATTACGAATAAGTTCATAGCCCTTGATCAATTCAACAAGACCATCCTGTAGATAGTATTCTGGCTTGAATCCAGTTGCTTCAATCTTAGCGTTTGATACTATGTAGTTGCGTTGATCTGGATCTTGTCCATATGGTGCTTCCATGAAAGTAAACTTTGGAACAAGACTCTTGATCATCTTGCACAATTCAAGTTTGGATATATTTGCATTTGAAAGACCGACATTGTAGATTTGACCATTCATCTTTTCAAAGTTATTCATGCAATGAATAAATGCATTTGATACATCGCGAACATGAATATAGTTTCTCTTGAAGTGACTTTCAAATAGAACGACAAATCCATCATGCACAGCACGATATGTGAAATCATTTACAAGCAAATCAAGACGCATACGAGGCGACATGCCAAACACGGTAGCAAGCCTTAGGCTAATTGCATTCTTATGCTGCATCAACCTCTTTTCTACTTCAACCTTGTCTCTGGCATAAAGTGAGATTGGATTCAGAGGCGACTCTTCCGTACAAAAATTATCCTTGTCACCAGAACCATATGCACTATTTGTCGTAGGCATGATGATAGTTTGTTCTGGACTAATCTTGTCCAGCATTTCAAATATTGCGTCTTTATTTGTGGAAGATGCTGCAACTGGATCTCTATTGCATATTGGTGCGCCAACGAGAGCGGCAAGTGGGACGATAATGTCTGCTTTCTTGAGCAGTGGATCTATGTCACTTGGCTTGCGAACATCTCCGCGTCTGACTTCCAAATATGGATCATGCATCAAGTGATTTAGAGATGATTGATTATTGTAATATAGATTGTCAAGAACACAAACTCTATGACCGCCTATTTTCAATAATTGTTCTACGAAAATACTACCAATATAACCAGCGCCGCCAGTAACCAGAATGGTGCCCATAATAAACCTCACATTTCACAAGCAGTAATAATATCCTTCATCCTACTAGCATATGTATGCTTCTCTTTTACCTTCTTCATTTGATTGAGAACAAGATCTTTTGTCTTTGGATTGTTTCGCATCTCTGATGCTACATGGAATAGCTGATACGGATCTTCATGAAATGCAATTTCCTGATCAAAGAAATCATAAACAGCGCGAGAGTTTGTCATGCCAAGTTGCCCATAACTAATGACCTTGAATGCGCGACATGACTTGTATCCAATATCAACATGAAACTTTGGACGAAGTTCAAGAGCAAGAAACGCATCAAGTGATGCTCTCTTAACGGATTCAATCGTTAGAACTTGACGCCACACATCATTGAAGTAAAAATTCATTTTATTTTCTGAACATGCACGAATAAATGGCTCAAATTGATCACGATTGTCTTCACGAATTGTACCAGAAAAGAAAACGTGCTTTGGTTCTTTCCATGGTGTCAAGCAATCATCAAAATTGATCTCGTTTGGCATGAGATCTGTAGCCCACATGCTATAGAAATTATCGTATTCAGATCCTCTTTCTAGATGAGAAACACCATCATTTATTGGGATATACTTTTCAGGTTCGTATTTGTATTCCCAATATTTGTCAGACCAATTGTTTGCAAATCTAAAATCTATGATTCTTCCAACTCTACCAAGATAATATGAAGCGCCCGGATTGTCGGTGCCTTTCTTGTTGCCCAAGTAATTCATCACATATGTTGATGACTTTCTTAGTGGTAGACGATGACTTCTTGGGTGTGTTGTTGCTATCCAATGTTCTGATACGATTAGCGAATCGTCAAAGAATGAAGGATCAACATTGTCTGTATCGTCAAGCCAATAGACTTCTTCATTTAGGTATTGTGCGCCTTTGACAAAAGCTGCATGTGTAAATGCATGAGTGTGTCCCGTTTCATATTTTGCACCCCATACAATGATCTTCTTGTGCTTTTTCATTTCACTCTCGGATATAATTTATTGTATACAATAGCATCAAACCAATTCAAGAAATTATCATAAATCATGCACGAAGGGGGAAGACCATGCTTTAGTTTTGGTTGTGAAATCATGTTGTTGTATAGTGTATCATCGTTATCAATCTTGATTACATAATTGATGAATGATTCCATTGAATCAAAATTTCCCGCATTGATGAAAGATGCTTCATTGAAGTCTAGATCTATCGTAGATGAACCCCAGTAGATTGGAACCGAATTGACATAGAATCCATCCATTATCTTTTCAGTCACATATCCTGGATGTGGACTATTCTCAAATGAAAGAACAAACTTGTAGTTCTTGATAAAATCAAGTTTTGCATCATAGTCTGGACTAATTACATGTCCAATATTATTAAATAATGGTCCGGCACTATCAACTTTCTTATACTTGCATAGTTCATGAAATACAGCATTTCGCACATTGTTGTTTGGATTGCGATGTATAAACACACAAAACTTTGTTTTTAGATGCTTGATGTTGTGTGCATTAAAAATATGTGTAAACTCAAATTTCTTATAGAAGAATGGAACCAAAGCATAACCAGGTAATCTATAATGCCATGGATTAGGATTATGATCAAAAGTCGTGGCATAATGACAATCATAATTTTCTGGTCTACGATTTTCGCCAGTATGAAAAATCTTTATGCACTTATCTTTTGAGTATTGGAGATTTTTTGTTCCAAAGTTTTCATCACCAAAGAAAAGAAAATCTGGATTTTCATTATCTATCGTCAAGTCATATCTTTGAGATAGAATCGTCTCATAAAACTCGGATGTGCATACGTCAACAAATCCAAGTTTCAATGGTTTCTTTTGCATTACTTTACCCAGTACCAAACGTTTACATCAGTAAACTTCATTTCTTTTTCAATACCCTTTATTGATCTAAACTCTTTCAATGCTCTTTGAACGTCTGGAAGATTAATATCATGACCAGAAAAAATACCACCAACTCTTAACTTGTCATAATAATTATATAAGTCTTTAATAACACCTTCATATGAATGATCGCCATCTATGAAGATGTAGTCAAATTGTCCATCTTTAAACTTGCTTACGCAATTGTCTGATGTGTCCTTGTACATCACGATCTTGTCCATGTACGGAGCAAAATTCTTCATCGTGATATCATACCATAGATCCATATCCTCTTGCGTTACTGGTCCAACCCAATCCATGTATGGTAGATATGGATCAATACAATGAATCTTGTCGATTCTATTTGTCTGTTCAAAGAAGTGAACAATGTTTTCACCTTTACAAATACCAATTTCTAGTCCAACAACATTTCTATCTAGACTTACAGATAGATTGTTGATTACACTAACAAGACCTTTTCCAGAAATAAAATCAAATGGCCATTTTCCTTGCTCTTTATATTCGGCAATCGTTAATGGTCTTTCAACTTTTTGAAAAGCGTTTGTTGCAGTATTGATTCTAATTACATCTGACATGTCATGTTCCATATTTTGAATTAATTAGTGGAAGAAGATTCGGCACTCTATCGTATTGATGAACAATGCAGTACTTACGACCTTCGTTATTGAAGACTTCGCCGTTTTGAATGACTGGCTCAAAGTCTGTCAAGTATGGTCTGTACTGATTTATCTTGTTTGGATCAGCAACTGTTCCAAGTTGTGCTGCCCATGCATCTTTGGCAATAGTAAATCGTGTGATATTTTCATACTGATTCATTGTTAGCAATACGTTATATGCAGCTTGATCTGGTCCACCTCCACCAGGAATAGTATGAGGCATATTAGCACAGATCATGAATATATTCAAGAACAAATCCTTGATTACAGACACTTTTCCTGCCATGACACCCGCATTATAAATGCCCCTATTCATCATGTATTCATGAACGAAAGGAAAACTCAACTTCATATTGTTGTTTCCCCAAACTTCATTCTTATATCTAATCCCTTCGGTTGATGCAATTAACGTATTAAATTCTGAGGGCAAAAGACTATCTAACCATTCTGTAGGATTTGTTTGAAAAACAACATCTCTAACATCCGTGGCTATCACATATCGCACCTCGTTTTCAATATCACTCAATACTTTCCAAGAATGATAGAAACGATCAACGACAATATTGAAATTTTCACGATATGTAAATCGTCTATTCGCGTCATCACGATTGAAAGTGACTACAGTAAAGTTTCTTTTTGTTAGTTCATCTACAATGTCAAATCCAACATTATATGCAATGACAACTTTGTGTCCAGTAAAGCCCGAACGTTCAATTGAATTGACCCAGTTTGCAATCTTGTCAAAAGTGTAATTTGTGATGCATCCTAAAATAAGATCTTTCATGTTATCTCACCGTAGCACAAATGATATCATTGGCTTGATGACCATCAAGATAATGAATCTTATAGTTTGGATTGATTGCAAATAGAAGATCCATGATCTGCTTCTCTTGCACATATCCCCATTCAGCAGAACCCAATAGACGCCGATCATCAATCATGATCGTGTGTGTATCTATTGAAGACTTTTCGCGAAACATTTCAGAGCCACGTTCAGTAAAACGCAACTTCTTCTTTCCATAGATTGCTTCAAGTTCCAGCACAAGTGGACATGGTGCATAACGACCACCTTGAAGTGGACCACTTGCATGAGCATCAAGCCAAAATGTTGCTGGTTCTATCAATTCATCAACAATCTGTGGAATGATATCTACCGAATCACCAAGCCACAACTTGACCTTAGAATTATCCTTGAATCGTGCGTGACACTTATCATACATACCTTGATCCACTTCAATAGTATGTACATACTCAAATCCTGCATTCAATGCAAGTTCAACGGTATCTCCAAGATATGTTCCAGTCTCTACAAATATCTTACCAGAGCCATACTGTTGCATATATTCAATTTTTATGTTACTCATGCTTTTCTCCAAGGATATTTTCCATAATATTTTTGCTCCATGACTCTATTGCCATGAAGAAAGAAGTCGGGTGACGCTGAATTTGGATTACCATCAAGTCTATAATTCAATGTGTATGCACCACTTGTGCCATATGGCGCATTTGGTATTGTTCTAACCATATTGAAAAAGCGACGATCACCAGCATAACCAGAGTGCCAAAGCGATGCGACTTGAGATATGAATTCACGACGAAATGCATATGCAGATGTGTCTACATGAAAATTATCTAGACCATTCCACACAGGCCATTTACCTAAACTTTCGCAATCATCACGACAAAGAAAATTGTTGTCTTTGTCATAGATGTTGCGAAGGCTATGAGCCCATGTAAGATTTTCAGTTTGAATTATGCTTATAAGTTTTTCAACATGATCTGGCTCAAACCAATTGTCCTGATCAAGAAAGAGAACAATATCTTCATTCACCAGATGCGAGAATCCTGCATATATGCGATGACCGTAGAATCCATCAGCACCTGTGTTGTGCTTTAGATACACGACATCTTTAGGTGGCATGTATGGATCAGAATTTACAAACAGATCATCAAACTTATGCTTGAACTTGTTACCATCAACAACGACGAGATAACTCGTATCAGCATAAGTTTGATTTTCGACGCTCTTGATTGCTTCTAGGACTTTTTTGTCGCCTGTTGTTGGAATTATAACAACGGCTCTCATCAGAATGCGCTCATGGGAAACGGAGCAATCACACCCCAATGATTGTCCATGCGAATTGGATACTTACCAAACAATCTTGGCTGATGTAACTTACCATCACGATACAGTTCCAGAAGAACTCCATGACATGCATCATAATCCAAATCATTCCAAGAACGATAATCGCCCTTTGGTAGACTGTGATATCCGCGAGCAACTTCTGCTACATGCTGCTCATTTTCTATTGAGGTACGACCAATGATAACTTCTACTGCGTAGATATTGACACGCTTCTTTACTATGTCGCGTATACAACGAGAGACTGAGTATCCAATATATCTCATGATAAAATCTCCAAAACTCAAATGCAGTATATCAAATCACTTACGATAAATCAAGTCTTTCTTGACAAAAGTATTTATCTTGCTCGTAATATGATCTACTGCAACTTCAGGATCACAAGTACCACACATAAACACATCAATTGCAGCATAGTTTTTTTCAGGCCATGTATGAATTGAAATATGACTCTCGGCCAAGACAATTACACCAGTAATGCCATAACCCTCACCAAAATGATGAAAGTGATCGCTTAGAACTGTTGCACCTGATTTCTTGGCTCCATCGATTAGGATTTCTTTCCAAAAATCAATTGAGCCAAGAACTTCAGCCGATACATCATGTAGATCAGCAATAACATGCCGACCCATATATGATACACCGCTCATCTCTCATGCCTGTCTTTCAAGATAGTTTACTGTAATCTGACGAGGCTTGAAGAACTTGATGATCTCGTCGCGAACTACATCACGATCATATGGCTTGCAAGAAAATACATCAATGTAGGCATCGCCCGTGTCATTGCAGAAATGAGCACAGATATTGCTTGTTTCAATGAGCTGAACAAGAGTAAATCCTGCTTTGTTTCCCTCACCAAAATGAACAATCTGGGGTTCTCCAAAGGCTTTCATATCAATGGCATTCACAAGACTTTTGGCAAAATTATAGACATTATCATAACTCTTGATTGACTCAATATCGCAGGCGCGACAATCAAGCATGGCGTGATAACCCCAGTATTGTTCCATCAAAGTATCCTTTCTAGATAGAAAGTCACCGTGAACGATATTGCCCACGGTGACTGGTTAGTTGTTGAAATAAGTGTGATTATTTATTCAGAAATTATTCTGAAGCGAGAACTTTTTGTGTGCCGCCCAAGGAAATCTTTCTTGGCTTCTTGCTTTCTGGAATGATATTCTGTAGTTCAACTACAAGCATTCCATCAACAAGATCAGCACTATTTACTACTACCGTATCAGCGAGAGTAAATACACGGGTAAAATTACGAAGAGCAATGCCACGATGGTAATAAGTTTTACTTCCGTCCTCATCTTTCTTTGCGTTTCCCTGAATTGTTAGTTTGCTATCCTCAAGAGTGATATCAATCTCTTCTCTCTTGAATCCGGCAACTGCCAATTCAATTACATACTTGTCTTCGCTAACTTTAGCGATGTTGTATGGAGGATAAGAGGTAAGTACCTTCTCGGGAATATTTAGTGCTTCATCTAGAGTAGATAGAAGTCTATCAAAACCAACAGTTGAAGGAAGCAGATTACGACCGTATGCGAATGTCATGTTAACTCCTTTTAAGCAAGTTGAAAACGACTAGCCCATTTGGCGCTAGTCTGTATATTATATAGTATTCGCAGTAGGATTGTCAAGTACCTTTGTGCCTGTAGAACCAAATCCGCCCTTACGATTTGTGTTATCGCGTGTTGGTCTTGCCTTTACTTCTTCAAATGCTGCTCTATTATTGCGTACAAGTTCACCTTGACAAATTCTAGATAGATTGGGTACAACTATGTTTCTAGTTGTAATGTTTGTCAACATGACGAAAGTTTCTTCCATATAATCAGAATCAATTACACCTTCAGCATTTGCAAGCGTTAGACCCTCTTTCAAGGAAAGACCCGAGCGAGGATGAATGCGTACTGAGTATTCTTTTGGAATATCAAAGATCAATCCAGTGGGTGCAAGCACACGATCTCTTGGACATATCGTTACACCACCATCGCTTGTTAATAGCCGACTAAACTTCTTTCCCGTATCATCATATCCTTCAAACGACATTACACCAAATGTACATAGAAAGATATCAAAACAAGCAGCATCAGTCGTTGAATAGACTGGTGCTTGTACTTGCGGATGTATCTTGTAGTACTTCAATTTTGTTGCCATGATATAAACTCCTTCAATTATTCAGTTTCAATCTTTTTCTTACCAATATTATATTTTGCTACAAGTTGCCAATCATTTTTGTCTTTGAAGGCCAGTATCTTGATTTGATTTAGTGGCGATACTGGATCTGCTGTTCTCTCTGGCTTTACTAGCCCAACAAGACCCCATTCAGCCAATAGATTTGCAATTGAGTTTCTTCTTGCAATATCGCCTTCGGAGAAATTTGTTGGCTTGCCATCAAGTGCAAATAACTCCTTGAAATGTGCGATATAGTACTTACCCTGCTTGTGAAGAATATGACAAGATTGATAGAGTGTCTGATCCTTCTTTGAGGCTACGCCAATTCTGGTCAATGTTTCCTTGACCTTTAGGAAGTCATCACGCTCTTTTAGCGTCACCTCCACCATGTCTTCTACGCTCCACATTACCCACTCCACCTTTTTTTGTTATACTTATTATATGATCAACCTGATCAGTGGAGAGAAGACGCATCGCCTCTAATGCCTTTGCGCTGGAAAACTGGTAGTACTCTTTTACGGCCTCCAGAATATCATTCTTCTCTTTTTTGACCCACGGCTGAAACTTGCGTTTCATAGATCGTATACTATTTAGATAAAAATGATATTGTAGATTTTCGTCCAATCCATGCCTACTATTCATTTCATTGGCGTGGAGTATAGAATCCACATGATATGATAGCGCACGATTGACCACAAATGCATTATACGACTTTTTAAAGTCTGGCTCATCTGACAAATCCTTCTTTGTCTTTTGAATTGATGGTAAAATATCTTTAAACAAGTCCATTATCATAAACCTCAAGCATATGAATCTTTTATAGCACTCTCTATCAATTTATTCAAGTGAATAGGAAAATTCAAAAACTTTGGATTCTTTACAATATTTTTCTCTTGAATTAATCCAGTCAATGGAATCAAGCATGACGTATGTCCTCTAACTCGTAATCCATCCTCATAAGATTGTATGTTTTTAAGTACATTTTCTTTCTCAAGAACAAATGCACCATCACGATAAAGTATCAATATAAGATCGCATATTTCGGATTCAATAGGTGTCTGTTTCTTATTGCCCATCACACTGCTAAGTAGTATTTCAAATTTTCCTTTTATCTGACCTTTTTTACCATAAATCCTATAAGATGTTACACTTTTCATTTCAACTTCAAATTTCTCTTCGACCCAATCAAAATCCTTATGCTTATCACCAATGTATGTCAAATGACCATTACTATTCCATTCAATCGATTTCTCTATGATTCTACCTTTCAAAAATCTATTTTGAGCCTCGTTTAAGGCATCACATGCAAGAGCATCGGAAAATATATTATTCCAATTAAACGACTTTAATACTTTAAGCTGTCTAGGATTTAGCATTATTTAAACGAACACTCCATCATGATGGTTGTCAAACATGCAACCATGTTGATTTCTTGATCAGCAACAAACGCCGACTTGTATTGATAATCAGCCAACACGATCACAGCCTGTGGAATAGACTGTGGCTGCATGGTATCATACATCGCATCATAGATCTGACGGAAGATCTTGTTTTGATCAGCATCAGAGTTTGTCGCAACCCACTTACGCATAGCCGTGAAGTCTTTCTCCTTCAAGAAACCAACAAGTTCCTTGAGGTTGACATCACCAACTTGTGCAAGTACGCCAGAGTCAATCTCGCCACGAACGGCATATCTCTGCAACTCATTCAATACGCGACGATAGTCTGGAAAGTGCTTTTGAATGATCTGAACAAGAGCACCATTGTCATACTTGATCTTTTCCTGATCAAGAATACTCTGAATTCTTTTTAGAAAGCCAGCCGCCATCTTCACCTTGTTGCCATTCTTGATCTTGAACTCAATCACGGAACAACGTGAATGAATGGCTTCAATCAAGCGAGCCTTGTAATTGCAGGTAAAGATGAAAGAACAATTGGATGCAAACTCTTCAATAGCAGCTCGCATGGCTGCTTGTGCTTCTGGCGTTAGATAGTCCGCTTCATCAATGATGACGACTTTTCTGCCGCCAGAAAAACTCATGGAAGATGCATACGTCTTGATCTTGGTACGAAGAACATCAATGCCTCGTTCATCCGAACCATTGATGACCATGAAGTCACAACCAACTTCATTGCACATGGCCTTGGCGATAGTCGTCTTACCAACGCCAGGACCACCTGTCAAAAGAAGATTTGGAATGTTTTTTTGATTTACATATTCCTGAAATGCACTCTTGATGCTTTCTGGTAGAATGCAATCTGCAACTTTCTGTGGGCGATACTTCTCGGTCCACAAGAATTGATCATTATTAGACATTCCAAATCTCCTACGGCTTTGCGAACAACATGATGATGAGGGTTATTATACAGAACCAAATGAAGATAACAAAGGGTCTTCTCTGCTCTTTTTCAAGTCTTCTTCTTTCAGCTTCTCGTCTTTCTCGCTCTTCTCTTTCCTCTTCGGCCTTTACTCTTGCTTCTAGCAGATTATTGTAGCAGTCAAAACAGTACCACAATCTACGATGCCGATAATGTGTTCTACTGGAACTGGAACTACGAGTAGACCCATAACTAGACCAACCATAATTATTTTTGGATGATCTACGCCCACTTCCAGAGTAAGAGCCTTCAGAAGATCCTTCCCATCCACCTATTTCAACTGTTACATCATCATAATATGCCTCATTTTTTGGCAATCTGACGTAACAACCTTCACAAGTGCATGTGGCGTATCTCTGTTTAGCCATAGAACTTACTTCTTGTTGGTGATCGTCTCGTATGTGCTTTCAAAGTCACGATTTTCTTGTAGATCCATTTCAAAGGATCTCTGATAATGTGTCTTTGCAATACGACGCAACAGCTTCTTAGGAAAACCTGTTTCCTCATGAATCCTATTGACTGTCTCTTTTACAAGATCACGCTCGGCAGCAACTCGCGTCATGCTATCATTGATGACATTGACGGCATCAACAATCTTCTTGATCTCCTCTGGATCCAGAGAAGGAACACCACTATTGTTTCCAATTGTAGACATTGATCACTCCTTTGTCTTTTCAGTTGCAATCCAATACTTGATTGCCGAGTTCTTCGCGGAGAATGTGATAATTCCCTTGGTAGCCTCAACCTTGTAATCTGCTGGCAGCAGCTTCAGGTTTTCGGTGCGAAGAACAAACTTGTATGTCTCACCATTGCCATCAGCAATCGTGAGTTTCTGTGTATGTGTGGAATCATTTGTTGAATCGAATGTAGACACATACACCTTTTCACCATCACTCTCGATGGATACGTTTGGCTGCTGAAGTACTGCAGCACAACGAGATACCCAAGCAAGATCAACTTCAGTAAGATCAAACGATACCGTTGCAGATGGTACAGTCAGCTTCTTGTCTGGCGGACAAACAATCATAGATGCATCAGTATAACGATAGGTGATCGTCGCACGACCATTGTTGCCAATGAGGGTAAGCTGCTTGTCTTCAAAAGCAACTTCTGGATCTTCCTTGCTAAGAGAAAGCACACTCAGAAAGTTTGGAAGATCATAGATGCCGAAGTCTCTTGGAAAACTTTCCTTGATTGTAGCCTCGGCCAAAATGTTTTTCTGAGGTGAGATAGTTGAAACTACATCACCCTTCTTGAAGAAGATTCCCTGATTGATTTGGGAGAAGTTCTTCAAGACATTCATCGTCTCTTGTGAGAATTTCATAACAAAACTCCATAGTTGTATGAAGATAATAGTATCACTTTACCTTGGTGGTGTCAAGCACTCAAGCATCAATTCAATGTCATTTTCAAGGTCTTCCAAAGACCCATCATTGTTCAATGTGTAGTCAGTCTTGTATCCCATCCATGCCCACTCCGAATAATGAGCACTAGGCTTTACACCAGAATCGCCATTGTTATACATGCAAGCATGTACATACCAATCCGCAGGTTTTCCGCGTTGAATCTCTACAATCTTTCCACCCATCTTGTGAATGGAATCAATCTCGTTAGGAAAACGAACATCTGTAATCACATAATCGTGATTCTGCTTTATTCGTCTTTCGAGACACGCAACCCAGAAGTCTGAGTGTATACACTCGCGCATACACTCAGTACCAATGAGCTGCAATATCAAACGCGGAGTGATATCTTTGCCGAATCTATTGGACCACCACTCGTCTCTTGTTTCACGAAATTCGCGAGACTCAGTTGTATCACCTTCGACAAGATGTCTTGGCCAACCGAAAAGACTTGCAGTTATATCCTTTAGAGGCGCAGCGAAACTTTCAGTAAAGAAGCCCCGCTGCGCCAATATATCGCCAGCAGTTCCTTTACCGCTACCGATAGTACCAACAAATCCAATAATCATATACGTCCCGTATACTGTGCAATTCTTGGAAGATCACCAGTAAACGCATATGTGCCAACGTGTTGCGTCTTCATCCACGGGCACAACCAAATCTTGATGCCGATTTTACGGCTCATCTGACAGAAGAAATAATCTTCTGAAAGGTATCTCTCGGATGAGCCAGGAGCATTTGGTCCACGATCAATGATCGTATCAAAATATGCATGAATGTATCGCGAGCCGTCAAAATGCTTTTGACCAACATGATCTGGCTTGTAACGATACTCTGGATATGCGTCTTCAAACTTCTTGAAGACCTCTCGCTTGATCATCATGAAACCTGTTCCGATTTCCATGACTTCAAGTGGTTCAGTAATAGAGAACTGCTTTGTTCCAGCAACAGGATTGAATACAAATTCGCCAACCAATCCTTCAAGTTCTCCAGCCTCAATATCAGGCTTGCTTCTTACGGCGTTTGCAACATTACCCCAATTGATTGACTTCTTGGGATATGGTCCACCAATGATGTCCTTGTCAAGTGCAAGCATCGTGACAACATCTTGTGGATTAAAGTGAATATCCGAATCCAAAAATAGAAGATGAGTAAACTGTTCATTTCTCAAAAACTCATCAGTCAAATAATTTCTTGCGCGAGTGATGAGGGATTCGTTGAATAGAAATGAAAACTTGGCTTCAACGCCATATTGATTTAGTATAGACTGTAGATCTAGACAGGACTTCATGTAAAGTCCATTTGCCATACCACCATACATTGGTGTGGCGATAAACAACTTTCTTTTGCGTAGTTCGTCAACAGAGATAGAAATTTCCATAGTGTACTCCAATCAAAAAAGTAATTACTAAACCATACTCCTATTTAGTTAGCAAATGAAGAAGGGGAAGATTTCTCTTCCCCTTCATGGACTCAATATGAACTATTGAATCAGGCAGAACGACGAGTCTTCGTCTTGCGAGCCGCAGCCTTCATGGCCTTGGTCGGAGTGCCAAGACGATAGACGCGGACCTTGCTGCCATCGCCACGACGACGAACGTTCGTATAGATGGAATGACCATCCTGACGCAGCTCAGCGATACGAGCTGAAACATTCGTCACACCGAAACGATTGCGACCCTGAGCAACCGAGAAGGTGTTGTATGCGCCATTGCCCTTGAGAGCCTGAAGCATACGAGTCTTAGCAGAGATCTTAGCCATATATTTTACTCCATAACAAAAGGTTGCACTAGAGAGAAACGGAGTGACGAGCAACCAAGAACGTCGCTCCATTATTCAACATTATATCAATGTTGAAATGGAATGTCAAGTATTTTCAGAAGGGAATTTCGTCAGCCGCCTTGATCTTGTCCTCAAGCGACATCTCAGCCTGAACAGTCGGGCTGTCGGTGCCAGGCGCAGCAACCACAGGAGGATTGACCTCAGCATCAATCTTGGTATACAGATCCATGAACGAATTCTTGGTGTCCGCATCAAACCGATTGAGACAGAGCTGAATCGCCTTCTTGCGATCCTTGGAGAAGATGTTATACGCCTCGCAGATATGCACCAAACGACGAGTGGAAATGATCTCGGTCACACCACCATCATAATAGGTGCGGCGAATTGCCTCTGCCCACTTGATAAGCAGCTCGGCAAACTCCTTGTCATTGTCCGCAGAGCGATCCAGGATGTTGAGAAGGATCTTCTTCTCGGTTACAGCAGGCGGATACTCCTGCTCAAGGGTGATGGAAAAACGCTCAAGGAAAGCCTCGTTCATCACGTTGGTGCCAATGAAGCGACCATCGTCTGAACCCTTACCCTTGGTGTTTGCAGTAGCAACAACCGTGAAGCCCTTGGCAGGCTGAACCAGCTTGTTGATCTTTTTGATGAAGATCGGCTTACCCTCAAGCACGGGCTGAAGGCACATCAGCTTAATTGAACCAAGGTCAACCTCGTCCAGGAGCAGTACAGCACCACGCTCCATGGCCATGACCACAGGACCATTATGCCACACGGTCTGACCATCAATCAGACGGAAGCCGCCGATAAGATCGTCTTCGTCAGTCTCGGCCGTGATATTGACGCGAACCATCTCGCGCCGAGCCTTGGCACAGACCTGCTCAATCATCATGGTCTTGCCGTTGCCAGACAGACCCGTGACATAGATCGGATAGAATAGAGTGGAAGAAATGATAGCCTCAACATCGGCAAAGTTGCCAAATGGCACATACTTGCGATTGGGCATTGGAATGAGCGATTCCGCCACATTCGTACCAAGAACCTGAAGATTCATGGTCGGTGCAGGAGCCTGCTGCACGGGCGTATCAATCCGAGAAACCTTAGGCACACTTACCTCACTATCAATCTTGGGAAGCCTATAGACGCCGCGAGCGTGACGATACTGGTCGTCAATCGCAATCCATCGCGGCCACTTGAAGTCATTAGCCTTGCAAAGCGCCTTTGCGTCCTTGCGGGAAATCGTGCTGGTAAAACCGTTTGCGTTTGCCAGCTTGATGAAGGCAATCTGCTTGTTGGTCAGAGACATTTATTTCCTCTCAGGTTATGATCTAAGAATACAATACAAGATTGGGAATGTCAAGCCGAAATCTTTTCAATGAACCTGGAAAGCATGACACGATTGTCCAACTTGTTCTTGGAGTACTTTCCAAATGCCTTGGCAATAGCCTTGGCAGAAGTTGCACGACCGATATCCAGCTCCTCAGTTTCAATCTGAAGATTGTTACCCTTGATCACATAGTAGTAGGTGTAACCCCTACTGGTGATCTCCACGTACCTCTTTTCATTGAACTTATTGAACGCATTCTCAATATCGTCAGGAAAATACGGACTAATAGCCTGCCTCAGGGTACGAGAAGATCCACTGACCAGATAGTAACCAATGACGTTTGCATTGGTACGATCCTCAAGGTTCTTGAGGAGAATCTTGGTAAGTTCTTCACCACCATGCATAGAACAGGTATACTCAGCCTTGGTCACCTTGTCGCGAACCACAAGAACCTTATTACCCCAACGGGCATATTCCTTGTCATTGATCTCGGGACTATAGGAATTCTCACCATCGGTAAGGATGATCGTATTGACGATCTGCAGCTTGTTACGCTTGCGGAAAGCATTCACGATGCTCGGAAGGCAAAGCAACGCACCATCAAGCGGAGTTCCATTGAGATGGAAGTACCCCATGGGACGAGTATTGCGATTACCCGGCCTGAAGTTTTCTCCAAGAGCGAGAAGATTGCCCATGGCATCATTGAGTTCCTTCGGCTTCATGGTAGAGGACAGAAGCTGAAGAAGCGAGAGTCCATAGGTGATCATCATATCGCCATTATCATACTTGAAATTACTTGCCCCTTCAGGATGCGGGTGATAACCATCGCTGAATGCAAACACCTCAAACGGAATCTGGACACGACGGCAGAAGAGTGCCATGTTCAGAAGCTGCTCAATGGTGCCCGTAATCTGCTGACCCATGGAACCAGACCAATCCAGAATAAGAACAAGACCATGATTCTTGCCAGTCGGCACATTGGTGATGCGACGGAAGATATCGTCATTGTACTTGTAGGTATGGAGTTTGTTGGTGTTGATCACGCCAGTCTTGGCGATAGACTGACGAGCATACTGCTCAGCAGCCTTACGCATTTCAAACTCCTTCACCATGAAGGAAATGATGGGTGCATTTTCGCTCTTGAACTTGTTGAGCATGGCAAAACGCTCGGCCTCGTTCGGACCACGAAGACCATTCCAGCCTTCCGCTTGAACAACCGTAGACAGGCCGTCGATGCGCCCCTCGCCAGTCTTACCATTTCCATAATGGATCTGCTTGTAAGGCACAATCCAATTATGACCATCAATCTCGGGAATGTTGCAGTAAAGGTAACCGCGAACCGCACCAGAGAGCAGCTTGTCCTTCTGGTTTTCCCAAGACTCCTGAGTCTCGGAAGTCGGATTGTTTTCCGAAGTGCCTACATCATCAATCGGCTCATCCTCAGAGTCAGAGGCATCCTCAGAATCTGAGTCCTCATCATCGGACCCATCCTCACCATCTTCAGCCTCGGACTTGGACATGGACTCGTCGTCCTCATCGTCCCGATCGGAAGGAGAACCAGTCTCGTCGTCAGACTCATCCTCCTCGTCATTTTCGTCAGAAGACTCGCTCTCCATGTAATAGTTTCCGTCGTCATCCGGATACATGTCATAGTCTTCGTCCTGATCGCCGTCCTGATCAGGCTGGTCTTCCTTATGATCCTTGGCATATTGATAGAGCGCCTTGGCTGCGGCGACAACGTCCTCAAAGGATTCGCTGTTGTCAACCATGCGAACCAACTCCATCTCCTTGGGAGAGAAGTCAATGATCGCAGCCGAACCCAGCTTGAAGTACAGATTGACGCGGTCAATCAGCTTGTACGTCTTCAGGTCACGACCAATCGTGCCAAAGAAGTTCCGATCCAACAGCTGCTTGTAGCCGAGAGAGAAGGAACGACGCATACCAGGATAACGACGACGCACCATCTTTTCAATGCGAGCATCCTCAACCACATTGAGGAACATCTTGGCGCCATGCATGTTGTTGGCGTCAATCGCCTTGATTGCGGAAAGAATGGCATCGACACCCGCTGGAGTATCCAGCGCATGTCCAACCTCGTGACCAACCAGCGTATCATAGATATCGCCAGTCATGTCAGTCCAGATTGGAAGCGTCAGAACACGATTATTCGTGTCGAAGGACGCTGTACGAACTGCACGATGCTCGACCGTGAGGTTCTCGTTGGCCATGAGACGCGCAAGCTGTGACTTGGCTTCCCGGTGAATGGTGGGTGTCTTTTTCTCGATCATGTGGTCAGTATACTCTGATCGTTTCTTGGAAACAAGGACAATCTTTGTTTTCCCAATGCATAGCAGCTATGCATCTACCACATATGTATATTGGAATTCCCAATCAGTTCTTGATTGCAATGAATCCAGTAAACGCAAAGTTTTGCCAGAACGAATCAATTGAATTGGGATTGAATCCAGCAATCTCACACATTTCAATCAATTCCTGACGACTATTGGACTTCAACATGGAACGCAGTTTCTTTTCCTTCGTCATGATATCGTCATAGGTGAAACTGAGTTTCTTGAAATCATAGTAGGTGAATGTACGCATCTCATGAATCATCGGATTGTTGCCAATCGTCTTCTCGGCAAAGATGAACGCCCCACCGGGAATCAAACAGTTATAGATTTGATTGATGACATCCTGACGATCTTGTCTGGGCATGAACTGAAGAGTGAAAATAGAAGTGATCAAAGATGTATTGACAGCAAAACTTACATCACGCACATCATTCCGAATGAACTCCAAATTACTCTGAACATTCTCATCAAAGAACTTGAAGAAATCTTCTTCAATCTCAATTCCTACATAATTGGCACGAGGTGCAATTTTCTCGTTCTGACCAATCATTGCACGAAGCATCTTGCCAGTTGAACAGCCGATATCATAGACGACAGTATCGTTCTCTACAAAATACTGCGAGAGATTGATGACATCACCAATCAAGTCGTTGTATCCGCGAATGGACTGGCTAATGTGATTGTCAAAACCCTCTTCGCGCTGGGCAAATGTAAATTTTTGTGTCATCTATTTCTCCAATCCTTGCAAATATCCATGATGCGTTTTCTATTACGATAGTTGATCGTCTTGTCAGGTATTATAACAGATTCAAACAGTTTGTCAACACCTGAGCCCAATTGCAGATTGATGTGTTTCTTTACGGCACCAAATCTAGAAAATTCATCAAATGCTTCTACTACATGGTGTTTCTGAAATGGCTGATTCAATTCATACCAGTCTTTGGTCCAAAAAAACTGTTTTACTGGCTCGGTTAGATATGGTGTGATAAAGATCTTGTTGTGCATATCAGCAATCCTCTTGTGCCAAAGATAGCCAGCACAGTGATCAAGCAGAAAATAATCTTCACGAAATTCGTTGAACTTTTCCATCGTATGCTTGTAGTGTAGATTGGCTTTCTTGGATACGCCATAGTAACCATCGGCAGCCCATCCACTAAGCACTTCTTTCTCTTCTATTTGCGGATAGACATATAGAAAAGGAAAGCAGCATTCATAGTGTGTCTTCTTCTGACAATCTACTTCACGACGAAGGCGAATGAAATCCCGTATAACATTGTCAACAGGAATTTCAATCGTCTTGCACGACCAACCCATGATCTTACTTATTTCTTGTGCTTTACTTGCATCATATGTCGGCTGGTCTTTTAGATGAAACGTGTATGCAGTAATCTTCTTACCAACACGATGTGCTGCTAATGCCACAGAAATGCTATCAACGCCGCCAGACAAAAGTACAGCGACGTTGATATCGTTTGATGCTTTTTCTATTTCTTCACTTAGTAACTTGGCTATCATTATATGGCTTCAAAACATTTTCATAGATGCTACCTGCAAGAGCAGCCATCATCTTTGGTGCAACCATGCGTCCAATTCTCTCAGCCTGTTGATCAAACGTGCCTGTAAGAACAAAGTCTTCGGGTAGACTCATGATACGCTTCAATTCCTTGATCGTGAACTTTCTATTCTCGGCATAGTGAAACACGCCAGATACGGACTTCTGTTGTCCGCGCTGAGTCAAAGTTGGAGACGGAAGATCTGGACATGGGCGAATCATGTTGAAGCATGATGCCTTGGGATTCCAATCGCGAAATTCCTTGTCCGATGGCTTTGTATGTCTTGTTGGATTGAAAGGTAGTTTCGTGATCCAATCTTTTTGAAAGCCATTTTGCACATAGTCATAGAGTTCCTGCAATTCGTTCGGATCATTCTCTATGTCTTCAATTGCCTCGCGCAAAGATATGTGCTTTGCATATGTTGCATTAGGAAAAACAGTAGAGTGAATATTGAGGAAGTTCAAGCCAATTGCATCACATACATCTTCGCGTATGCAGACAAATAGAGTACGCTCTCTTGCTTGTGGCACACCAAAATCTGCTGCATTCAATACCTGATATGTAACTTGATATCCAATCTTTTCAAACGAATTGACAAACTCATATAGTTTGCTTTTGGCTTCACCAAACGTGATGCCTTTGACGTTCTCGGCAACGATTACCTTTGGCTTGATCTCTTTTGCGATACGAATGAATTCCAAAAATAGATCTTCAATGGCTTCTACGGTCTTGCCATCAGAGTACTTCTTGATACCTTCTTGAACAAGAAGTTCGCCTTCTTCAATGATATTACCATCATCGTCAAAGTATGACTTGCGTGTATCTGTGACATGTCCAGCCCAACCCTTCTCGCGCTTACCTGCAACAGAGAATGCTGAACACGGTGGAGATCCATCAAGAATATCAAGTTCGCCAGGCTTGAGTCCAGCTGTATCAAGAAAGTCTTTTGCAGTCAATTTCTTGATGTCGCCGGGTATGATCTTGGTGTCAGGAAAGTTCGTTGAGTATGTCTTGATTGCTTCTTCAACGAATTCATTGATTGCGATGATATTACCACCAGCAAGACGATATCCAGTAGAAGAGCCACCGCCGCCAGCAAACGTGGAAATCACATTGAACAATTTACGAGCGGAAGACTTCTTTACATCATCAACGGTATATTTTTGGTACATCACGATATCCTATGATAAAAAACAATCATAACATGATTTAGTCTGTTTGTCTAGAACTATCTATTACTCTATTCCAATAGTTCTCATCATCTTCCACTTTTCTGGCTATGGAATATAGTTTTTGAACATAGTCGATATGTGGATCTTCACCGTAGACATTGATGAGTCTATCTCTCAACCAAAAAAGAAACTCACTATCTTTCATGTCATGCTTCTCCCAGTATCTCCAATCACTTTCTAGCATCTCTGGTCATCTTTATTCTCAATTTGCGTTCTTTTTCTCTTGCCATCATAAGAGTTGTCTTACCAACTCTATCCGTAAAACAAATGCCATCAAGATGATCCATCTCATGCTGAATACATCTAGCGGTCAAGCCTACGAACTTAGTTTCATCCCATTTGCCGCTAACATGCTGATACTTGATCTTGATTTCTTGCGGACGAGAAATCTTGAAAAACAATCTTTTGAATGATAAGCATCCTTCAAGATGATCGTCTTCACGCTCTGATTTCTCAATGATCTCTGGATTGAAAAACACTTGCTTGTTCGTGTTATCATATCCAATGACAAATACACGATATGGTATTCCAACTTGTGGCGCAGACAATCCAAGACCACTATGCTTGAACATCGTCTCAAACAAAGACGATGAGAGATGAATTGGATCAATAGGGGGATTTGCAAAATCAAATGGCTTGCAGATTTGCTTGAGAACTGGATCAGTTGATTTCACAAGATCATAGATTTCATACGGACGAATCGTTTGCGCCGCCGTATTGATTTTTAGCATACCACCTTCTATCATTTTTTACTTTCCTTTATTTTATATCGGACTTTACGAGAATAGATACAATATCTTTGTTTGCCAAGAATGCTCGCGCACGATATGTTTTTGTGTATGTTGCAACATCGTTTTGTTTCGTAAACAAAACAAGATCGTCTTTCAAGATCAAATTGGCAATCTCAAGTGCCATTTTTTCCTTGATGTATTGTTCATAACGCTTTTCATCTTTTGTTATATCTTCAAATTCAGTAACCTTGTGCGTAACAGTAATCATCTTTGTGTCGACAGTCAAAGACTCAAACCGATCATTGCCTTTAGCAAAGTCTTGATAAGTTTGAAGTGTCGCCCGGGGCGAAGTCCAATCAATATTTGATGTCATTTCATTATCCTTGAGAAGTTATTTACCTTTTCAAATCTAACAACTGATCTAAACTTGTCAAAAAGAATATCACCCTTGTGTGAGATCACAAATACATTCGTATCCGTGCTTATGGAATTCAAGATCTTTAGAAGTTCTTCCGTACCATTTGAATCCAGAGAACTATCAAAGATCTCGTCCAACACAAGAAGATTGGTGCTAACACTATTCTTCATCTTTGCTATCGCGCGCCAAGTGAACAATAGCGACAAATCAATCTTCTGCTTCTCGCCTTCAGAAAAATTCTCATAGGAGAATTCGTCACGATGACGACTCTTGATGACTTCCTCAAAGTTCTCATTGATGTTGAAGTTGACAAAGAATTCCATCGAAGCCAAATACTTGTTGATCAGCTTGTTCATGATTGGCAAATATTGCTTGATGATCTTTGTCTTGATGCCACTATCTTTTAGAAGAATGGCAACTTGTTCGTGATGATGCTTGTCATTCACGATCTTCTTTTCTTCTTCATCAAGTTCCAACAACTTGTTTTCCAAGTTCTTCAAGTCATCCGTGTGCGTAGTATCAATCGTTCTATTGGTTTCAATGTTTTCCTTGTCCTTGACAAGACGATCAATATAACCACGAACAGCAGTTATGGTTGCAGTTTTCTTGTGCATTTCCGACGACTTGTCAACTATCTTCTTTGCAATCTTCTTTATCTCGTCAATCCTATCATTGACCTTCTTCATTTCCTTGTCAATATCGCCGAGACCTCTTTTGTACTCCAGAATCTTCTCGTCATACGACTTGATTTGTTCGGCCTTGAAGTCTTCTTCAATTGATTGACGACATGTTGGACAATTATCATTTTCATGATAGAAATCAATATCGGTTTGAGTCTTTGAGATATTGTAGTTGATCTTGACCGATAGATCATTTAGTTTGGACAACTTGTTGTTTGTCTTTCTCTCGTCAGAGATTGACTTGCTCAATTCTTCAATCTCAGCCTGAAGATCATTGTATTCAGTTGTCAATGTTGTTATTTGAACATTGCTATTTGCAATATCACGATTGATCTTTTCAATCTGAATAACATTTGTATTGTCCAATTCTTCAATCAACTTCTTGGTCGATTCAATCTTCACCTTAGTCAATTCACGACGATGTGAGACATCATTCATCATGTCCTTGAGTGCAACAAGTTTCTGCTTGAGCACAGCATTCATGGACGAAAAGATTTGAATATCCAAAAGATCTTCAATGATTGCACGACGATCAGATGCAGACAACTGCATGAATGGCACGAATGTAGATGAGCCAAGAACAACGATCTGCGTGAACGATTTGAAATTCATCTTGAGAATGAACTTCTCCAGGTGTTCTTGGTAGTCTCTGGATGAAGCATCCTGATTGACAAGTTGATCGTCGCAATAGATTTCAAATTTCCCCGGCTTTATGCCACGAACAATCTTGTATGACTTTTTTCCGATCTTGAACTCAATCTCTACAACACAGTCTTTTTCATTGACGCTATTCAATAGCCCTGGTTTGTTGATGCCACGAAATGGCTTACCAAATAGCGCGAAAGTCAACGCATCCAAGAGTGTTGACTTTCCGCTACCGTTGTTACCCACGATCAATGTCGTGGATGACTTGTTGAGTTTTATCTCCGTGAAGTCGTTTCCCGTACTGAGAAAGTTCTTCCAACGGATGGTTTCAAAGAAGATCATACTTTTTCCAAATTTACCGCTTCAAGATACAACTCTCTAAGAATAGACTTGAGTTTGTCCGATGATTCCATTTGAAGACCGTCTACATACTTGTCTAGTATGGTCATCGTATCTTCACCTTCATTTATTATATCGTCATCAGCACCATTTGTCAATTCGGAAAAGTCTTCCACGATGCTTATGTCCAATGGTGCAGCATCAGTCAACTTCTGCATGAATCTCTCAAATAGAAATGGATTGGTCTTGTTTAGCACCAATACTTTCACATATGTTCCAGAATATTGTGAAAAATCAATCGTCTTCAACTTATCAAAGTCCAAATCACTCTTGTCGTCATATGATATCTTGTAGAACATCTGATATGGATTTTCTACAAATGACAACTCTCTGGTGTTTGTATCAAACACATGAAAGCCACGCTTGTCACCATAGTCTGCCCATGTCATTTGATATTGATTTCCGAGATATGTGATATGACCATCTGATGACTTGTGATGAAAATGACCAGACAATACAGTTTCAAACTTGTCGAACACGGAACGACTCATGCCATCATGGCAAATATTACCACGATCCATTTCAAATCCAGCAATCTCCAGATGCCCAAATGCTATCTGTGCTCTACTGGACTTGATATGCTCAACTGTTCTCTGATGATTCTCGACATTGATCCATGGCAATAAACAAATCTCAACACCATCGACAACTATGTCGCGCGGTTCTTTATAAACTTGAATGTATTCATTCTGTTCAAACAATTCTTCAATCGCATTGATGTCGTTCGTGTTCTTGTATGGCACATCGTGATTTCCCACCAAGACATGCAGCTTGAGATCCATGTCTTTCATGCGACCAAAGAACTTGTTTCTCCAGCGATTGAGAATCACATAATTGATGAACTTGCGCCGATCAACGATATCGCCAAGATGAAACACAGTGGTGATATTATTCTCTTTCAAGTATGGAAAGAAAACATTATCCCAAAAACGAAAAAAATAATCATCAAACGCAAGAGAGTCATTTCTTGCGCCTGCATGAGTATCGTTGATGATGGCAATCTTCACTTAGATACTCTCTTGAACGGAGTCACATTTTTATTTGCTTTTGTATATTCAGCATCATACTTGACGATCTTTTCATCAATCAAATCGCGCATTCTGGCAAGACGTTGACGAAACGGTTGACGACGCCACACATCTTGGTTTGAATCCAACATGTTCTTGATCAAGTATTCTATTGATGCTGGTAGTGGCTCCTGTTCAGCCATTGGTATCTCCTTCGTAAAACTTTTCTATTCCTACTTTCTTGGACGACTTTTCTTTCTTTACCTTGCGTGTCTGTTCAAAGTTCTCTATGAACTCTGCCATGTTGTCGTAGATCTCTTGACCTTTGACGATATTAGATTTGAGTTCAGATCCCAATAATTCAAGATCCTCACCAGTAATTTCATCAAATATTCTTGAGTTCTCCAAAGACTTGTATTTCACATACTGTTGTTTCTTCTCTTTAGATATTCTACGAATGAATGCATAATACACTATTTGCGTGAAGTATGCAAAAGGATTCTTTGATTTCTTTGGATCAAAGTTCTCGAAATACATGAGACAATTTTCAATCGCATCGGCTATCATCTCATCACGATACGAATAGTTCGCAAAGTTGGGACGATACGATAGATGTTCCGCAATCTTCATGAAACATTCGCCTATGTAGTTTGGTATGGGCGGTTTGTTTTCCTTATTGCGTTTTGCTCTTCGCACATCTTTCTGGTACTTGACCAGAACTGCTAGGAACTCATTGTTATCTATGTAGTGATTGGATGGGGTTTTTTTCATGACGATTTCTCTTGACTTTCACTTGACAAAGCGGTACATTTGTAATGTTCAGCTCAATGCAATAGTTTTCTATTACTACTCAGTAACTTCATGAGACTTGAATATGCATCGGTTGATGCTTCTTCACCGTCTTCATCTGTTGTATCTGCTGGCTTGATACACTCCTTGTAGAATTCCTTTATTCTAACAGAGGTGCTGCAGATGATGAGCGTTTCTTCCTTATCAATAACAAAGGAAGATACATCCACGAAATCAGATGGTACCCATTCATGAAATGAAAGAGAAATACGTCCAGTCTGATCTGCATATTGACGCACAGCCATAGGATTCTCAAGGGTAACATTCTTTCCCTTTATTGAGGTATTGGAGATGAGATCCGTACCATTCTTTAGTTTTATATAAAGTATTTCCATGGTTATACCTTGAGTTCTATGTTATATAGTTTGTATTCAAAACGCTCTTCATTGTATATTCTAACACGATCCCGGAAATGTTTCAAGGTAAAGTTCTCATGTTTCTTGTATCGTAGATCATCAGCTATATCAAAAAGTACAGCCTTTTTCTTGTTGTCACCAAGTCTCAATCCACGACCAATGGACTGCAGATTGCGAATGCGACTCTTGGATGGTGAGGCAAAGATGATGTTGTGAAGATTGCGAACATTGATACCAGTGGAGAATGTGCCATATGATGCAACTATGATTGCATTGTTTTCCTTTTCAACGATTGCACGAATCTCTTCTCTGGTTTCCGTTTCTGTTCCACCATGGACAAAAAAGACTTTTCTACCTTCAGCTTTTTCTTCAATCAATTTATGCAATCCTTTTCCATGATTGTCAACATATTGGAAAAGAATGAGAGTATTGCCCTCAAGCGATAGAACAAGATTCCGAATGAACTTGTTTCGTGCATCGCTCGTCACGATATATTTCATCTCGTCAATATATTTTGCATCCTTGAGAAGACGAGAGATCTCTTCTGGATATTTTAGGACGAGACACTTGATCTCAAAGTCGGACAGTTGTTTCTTGTCAATAAGTTCTTTTGTGGTTACTGTCTTGCGTACAGGACCAAACAGACCTTCAAGAACAAGTTTGTGCGTCTTTGTTCCATCAAGTGTTCCAGTCATGCCAATGCGTAGAGAAGCATTGTCTAGATTGGTCATGATCGTTGTGAGCGACTTGGCCTTGAAGTTATGTGCTTCGTCTCCGATAACCCATTCATAATTGAAATAGTTTTTTGGCAAAGTATATAGAGATTGCCAAGTAGATATTGTCACAAGTTTATCGGAAGACTTTTCACGACCAGAATAGATTCTATGAATATTATCTTCAACACTCCAACCATTTTTCGTTGAGTAATCTTGGAAATCTGTATATAACTGCTCAACTAGAGATGTCGTAGGAACAATGATCAATCCTTTTTTATCTTGATCTGTCATATGTCGCGTGATAAGATATGCAATAAGTGATTTACCTGATGCTGTTGGAGATATCAACATTTGTCTACGATTACGAATACAATGTGCAAATGCTTCTATTTGATAATCTCTAGCCTCAATATCCTTGTTGCGGCTTTGTATTTGCAAAGACTCAGCATATTCTTTTGCTTCATGCAAAGAGAAAGAAGTTGTTTGAAGAACCTTGTCATCAAAGATAATCTTGTAGTTGCGTTCTTCGGCAAAAGATTGTAGATGCGGTATTAGACCATAATAGAGAGTAGAATCTCTAGTGTCATACATGCGTATCTTGCCGTCCCAGAGACGATTGCGAAACGCTGGAGTAAATTGATATCCTGGAACATAGAATGTGAAGTAGTCAGAAATTTCCCGTGCGACACTACGCTCGCAAGAGATCATTATGTATGCTTCATTCTTTTTTGCAACGATTATTTTCTCAGACACCTTGCGTAAACTTCTGCCATTCTATAGCATTCTTCAAATTGAATGAACGCTGGTGGATTTCCTTGATGATCTTTTCGCAACAGTCAACGAAAAGTTCCGTATATGATAACTTGTTCTTGATCTCAAGAACGTCATCGTCACCATCAATCATGGTGCCAATGTCGGCGCGAAGATACTTTTCACGCATGGGTTCCCAACCAAGTTGCTCAAGTTCTTCTGTGCCATTGAGTTTGCCATCATAATATCTCCATTTCAACTTGGTCAATTTGTTGAGATCAAACTGAAGTTTCTGTTCGCGCATCTTCTGATGCTTATATACTTCTATGTATTTGGCATGTAGAGACGATAGACGAATGGACTCTGTGCCCAACTCGGTGCTATCAATCTGTGAATCTTTCTTCCATGCTTCCATCAAGTCATCAATGTTTCTGATCATAATCCACCATTCTTGGAAATATAGTGACTATACACTATAAATCAAAGAATGTCAACATCAAAATAGTTATATCGGAATGTTGCAGAAGCTGTTAGTGTCATGCTTGCATCCATCGTGTAATCAAATGAGACTGAAGATACCATGGTAGGAAAACAGTCTCTAAATGTTATACGAATATTCGGTGTATTCTTATTTGACATTATCGTCATGATTGCATCTGATACAGTGCCACCATAGTCTTGATTGTCTTTCAATAGACGACGATACTGTTCAAAGTTTTTAGGAAATGTAAGTCCAGTTATCCAGTTGTGCATCTCCAACCACGAACGAAGATCTTCATCTACCATGAAAGTCAAATCCAATGGTTCATATTGAACTTTGTCACCATGTACATATAGATCTACAAATGGAGTGTTTTGCACAATTTCTGACATTGACAAACCAGGTAGATTGAACGTTTGGCAAAAATAAGTCAAGTGTGGCATTCTTGTGAATGTCAACTGAAATTTTGTTGGTTGTAGAAAACTTGTATTTTCTGGTTGCTTGTTTAGTTTTGCCATGTTTTACCTCTACGATATTTATAAACAAAAAGAGGGGGAACCGAAGTTCCCCCTCAAGTTGTAGTCTTGCTTTCTTTTTGTTCTTAGAATTACATCAAGTTTGTAACTCTGAAGATACGATAGTAGTTGTTTGAGCGATTTGAAAGCACGCCCAAACCTGCTGTTGCACCTTCTGCGAACGGATTTGCTACCATTCCGTAACGTGTCTTGAATCCGATACGTGGCTGGAATGTGTCTTGTCCGATTGCACGAACCATCTGTAGTGGAACGTATGGGCAGTAGAACAAGCCAGCGTCATAAGGTGATGTTCCCTTATAACCAACTGTTACAAGTTCTGCTGCATTTGTTGCACCAGATGTCTGACCGTAGTAAGGATCAATGTAGACCTTGATACGGTTGTGTAGAAGACCAGCAAATGTGTTACCTGTGTCGTCTACCTGTAGATCGGCCTGAAGTGCTGGGGTGTACTGTAGAACGCCAGCCATTGCCATTGCAGAAGCAACGTCAGATGAGCATACTACGATGTTACCCTTGCCACGACGAGTTGCACGAGCAATTACGTTTGCTTCGCGTTCGATCTGGAAGATAAGACCCTTGAACTTTTCAACTGACCAACGACCATTTGAGTCGGTATCCAAGTCAAATGTACCGGCAGTTGTTGTACCTGAAGAGCAGCCCAACTTTGCTGTTGCATAGATTGTGCGGATAACTTCACGGTTGATTTCTGCTAGAATTTCTGTTGACAGAATGTTTGCAAGTTCTGTCTCAGCATCAAGACCATGAATTGCCTTCAAGTCTTGTGCAAGTTCTAGAGTGTATTCTGCCTTCAATGCACGCTCACGAGCAGTTACTGTAACTTTCTCGATTGAGAATGCCATTTCAGCAAATAGATTTGTACCAGAGTCACCTAGTGCTTCACCCTGGGCTGTTGTCATACCGTTACCTGTGTTGGCAAGAGTATAGTCAACATAACCTTCGCCACCAGAAGACTGATGATTCTGAGATGCACCATTTGCACCAAGTTTGTTAGCAGCAGAGAACTTGGTATTTGCTTCTGTGAACAGGGCTTCTGTACCAGTCTGTGAATCGTACTTTGCGCGCATTGCGAAAATCAAGCCTGTTGGGCCTGTCATTGGCTGAACGCCGCAGATATCGTATGCGATCAAGTTTGGAAGCGCACGACGAACCAATGAGATTAGGATTGGATCGTAGTTGCTGATTGATGCGCCGGTTGCGTTTGTTGGTGCTGATTCTGCTAGGAAACTACGATCACCACCCATGAATGCTGCCTGCTGAGCAGAAGCAATCTGTTGGTTCTCAAGTACCATAGCCGTAACAGCTCTCTTATACGGATCGGCAATCTTTGGGAGATCTGGATGTTCCAGAACTGGACCCCACTTTTGTACTAATTGTTCAGTAAGTTGCATTTAAGTTAACTCCTTTAAAAAATTTATTTTACTATTGTGCGACTGATTGACTTAACATATGCTTCCATTACTGGGTCAGCAATCTTGTTAGCCTTTGCTTCTTCAAGACTCGTTCTCTGTGTCTCTTCCACAACATCAGTTTCTTCATCAAGTCTTTCGTTGTTTGACTTTGCTGGAGACTTTGTTGGGAAATAATTTTCGCGAAGAGTCAAGAGACTTTGTGTGTAGTCTTCAACTGTTGAGAATTCAACACCTTCAGACAATGACTTCATCTTCTCAACTTGAGTTGATGTTAGTCCTTCACAAATATCATGGAATGCTTCTCTCTTTGCGTATTCGATGATTAGTTTTCTCATCTCAACTGCAGAAGAGATCTGTTCATTCAATTTGCTTTCAAGTTCAACGACCTTTGAGGTCATTTCCTCAACTACATCAACTTTCTCTTCTGGAATGTCAATGTAGTGTTCAACGAATAGGTTGCGGAGACCAGCAATGAAGTCTTCGGTCAACTCTGAACGTAGACCAGACTCTACTGCCAATTCGTTTTCCTTAACCCATTCTTCAACGACATAATTTAGATAGTCGTCAACCTTTGTTGTTAGTTCTTCCTTGAGTTCTTCTGTTACTTGCTCAAGGATTTCAGCATACTGTTCCTGGATCTTCTCTTCAAGAGAATTGACTCTTGCAGTTACAGCAGCTTCAAAAATGGTTGCAGCCTTGTTCATGAAATCTTCGGAAAGATTTTCGCCGTGGAAAAGAGCGTCAAGATCTTCTTTCATGGCCTTCTTGTCGTCTTCATCGTCTTCTTTCTCGTCTTCGTCTTTTTCAGACTTCTCTTCTTCCTCGTCTTCGTCTTTCTCTTCATTTTTCATGTGATATGTTTCTTTTTTCATATCATCAGATTCTTCATTATGCATTTTCTTTTCTTCCTCATCGTCTTCTTCATTGACTTGAGGTGGAGCCTTCTGCATTGGCTCAGCTGGAGCTGGCTTTGCTCCTGGAGGAGTTGCTGTTGGAGCAGCAGCGGTAGCCTTTGATACGCCGGCTTCGTCAGCTGATGCAATAGCAGGCTGAATTGTTTGTGGTGAACCTTCTTGACCAGGTGTGGCTACAGCTGGTGTAGCACCGGCTTGACCGAAAGCCTCGCCACCCTTTGACATTGGTTTTAGAGAAGCCATGTTGCCTGAAAGAATTGCGGCAGCTGCTTCTGCTAGATTTTTCTTTGCCATTTTGTTTTTGCTCCTTTATATTAGACTATTTATATATTTTAGAGTTTTGAGAGAAAATTTTTGAATAGGCGAAGTTTGACATCTTCCATGTCTCTTCTATTAGCCTCATTCAAAGCCTTTTTTGCATGATCGTAGTCAACTTCTTTCCATTGACCATTTTCAATAATCCATTCTTTGCCTTCCATGATACCTCTAACAAAAGCATCAGGTGCAGAAGGATCTGCAACTATGTCTGCCGCTGTAGCCAAATAAAAATCATCCTGTACGAGATTTACACCATTCTTAGGCTTTAGCGATCCCAGTCCTCTAGAAGATACGCCCAATCTGGCGCCCTCATCAATTAGATTCTTCACAATCTTTCCATAAGGAGTATCCAAAATCTTGGCTTTACCCACATAATTTGTGCCTTCTTGTTTCAAATCCTTGATCATGTGTGATACACGATCAAGATTGATTGTTGGTGTATCTGGATGACCCAGTTCACCAAATGCACGATTTTGCATGATATAGTTTGTAGTATAACGAGATACTTCTCTTTGTAGGATATCCATTGGATATACTCTACCATTACGATTTTGACGCTCGGCTTGCAAGAAAACACCTTCAATGAAGTGTTCTTTATTTCCTGCAGGACCTTCTTCAGTCAAATAACGAACTTCTTCTACGACTTCTTTTATGAGTTTCATAGTCCCATACCTGTTCTTTTTCTCATAGTCATTTTTCTATTTCTTCGTATTCTGGCAAGAATACTTTTTCTTTTTCTTTCGGCCTTTAGTCTTGCGCGACGACGACGAAGTCTTTCGCCGGCAGACATGCGAACTGGTCTACCATCTGGCCCCATCTTGTAGCCTTTGCCTTTCAAACCAGAACCAAGAACTTTTTTGCGACGTTGTACAACAATTTTTCCATTTTTTCTACGCAAACGCGCTTTTACAATTCTAATTCTTGTTCCTTCATCAAGATTTTCTTCATCAATTGATTCTAGTGCTTCAGCAAGTTCAGCTACACCATACTTTGCAGCAACAATCTTCTTTGCCTCTGAAAGTTTGTCTTTCAAAATTTCAACAAATGATTCTGAAAGACTTTCATTTGCGCTATTAAAGTCATCTAGTATGATAGATTCTATTATTTTTTTAGTTGATGACATTTATTTAGTCCCTATCAAAGGTTGAATAGTCTTCAGAATGTTTTCTAAAATCAGCAACAATTGTATAAGAGCAACCTGTAGCAGCAAAATTTACAGTTTGCAATCCTACATTTCCATTTGAACCAGCACCAGATGCGTTGTTCAATATTATGATGCCATCACCACCTTCAGCAAAATCCATTTGACCTTGACCAGACAAAGTTACCAAAGTTTGATTTGGTGTACCGGTCCAATAAAGTTCAACGTAACCATTTCCTGCTTGACCTGCTACAACATCATAGATAACTTTTTTCAATGATAATCTATATGCTGTTTTACGATCCGTGCCACTGCCAAGAAGTTGATTGTTTGCATTCAATGAAAAATTCAACGCACCCGCATCAATTTTTAATACAGCAGATTCAGCAGTATTACCTGTCCACTTGTATACAACTCTTCTTTCAGAATCCACAAGTTTCTGTGATGTATTTGCCATCTTTACATTCCATCCGTATGTGCGCCATGTGCAAATGCTGCAACTTTGGCAAAGTTATTTTGATCTTTATTAATCATTCTTTCAATCTTGTAGCGATTGGTCAAATTTACTTTGTTGTAAACATTGATGATTGCTTGTGCAGTCATGACATCAACTTTTTGTTGACCGCCGTTATCAAATGTCAACATTCCAGGATTACCTTTTTGAACTATATCTTGAAGAGCAGGCATGTTGCCTCTACGATCTTGTTTTGCTTCATGCACTTGAACAATGCCTTTATTTCCGTGCATCATGTCAGAATAAGGTATTGTTACATACTGATGAATCTTATCTGCATAATATAAAGCAACTTTTCTTCCGTCCGGAAAAACGCGAATAGCCTTGCGTTTCAACATAATGATGTTTGGGGGATCTGACTTGAAAGAAAGATCTTCCATGACTATAGAATCATCAATATTTGATTGCTCGGTTTCAGAAAAAAATTTGCTTAGTGTCTTCATTTCTTATAGTCTTCTATCTTAATTATTATGCGGAATTCCTGCGCGATATTTATTTAATTGATGAATATTATTTTTTGGCATGTGTATAACGTTGCTACGCGGATCTCCAACAAAATGTCTTCTCAATTTTGAACCAACATCAACATGATAATTGTGATCATCAGATCCTACAATTTTACCAGTGTCGTTCAAATCTTGATGAATTTTTACATTGTCACCTATCTTAAAGCCTTCATTTATCTTTTTTTTTTCTTCAAAGAATGTTTTACCAATCATTGCTTTCTTGCTTTCAAGAACATTTACTGCTTTGGCAGAAACTGCTTTGGAAAGATCTTCTTTTAGACTTTCAAACTTGTCATTGACAATATTTTCTACGATTGTTCTTACAACTGCATTGCTCATAGAACATTTCTCCGATCTTTGATTATTCTTAGTATATTATTTAGATTGGTTTTATTCTCAACTTTCAATTGCTGAGATGCCGCATCATCCAATGGAGAGACTCCTGGAGATGTCGTGTTTTGAAATGCTGTGTCTACATCAAGCTGCTGTTGTTGACCATCTTGTTGTGGTGCAATAGGATTGTTTGGATCAGCTTGTTGTTGCTGTTGTGCTTGAGGATCTTGTGGCGTAGCTGCTTGTGCTAATTCGGCTTGTTTCTGCGCCATTACCATCATTTCTTCTTGTTCTTCTTCAATTTGCTTCTTGATTTCAGCAATTTCATCATCTGTTTGATTGAGAATGTTCTTGCGAGCCCATTCAATCGAGAAGTATTTGCCAATGTATGGATCTGCCAATTGTAGAACCGTGATACGATTCTGGATAAGTTCTGCCTTCTTCAACTCATCGAAGTTGTTATCCGTAATGAAATCATAATAGATGTTTTCTTTAAAGTCTTCCCACTCCTCAACTGTGCAAATACCTTTTAGTGACAATTGAACACGGAGTGCTTCGTCAAATAGTGTGGAAAACTTGTTACGAAGCCTAAACACAAACTTTGAGAATTTCAATTCATCTCTAGTAATTTCCGATGTGCGGCCAATTGAGAAGCCCTGTTGCATCTCAAGACGAGAAATAGGAATGCTTAATGACTTGTATAGTTTGCGTTCAAAGTACTTGACATCTTCCATTTCACCAAGATTCTGTCCGCCTGGAAGAGTTTGGATCTCGGTACCTTTGCCACCCTCACGGCGGGGTAGCCAAAAGTCTTCAAGCATTGATAGATGCTTGCGATCATCTCTGATTTCACCTGTGCTTGAATCATACACAAGTTTGTTACGATACTTGACCATCAAGTCACGAAGATATTGCTCAGCCTTGACCTTTGGTAGATTACCAACGTCGATGTAGAATACACGACGTTCTGGTGCTCTTGATAGACGATAGATGACTGTAGCATCTTCAACCATACGAAGCTGATTCAATGGCTTGATTGCCTTGTGTAAGTATGATAGAACCATTGCACGACGAGAATCCATCAATCCAGAATTCACATTGATGACAGAGTCTGGAGCAATTCTCATGCCCAAGTTTGAGTGTGCGCCAATGATACCGCGTTCATTGTAGAGATAATACTCTCTTACTGTCTTGATAATATCTGCAGCAGTTGCTGCATCTTTTGTCTTTTGAATTTCACGCACTTTACGAATGCGTCTTGGATCAATATAACGGAGTTCCTTGATACCATCTCTTGGTCTAGATTCATCAATGATCACATGATAGAACATTCTTCCGTCAATGTACCAACGACGAAATAGTTCTGAACCCATGTTACCAAAGTTCAACATCTTGAGAACGTTTGAAAATTCTTCGCGAATCTTTTTCTTGATTGAATCTGGTTGCTTGAGATCATCAAGATTGATTGTTAGTGGTTGAGTGTGTCCTTGCATGACAATGGCTTCATTGACAATATCGTCAATTGCAGTCTCCAGTTCAGGCTGCATTGCCATTTCACGATAACGTGTAATGAGTTCTATTTCGTTACGAACAACACCTTCCAAATCAACGTAGGTGCCAAAATACGCTCCGGTCTGAAGCGTAACGGCACCATCGTCGTTTTGAGGAAGGGCAAAGGACTTTTCTGTTATATTCTTGGCGTCCTGTTGCCCTTCCTGCTTCTTGGTTTTTTCGTTCGTTATCTGGAATCCAAATAACTTCCAATTAGCCATTTACTTTTCCCTTCAAAAATATCATGATATAAAACTTTTTATTATATCTTAGCCAAAAACCGAAGATCTTCTATCTGTAGTATTTGACAACCAATACTGATATTGGAATGTTACTGCGTATTCTTCAATCGCATCATTTGCACCCCAATCAAGATCAATTGGAGCAAGATCAATCGGAAACATACCAACAAACTGATAATCTTTTATTCTACTTCCAGTTTTTCCATACTGTTTGACAGTAGCATCACTGGTGTAAGAAGTTGCCGATGCAAAAGAACCATTTCTTCTATTTCCAAAATGACTATTGATTCCATTCATCCACAATTCAAATGCATTTTTGATAGCAAAATCTTCATCATTTATGATTGTTACGGTCCAGTCAGCAAATACGCGATTACCTGCAAGTTTTACTTCTCTTCCGAAGTATGGAACTACTACAGATCCAATACTTGATCCTGGTAGTTGTGCAGATCTACACATGAAAGTAAATTTTCTTGATGCAATCGCGCCATTTGTAACGACATTAGTAGGAAAATTCATCGTAACTTCAAATAGATTTGGTCTAGCACCATCTCTAGTTAGCGTTGAACGAAAATCCGTGATATTAAAAGCCATCTAAGATACTCCTATCTTTTATCTATTTAGATTAGAATCTTCCAACAATTTCGTCAAATGAAACACCAGTTCTTACAGCAACAAAGTTCAACTGAATAAAGTTGATTGAACGTGCTGGTTTAATATAGATGTCACCTACAAACTCGTTGCGATCAATTATTTCTGGAGTATTGTTTGTTTCGTCACAGACAACTCTATAGTCAAAGATTCCGCGACGACCTTGAACGTCACGAAGATATGGATCTACTAGAGATACAAACTGTGAACGTGTAAATTCGTCATTGAACTCAAACAGTGAATACTTTGCTGCAGTTGCAATTGCCTTTTCAAGTACAATGAATAGACGACGAACATTGATGCGGTCAAACGCGCTAGGTTTTGTCAACATTGTTTTATCGCCAAACAATACAGTACCTTCACCAGGGAAGGACACAACAGGATTTACTCCAACCTTGTAGAGATCATCTCTATTTGTCTTATTTGGATTCCAAGACAACTTGACAACATTTTTAATTTGTCCTCTATTCAATCCTGCAGGAGAGAACCATGGATCATTTGTATTGTCTGTGCGAACACATAGACCTGCAATATCTCCATTTAGAGGAACATAACGATACGTGTTATTATACTTGTCAAACATATATTTCCATGCAGAATCAAATACTGCATAAGAACTTGAGCGATTAATGTTTGTATTCTTTTGCGTTGTTATCGCTGTTACTTCGTTACCTGGATTATTAACAACGTTTGCTGAGGCTGGAGAAATGAAAGCAACGCAATCTTTTCTATATTCAGCAACATTATCGATAATGTATTGTGCTAGAGTTCCGCTTGCATCTCCGGTAACAAGTAAGGAAACATCAACTTCATCAGCATTTCTTAGTTTACCCCAAGCAGTTTGCTTGTCTGCATCAGTCGCTGCTGTATATGCACCGCCAGAAAGCGTTGTTCCGTTTGCAACAGCTGGACTCATTCCACCAACACCAACATACGTTACACCGTTCGCTGTAGCAACACCCCAGTTTGATGTGTTAGCTGGATGTGCAAGCCAACGAATCCAATTTGAACGTGTGGCAAGAACATCAACGTAGAAGTTTGGTGAACCATCAGAATTCTTTGCATCAGATGCTACTGATAGATTTGGAAATGTTTCTAGAACTGCTCCGGCAGCATTTGTTCCCGCTGGTGTACCACCTTGGGCAATCGTTCCTGTAGCATCAATCACCGCAATATGAATTTCGTCATTTGATGCACCACGAGAACTTGCATATAGAGATGTTCCTGGAGCATCATCAAAGAATGATGCGTAAGCCCATGAGGAGAACACAGCAGCGTTTCCTGCTGAAACATATGCAACTTTAATTGAGTTTCCTAGCGTACCAGGATGTTTAGCTGCAACACCCAAGAAATTAGTGCTTGCCCAACCACTATTTGCAGTTACGGAAGTTCTATAATTGTTGAACCAAGAATCGTTATTTTCGATCAATAGTCCAGTTCCATTTGCAGTTGCATTCTTAGAACTTGTATTGATTGCACGAACAAGTTTCAAATTGTTTCCGTAAGCCAAGAAACTTGCTGCAGTCATGAATGGAATAAATGTCGTATTGTCTGGCTTGCCAAAAATAGCAGCAAGAGTGTTTTCGCTATCTACAGTAACTACCGTATTTGCTGGACCCCAAGGAAAATCGCCTACGAAGCCACCGTTTGTAGTAGAAACGGCAGGAATGACGGTTGTTAGATCAATTTCAGTAGTAACTACGCCCGGACTCAATTGAAATGGCATTGTTTACTCCTTTCAGAAGTAGAGAATTTTGATACTTATATGATAATATTTATAGAAAAGCAGTTTTTCAAAAACGACTTCTCCAGTCATAATCATAACTATCCAATGGCGCTTTCAATTTTCTTTCCTCAAGCCACTGTCTTTCTATATCGACCACTTCCATATCTCTATCATTTATACCATCATCAATGACCCCAAAGGGCACCAAATCTTCTTGAGCAATGTTCAATTGCTCTCTTTGTAGCACAGATCGTATATCCCCATTCAATGATTCCCTAAAGTTTCTCTGTGCAATGAACCATGCAAATAGAACAAGTGTCATGGCTAGATCATCATGACTACCCTCTTCGGCAGCAAACGATTCACGGGAAGCAACAAAAGTCATCAATTCCATGATCGTATCAGCGTCATTTATTAGTAACTTATCGCTCTCGACAAGAGTTTTCAAGTTTGAACACCCAATTCGTTTTGTAGCCACAGATGTCTTGACACCAAACTGAATCTTTTTTGTGTGTCCGTAAGACATCTGCTGACCCTGGCGCGGTTTTATCTGTATCTTGACTAGATTTTCGTATTCAAGTTCATGATGTAGAATGTCAGCTATCTGTTGACCAATGTCATTGATTTCAACCAAAATGTAAGCATTGTTATAAGCCGTAGCTGCATTGAATATTAGTGTAGGATAAAGAAGAGGTGATATATCTTTATCGCGATACTTTGCAACTTGTTTATAGGGTATGCTTGTCACATCCATAATTGAAAATGCCGAATAATCAAGACCCTGTCCACGAGAAACGTCAACAGTCACGACATATGTGTGGTCTTTTTGTGGCTCTTCAAGAATGTCAAGTTTATTGTCTTGACGAATTGGGTTATTGAATACAAGTGTTTTGAGTTTAGCACCAGAGATCAATGTGTGAGACGAACCAACAAATTCTGTTTCAAACTCAACTCGGAATTGATCAAGCGACGTATTGCGTATCGTTTCTTCTTTCCATCTCTCGTCACGACCGGGAACTTGTGACCAATGAACTTCAATAGGCACATAATTGCTTCTCTTATTCGTTGCATCAGACCACATGCGATAGAAATGATTCAAACCGTTTGGTGTAGAAACGACAAGAACCTGTGATGTCTTACCAGAAGAAATTGTAGGATAAACCGAATTGAAGAACTGGTCTGCCTGATTGTTTGGCACGAATGCATATTCGTCAAGGAACAGGATATTATATGAACCACCACGAACTGCACTTGATGATGTTGCAGCTGCAAGAACCTTGGACCCGTTCTCTAGTTCAATGTTACCCTTGTTCCAAGTCACGATACCTTGTTGCAACCAAATAGGTAGATTTTCATATGCGAGCTGTAGGCGACTCAATAATTCTCTTGCAGTTGATCCTTTGTTTGCAAGCATCGCAACGCTTGTATTATCGCGAAATAGAATTTGATGTAGGAGATATGCAATGATTGTCGTTGACTTACCAACCTGACGAGGCATCTTACACACGACGAAACGATTCTTGTGAAATGTTTCCAACATGTGTTTTTGAAAGTCCCACATTCTAAATGGAACAAGACCAGTATCTACATTGACGATACGCATGTAGTTCAATGCAAAGTATACGGGATCTTCCGAACACTTTACATATTCCTTGATTTGATCTTGTGTCCACTCAATCTTTACGCCTGCGCGTTTTAGATTGGGATTAGACATGTATGAGGTAATTTCAGCCATCTTGTTCTTTGCTTTGTCTTAGCAGCTTTTGCAATTCTGCAGTTGATCCAACAAATACTGCATTTTGTACATTTACACCAGAAGAAGACTTTGAAGTTTCTTCGTTTAGATCTTTCATTTTCTTTTGTAGATCTATAAGTTCTTTTGTCACTTCTGAAATGTTCTTGATCATACCAGCAACGACTTCGTATGCTCTAGGTGATTCGCTTTGTTTTGCTACAAAGAGTAATTCATCAAGTGCTTCTTCACCTTTACGCATAAGACTACGAATGGTTTGTCGTGTCAAATCATAATCGGTTTGTGCGTCGTTAGTTGGCTCAATAACTGGAACAACTTCTTGACTTGTTTTTGTTATTGGTTCTATATTCAATATTTCACTTAGATTATCATCAATTTTGCTCATTACTGACCTAACGTATTTGGAAATTCTATAATTGTTTCGGTAAAGCCGAAGTCACTATTTACATTTGCAGTCAATGGATCTGGTGTAACTGATCCAATAACAAGTTTGATATTTGAAACATATGAACTTGCAACATTCCATGATGCACCAGAAGATGCTCCAGTTATTTCTACGTTTGACCTAAATGCACCAAGACCATTTTTTGAACCATAAACATCTTTTATATAGAGTTTTCTATTTGACGTATCGTGTTCAATGACCTCAGCTTTTGCATCAGGAAACTGATATGTGCCACCTTGCCATATCAACTCTCCTTCCTTAAACACACTAAATCCACCAGATTGAAGATCAAGAACGTATATTGGTAGTCCACCAGAAGTACCTGAATTGAATGATCCATAGATATTTGTATTTGCTTTTGTGATGATCTTTGAATCTGAAATTGGTCCAAATAGCATTGCTCTTACAGTAAACGTAAGATCAAATATTACCATTCTTGTAGTATCTTCGTCGTGTGAACTTTCATAATCAACAGTATATGCGACCGAATTCAACATGATTGGGACATCTTTTTTGATTCCCATTGTGCTCACAAGATCCAAAGTCAATGTATAATCAGGATTGAAAATAGGAAGTATTTGTTCAACTATTTGCCATCCGTCTTCAATGTTTCTAACATAAATTGACAAACTAAACTCATAGTTGTATGGAACACCCATATATTGAGTTTTTTGCGTTGTACTTGTAGCAGTGGCTATGTTTGTATTGCGTATCAAACTATTTTGTTTTCTTGTCGGATCATATTCAACGCCAATGATTTCAAAAGAAATTCTAGGTAAAGTAACCTGAATATCCTTAGTCAAATTTGGATCACCTTTGATACGATTATAAAATTTTTCCTTTTGTGCATAAACGATTGGAACAAGCATACGTTCAAGTTCAGTTGTTCCTGCTTTGTTATATCTTATCAACTGAATGTCATTGAATAGTGAACCAAATGCAACAACAATCTTGCGTGTTATGCGATGATAGAAATGATTACCGAATACACCTGACATCAAGGTTCTCCGAACGGATTGGTTTCCGTAAAGTCAATGATGCCATTTGCATCTGTTTGTATTTCAAGATTGTTTGTCAATTCATCAGATATGCCATCAAAGTTCTGTCTATCAAACGATGACAATGTAAAGTTTGCATTTGATGTTGCGCCACGAATAGCTGTTGCTGTAGAGAAGATGCCTTTCATGTTTATTAGTTGTAGTGTATTATTGGCAGGAAACCAATTTTTGACAATTGCAGTAACAGAAGACGAAGAAAGATTTGCACCTTGATATACCGTTTCACCTTGTGTAAATGCACCTGTTCCACCAGCAGTCATTGCCATATTTTGTGTATAAGAATATTTACGAGCAATTTCATCAATCTCATTCACACCAGTATTAAATCTTTCATTAGAAAATTTATATAGTTCAAGAGATAGTTCATAATAATAGAATAAAGGTGGACGACGACCTAATGTGTAGAAATTTCTTTCTTCTTCCACATATTTTATTTCAAACATGTTTGAAAGAGCCGGAATATAAACAAGATCTCCTTCACGTGGTCTTGGATAAACAGAAGTTGGTGCATACTTTTCATATACTCGTCTTGCAACAACAACACGCATGGAGTCACGAATTTCAAGACCAAACTTACTAAAGAATTCACCAGGTCCTTCAAATCCAGCAACTGACTGCAAATACATTTCCATAGGATATGCAGCATCATATAATTTTACAGGATCTTCACCGTATATTCCATCTTCATCACTTAAAGATTTTCTTGGAATGTAATAAACGTCAGAACCATACTGCTTGATTGATTCTATTATCAAATCTTCTACAAGAAGCTGTTCGGGTGTAACAACACCAGGATAGTTATGAAAATAATGATTGGTTGCCATCGAGTGCCTTAGCCCAGTATAAACTCTGGTGGAACTTCGTACTTGTCTTGCATCTCTTGTTCTAGTGTAGCAATTTCAGATTCAGCTTCGTCATATATTTGCTGACCATTCAACTGAACACCACCGGGTAATTGAATACCACCAAACTTCTTCAAGTTCAATCCCCATTGACGCTTGATCAATGCGGTTGAGTATCTCTTCAACCAACGATCATTATATACATCATTATATGAATCCGGATCAACAATTCTATATGCTTCTATGATCAAGTATTCATTTGTCTGTATATCCGTTCCCCATTGAAGATCGATATACAATCTATTCTGATGACGATTGAAGCGAATTGGTTGCTCGCCAGAAAATAGCATATCCAACGTGCGAAGATGTTGCTGCGTCAATACATAATTGACATATGATGTTGATGTGAAGTCATATAGTTCGTGTAGGCGAAGCTGATAACGAAGATCAAACATATTGACAGTTGCATTTGTTGATGACAACGGAAATATTCTTGTTACACCTGTAATTAGATCAGACGCGCCATAAATTGTAATAGGAACTGAATTTGCACTTGATGAGAACACGGAGTTCATCACCATTGAACCCTTGTCATTTATTGTAGACACGGTTTTTGTTTCACCGTTGATCGTAAGCTGTGTTACACCTGCGGTAAATTCTGCGGCAAAATTTGTACCCGAACCAGTAACTGTTGCATTTCCAGAAACAACTGTAGCAGCACCAGATGCTTGAGTCATGTCAATATATTGACGATCAACATCCGTTTGAGTTACAAGATGCTTTAGATAGACTTTTTGAATTGCATCGTAGTGATAATCTTGAAAGTATTGTAGTGCATCATCAATACGATCTTCAACTTGATCGTCATCAACATTGATTTCAATGACGGGAAATCCAAGACGACGCTTGCAATAATCTATGAGTGCGGTACGAGAACTTGGTGTTGCCATTTTATTACCTATTCATTGTTTTTTAGTTGCTCTTGTGCTATTTTTACTAATTTGTTTATAATACTTACGGATACTTCATATGGTAATTTAGCCAAAGCACCCAATATCTGGTTTAGTTCTTCTATCGAAAGTTCAATTACAATTTTATTTTTCATTATATTTATTTTAAGAAACTGGTCCGTTTCTTGTTCCTAAAGTAATGTAAATGATATTTGTGTTACCTGTAACAGCAAATCCTGTATCGCCTATGTTACCAGTTGCTCCTGCGGCACCTCCAGGTTTTGCACCGTATGTTGTATTGAATGCGTAACCACCACCGCCATTTGCACCACCAAATCCTGCTTGTGCTGTATTACCACCAGGGCCGCCAGCACCAGCAGCAGGACTTCCGCCTGGAGACGCTGCACCACCTGCACCACCTAGTGATGCCGTTCCGTTTGATCCTGTCGATCCATTTGGTACAAATAAAGAACCTCCGCCAACGCCACCAGTTCCACCAGGAATACCAGCACCGCCACCACCACCGCCACCGCCATAATAGTTATAATATGGCACGCCTTTACTAGGAACCAATAGATATCCCAAAACACCGCCGCCACCGCCACCGCCACCACCAGGACCGCCTGGACCACCGGCACCTCCTGTAATTGTTCCCAAATTATCAACTATAATTTTAACATTATTTGCAGCATCAGCAGTAAAAGCAGATCCGCCTAAATTTCCAATTCCACCAGTACCACCAGATGAACCTGCTGAACCTGGATTAGTAGGATAACCAGATCCACCGCCTCCGGCACCGCCTGTGCCAGCAACTCCAGTTGGTCCCGTTGCTCCAGTTATTGTTGCTCTATTTCTAACAAATATTGAAGTTCCGCCATGCCAACCATTTGCCGTTCTATATGCGGGAACTGTATTTGAATTTCCCGAAACATTTGCAGTAATAAATGAAATTACATTTATTGGAAAATTAGGATGAGGTACTCCTATCGCAGTTCCTGTTGCCGACCTAAGATTATAATTATTTGAAGTTGATGTTATATTCAGTAGTGCATAAGGTCTTGATATTATCGTTACAAACATTGTGGGTTTAACCTCAAGATCTAACGTCTGGTATCATTGCGCCATACATGTTTGTTCCGTCTGAAACAAACGAGAAAAGATCTCTACTATTTGCTGCAGTTGTCAAAGTTGGTTGAACATTTGCAGTAAACTTGTATTGATTTGAAAATGTTAATGTTCGACTACCAACTGAATCTTGTATAACATGAAGAATGTATGTACCAACTCTCAGGTTTGTTGCATTTGCAAGTGTTCTATTTCCGCCTAATGTTACAGTCGCTATTCTGCCTAGGGAACCATCCCATGTTATTGACACACCATCCGTCAAGGTTTGAGATATGTTATTGGCTTTCGCATCAGATATTGATCCAACTACATCAAGACTTGCGGCAGGTGATGATGTTTTTATGCCAACATTACCTGTTGAATCTATTCTAATGTCTTCGGTAGAAGATGTTCCTAAAACTACTACATTTGCCGAAGGTGAATGAATAAATGAAGTATTATTCCAGTATACACCGCTATTTGATGTTGTTAAAAATGTGATGTTTGCAGAAGACATGACAAGATCACCTGTCATGGTGTTGCCTGTCTTTAATACCGCACTAGAAACAGTCAAATAGACTCCATTTGAATTAGGACTATTTGATGTTGATCCGCTACCTCGCGGAAATGTCACAACCCATTGTGAACTATTGCTATCGTTATAATTAATATATAATGCACCATCATTTGAATTCCACCATAATGTGCCGTTTGATGTATTGGCAGGTGCTTCGTCGGATATCAAAATCTTAGGGGTTTTTTCCCATGCTCCGATTGTAGCACTATATGTGAAAGATAAACCGCTCTGAGTAAATCTATCACCGTCTACAGGATTAATAGGGAAATTAATTGCCATGTGTCATTTTTCTTTTTTACTTTGGTTCTAAAACAGGCCAAGATGAATATATCTGTTCAACGGCAGCAATAAACTCTTCTAGATTCGTTGCTGCGTTTAGCGCAGTTTTGTTTGCTTCTGAAGCAGCTCTAACAGCACTTCTATGAGTTGCAATCTTTTCTGGTATTTCAACTCCTGTTTCTTGCTTTCTAATTACATACCAATCAGTTGTTTGTAATATTGCGTATGTAGTAGTATTTACTTGGTTTTTAAAAGTTTCTTTCAATGAATCTAGGTCTTTTGGTACAGGATCACCTTGCATACTAACATAATAAAAGCGATCATCGGGTCTTACAGGATCTGAAACTTCAGTAATACCAATTGCTGATTTTTCTTCCCATGTGGTAAGTCTTAGCCAATTTGCTGGATATTGAATACCATTGTGTATGAAAGGAACATCAACTTGTAGCGGTTTTCCATCTAATACAAACATATTTTACCTTTTTATTTCTTTTTATATTTATAATGAATTGTTTTTATCTTGCTCTTGCATATTTGAATGGTGTCTCAGCAAATGCTGCAAAAAATGTTGTTGTTGATGCTGAATTTATTCCGCCACCAGATGTACTTTTAATTTTAAATCCATTAGATAAAATATCTAAATATGCGAAACTTGTCTCTACAGTAGTGTTATCGGCTTGTAGAGACAATGATATAGGATTTGTTGTACTTCTTACAGCATCAACTAAAACCCAATTTGCCAATGCGTTTGTGCGAAGAAGTAAAAATCTTGGTCTAAATCCACACCAAACAAACGGACCATCTGTACTATTATTTCCAACATATGATCCAAATCTACTAAATCCTGCAACCTCAGACCAAAGATAAGCAACATATCTGGCATTATTGAAATTTACATCAAGATGAGTACCTAGACTAAACGTTGTAGAATTTGCAGTTATATTATTCCAATATGTCGCTCCCGCGGCTGCTGCAGCAGTGCCATTCAACAAAAGATAATTTGTGTTTGCAATGCTGGTGTGCCAAACAGCCCAATTAGTTGTTGTATTTGATGCGCGTTGTTTGACAATTATCATTGATGGTGCAACACCAAGAGAATGACTTACATTTGTGTTTGCCCCAGTTCCCGTATATGTGACAATGTCAAATCCTGATGTAGGACTTTTTTTCCATGCCCACGACACCATAGTTGCTGTGTTTATATTTAATCGTGAAGTTATTCTAGCACCATCAGCTGCAGCATTAATTCCATTATTTTTAATTGTAAATCCATTTGAGTTAAATGAAACAAACTCTTCTTCAATCTTGTCAAATGTAGTAAGATTTGTGTATTGAGAAGAATATCTTGTGGCCGTAGAACTTGCACCAACTAGATTTATTTTTAGATATTGAAGACCTAAGAAATTACCTTCTGAACCAGATCCTATGGCAACCCTCATTGCTGAATTTGTTTTTTCATAATGTGTCTTGACCAAAATACGATTTCCGGATGAGTTTGTTCTATACGCTCTCAAGTTACCATCGGCTTCGCGAGTAAGTACAAACACGTTAGTCGTTGCGACATTTGATGTCAACGAGACAACATTTGCGTACTTTTCTTCAGCTGCTTCAGCCGCTGGTGTACTTGAATGCTGAAATGAAAGTCCAATAGTTGGCGCAGGATCTACACCACCGACCCAATGAGTAGATGTTTGAGAAAACATGCCTAATGCAAAGCGATTACCGGTAGTTCCTATATTTCCCTGATCTTCTTTTCTATAAATTGCAACTATACCCGCAGAATTTGCTGCGTCAATACCTCTTAATTGATATTCAACTTCAAATGGAGTATTTGCATCAATATCAACATCATAATATATGCCAGTTCTTACATTTGTTCCAAGAGATCCGCCACCTCTCACACCAGAATTTGCTGTGTCAATACCCCATTGCCAATTTGCAGTATCACCAGCCCAATTCAATCCTGTATTAGAAATAAATGTATTTGCTGCAGTCAATCCACTAAAACGTGAACTGTCTATTATTACATGATCACCATTCGTTGTTGAATTTCTTCTCTTGAACCAAATAAAATCTGGTGTAAAAGCTGTACCTGTAATACTAACATTTGATGTTGATCCATTACCTGTATATGTGATTACATCAAAATATGTATTGCCTTTTTTGATTGTTGGTGCTAAAAGATTATTTGAATTTAGTGCCACAAATCCTGTTGGTGGGGTATAAACGAAGGGTCTTTGACCAAAATTCCAAGTACCAGAGTCCGATGTATTATAAGCACTTGATGCAAAAAATATGGCTTGACCTGAAACAGAAACACCAGAAAACATTTCATTAGTTCCTGCGGCGGGATTTCCACTAGCAAACCAAGAGCCATTTTTTCCGTACCAAAATTTTCCAGCATCCGCGTCATAGGCTAACATGTGTATATCTCCAGGATCTAAAGTTCCTCCAGAAACATACAATGTTGTAGTACTATTAGTTATTTTATAAAGACTTCCGACGCTTTCCAATATTGACCAGGATAGAGCATCGCCGTTGCCAAGATAACTTATAGTAATACTGGCCGAACCCGACATTAAACCTGACTGAATTCTACTCGGATTACCTTCTGAATTAATTACAAACTCAGCATACCATTTTCCTGTGGTCATACCAATAGACGATCTTATTCTTTCAAAGGAACCACCACTAGAATTTTTTACTTGTAAATTACCATTCGCTGTTGTTATGCTAGTACCTTTATCTACAACGTTTAAAATAGCATAATTCAATGTGGGTGTATCAGTCATTTGATCAGTTGATGCAACACCAGCACTTTGAGTCCAATTGTTTGCATTTCCGCTGGTGTCTACGCCAAAGTTTGAACTATTTGCAAACTCTAGTCTATGACTTGTTCCTGTATAAGTTCCAAGATATTTTTTTGGTCTCCAAACACCAGTTACGGGATCTGTTTCAGCAAAAGAAGACGGCGTCAATGCTTGATTATCAATGAAATGTAAATCAGACATATAGCCATCATAAACACCGCCAGGATTACTCTGATATGTGTAGTTACCATAATATTGAGTGGCTGAAGAAGAATTTATATACTGAACTGTTGTGGTATATGAAGATGTGTTTATATATTCTTGATTGTTTACCCAAGCCACCATATTTGATCCAAGACGATCATACTTCAAAACGATATGATACCAAGCTGATGGATCCCGTAAAACTCCAGTGCTTGTTACGTTTACATAGTAACCAACAGCATTTGTAAATTGATAATACCAAAGTTGATCTGATGAATTTATACCAAAAACAGATTGATAATATGTGCTTCCACCTATTGTTCCAGCTAATAAAGGATAAAAAGTTGCAAAAGGACCACCTCGCTTGATCCAACAACTCCATGTCCATTTATCAAGATTTCCACTTGCAGCCAAACTTCTAGACAAAACACTACTGCCTGGTCTAAAACGCATTGAATATGCTATAGAATAACTCGTTCCACCTGCAAGAAGAGGATGAACACTGCCCGGAATCATTTCATAACCTCAAGTATCATTTATATTACCAACATTCAATAGAACTTGACATACATATGAATTCGTTGTACGCACAGAATATATGATCGCATCAACAGCATTTGCAGTCGTTGTCAATGTTGGTGCTGAATTATCCACAAACTTGTATGCTAGCCCAAACGATAATGTTCTACTACCAGTGCCATCTTGTGCAACATATATCACACCAGATTGACCTATAGTCGTATTTGTTGCATTTGCCAATGTTCTATTACCGCCCAATGTTACTGTAAAGCTGTTATTTGATGCAAAGTCTGGTGTAATCGTTGCGCCATCAGTCAATGTAGTTACGCCGCCAGCAGCAGCGCCTATGATGTCAAATTTTGAGCGAGGAGAAGATACTCCAATACCAAGTCTACCACTAGAATCTAATCTCATATCTTCAGCAAATGCTGTACCAAATACTAACGTATTTGCTAATGGTGAATGTATAAAAGAAGAACCAGTTCCACTCCAATATATTCCAGAATTAGTTGCATCAACAAATGCAATATTGGCACCTGACATGACAAGATTTCCTGTCATGGTATTGCCAACTTTTTTTACAGCAGCATCAGCAGAAATATTAGCTGAGTTTGCTTTATCAAATGAGGATTGTAGAACTAAATTGATTGAAATCCATGCGGATCCATTCCACTCATATTGCAAATCATTGACTGTAAAAACATCTCCGACGTTTGGTGAATTGGGAAAATTGATTGCCATTTTTTTACCTATTATGATCTAACATCTGGTATCATTGCGCCATACATATTTGTTCCATCACAAACAAACGAAAATATATCTACACTATTTGCAGCCGATGTCAAAGTTGGTGTTACGTTTGCAGTAAACTTATATTGTGTTCCAAAAGTCAAAGTGCTATTACCAGTAGTATTTTGTTGTACTTTAAGAACGTATGTGCCCACACGAATATTGGTTGCGTTTGCAAGCGTTCTTGCGCCACCCAATGTTACTATTGCTATTCTACCTAAAGATGCATCCCATGAAATTGATGCGCTATCAGACAATGTTTGTGATAAAACATTTGCTTTTGAATCACTAACTGTACCTGTAACATACAAACCAACTGCAACATTTAAATTTCCGTTAGAATCAATACGAAAATCTTCAACTGCAGAAGTTCCAAATATTAATACATTTGCCTCTGGTGAATGAATAAACGAAGTGCCATTCCAGTATATACCATTATTGACTGACGTAGCAAAAGCAATGTTTGCACTCGACATGACAAGATTTCCTGTCATGGTATTTCCTGTTTTCAATACCGCGGCATTTGCTTTATCAAATGCGGCAACAGCAATTGCATTTGAACTAATTGTTATAGTACCAAAAGCACCTTCAGATGTTGAGATCCATTGCGTTGTATCTCCATCTCCATAGTTTATGTATAGGGTAGCACTATTTGAATTCCACCACAGAGTACCATTTGAAACACCACTTGGTGCTGTATCAGAAACGTATACTATTGAATTTGTTGGTGTAGAACTAACAACTGTAACATTGCTTACAGAAGTTAAACGACCGCGTGAATCAACTGTAATAACAGGTATTATTGTTGCATTACCATATGTGGTAGCAGTAACACCAGTAGTTGTCAAATCAAATGTTAGATTGTCACCAGATGCGTCGGCAGTTATGGCAACGTTTCCTGTCGTTCTAATTGTCAATGTGTCTGCGTTAGAATCAGCTACAAGTGATGTGCCATTTGCAACTATAGTAGTAAATGATAGTTGAGCAGCACCATTCGCTTTATTAAAAGCAGCCGACGCAATTACATTTGCAGTATTTGCTTTATCAAATGCAGTATTTGCTTGATTGAAAGCATTGTTTGTCTTTGTATTTACTGATACCCAAACTGTTCCTGTATACTGGTATGTCAAATTACCAGTTACAAAATACTCTCCTGCTATTGGTGAATTAGGAAAATTAATTGCCATCTATGTCAATCCTGTAAACTCGGCCAAACTATGCTAAAAGGATTTTCTTGTTTCGTAATATCTGCCAAAGCCTGTACATATGCATCTAGATTTTGTATAGAATCAACTTGAGCAAGACCTAATCTTTCATGTCTATAAAATCTATTGTAACGCCATTCAACTTCTTTGATTTTTTCATCACGTTGTCTTCTTACTTCATTCCAATGAGAGTCAATTTCTTGCTGTGACTTGTTTGATACTAACCAATTGACACCTGTCCATTCTAGTTTTTGTGAAATATCTACGTTTGGCGGTGGATCTACTAATCTATAACCAGCAAAACTAATGTCTTCTTCGGTAAAAGGCAAAGTTCTAGTTTGACCGTTTAACAATCTTATTCTATTTGGTAGTAGTTTTGGATATTCGCCATTTTTTGTGTAATACATTTTTTACTCCTAAACCCATGGAACAACATTTGCTGAAATGGCAACCTGACCCTGAATCGTAAGCGTTTTTGGTGGTGAACTTGCGTCAGTTAACGAATTAGTTGTTCCTAATAGTAATGAAGTACCTGTTACTGCTTGAAGAGTTGTAGTTGGTGGTGTAAAATTACTGGTATATATTGCAGTTCCTCTGACAGCTCGCAGATTGGATAGATACCCGGCCCAAGTTTGGCTACGATCTACACCAATCTCCATTTTTATAGTTTCACTGGCATTGGTTAATGATGTAGTTCCCGTAAGAGCCTGGCTAACTCCATTGACGTAGATAGATACCGAACCCGCCGATGCCACCCAAGCCAAATGTGTCCAGGTGTTTAAAGTAAGTGCTGTGCTAACAGATGCAGATCTAGAACTACCATCATACCAGAAAAAATGTGGTTTTCTGGCATCACTCATGCCTACACTCCAACACATTTGAAAACTGGTAGGGGCTCCATCTCCAAGTACTATGCTAGCATAATTTGTTGCAGTAACCAAAGACGTAGGGTAGATCCAGGTTTCAATAGTAAATGTTTTTCCCGAACCAAAAAAAGTATCTTTAGCAAAATCACCTGATGCCGGAAATTCTATCCAATCGGCAGTACCATCAAAAAAAATGCTGTATGCAGGATCTTGTGACGGCGCTGACGGCCAAAGCCCTGCGCCACGAATTACCTGTTGATCAATTAAAGAAAAAAAACCAGAAGCAGCAGATGTAGAAGGAGTTTGTCTTGAACCAATAATTCCTGAGTTATTACGCATCAGCTAATTTCCTCATAAGAACATACAGCTTGCAAATCACCATTTGCACTAGCAGTTAATCTAATTGAATCACCTTCTTCCAAATAAATTGATGTGTCTTTAGATATTACAACCAATGCAGCATCAGCTGGTACTGCAATTGTGTGTGCAAGTTTATATTCTACAGTAGATCTGTATACACTTGCAGTTATATCCGCAGCTGCTGAACCATCAATGTTTGAAACAACCAATGAATTTATCTTGAAAACTTTACCACTGGCAGCAGAATTGGTTACAATATCGGCTGCAATAGTAGACACATTAGCCACCGCAGTTTTACCATTTATTGTTGCTACATTTACTATATTTGGCGCCGCCATATATTATCCTCCGAAAACTATTGCCATTGCTATTGCTTTACCTGTAGTGACTCCACCGCCACCACTGCTACCGCCACCACCATCACCACCAGAAGACGTAACAACCCATTGAGTGCTATTACTATCTGGATATTTAATATATAGTGAGCCATCATCTGAATTCCACCATAGTGTTCCGTTTGCAACATCACTTGGTGCCGTATCCGAAATAAACACGACAGAATTTGTAGAAGTTCCGCCACCACCGGCAGCTGCTACTGTAACATTGATCCTATTGCCGATACTATCATCAGTAATCGTTAACGTTACATTTCCGCCTTCAATAAAGTTTAGGGCATTTCTAGTTCCAATTATAGTACCCGACTTCTGAACTGGAAGTAGATTAGCCGTATTTGCACGATCAAATGCTAGATTGGCTTGACCAAATGCACCATTGGCGTGTGTTCTTGCTGTATTTGCTTGATCGTATGATGCAGATGCAATTGTTGATCCAGAATTAGCCTTATCAAATGCCGCGTTTGCTATAGCAGCAGTTACATTGGCTTGACCAAATGCACCATTAGCATGTGTTCTTGCTGTATTTGCTTGATCAAATGATGCAGATGCAATTGTTGACGCTAAATTGGCCTTATCAAATGCTGCATTTGCTATAGCAGCAGTTACATTGGCTTGACCAAATGCACCATTGGCGTGTGTTCTTGCTGTATTTGCTTGATCGTATGATGCACCACCGTTTATAGTAGATGTATTTCCTAAATCTCTTGCCGTATTTGCTTGATCATATGATGATTTTATCCAACTTGATACTGGTGTATTATTAAGTATGATATTAGTTGAACGAACATTTGCATTTAGGAATGCAATGGTAAAATTGTTTGCATTAGGATCTATATGATTGTTTTCTGGTTCTTTATCATATCCAAAAAATAGATAATATTCCTTGGATCCAGCATCACGCATCAAACCAGTATGAACATTAGATCCTGTCGTATTTACATAATTTGCAATAAATCCTATATCTACTAGATCTGCTGTATAGTTGTTTGCCGCAAGATAAATTAATGGATCATCAATGCGATACGTCGTAACGTTGTTGAATACTGTATTTCCAGAAATAGTAAGATTACCAGAAACAGTTAAATCGCCAGTAATTATGCCACCGCTAATATTTAATTTTATATTAGCATGATCATATGCCAAGACAGCAATTGTATTTGCAGTATTGGCTTTGTTAAATGCCGCGTTTGCTATAGCAGCAGTTACATTGGCTTGACCAAATGCACCATTGGCATGTGTTCTAGCTGTGTTGGCTTGTGTTCTAGCTGTGTTGGCTTGATCAAATGCTGCATTTGCTATGGCAGCAGTTACATTGGCTTGACCAAATGCACCATTAGCATGTGTTCTTGCTGTATTTGCTTGATCATATGATGCAGATGAAATTGTTGACCCAGAATTAGCCTTGTCAAATGCTGAGTTTGCATGTGTTCTTGCTGTATTGGCTTGATCTCTGGCTGTATTAGCCTGATCATATGATGCACCACCATTTACTGTCGATGTATTTGCCAAATCTCTTGCTGTATTTGCTTGATCGAATGATGCAGATGCAATTGTTGATCCAGAATTAGCCTTGTCAAATGCAGCATTTGCTATGGCAGCAGTTACGTTGGCTTGACCAAATGCACCATTGGCGTGTGTTCTTGCTGTATTTGCTTGATCAAATGCGGCTGATCCTATCGTGGATGCAGCATTTGCTTGATCTCTTGCCGTATTTGCTTGATCAAATGACGCACCGCCATTAACAGTAGACGTATTTGCTAAATTTCTGGCTGTATTTGCTTGATCAAATGCGGCTGATCCTATCGTGGATGCTGCGTTAGATTTATCAAATGCCGCGTTTGCTATGGCAGCAGTTACATTGGCTTGACCAAATGCACCATTCGCGTGTGATCTTGATACATTAGCCTGATCAAATGATGCATATGCAATTGTTGATGAAGTATTGGCTGCATCAAAAGCTGCCGACGCAATAATTCCAGCACTATTTGCATTTGCAAATGCACCATTGGCGTGTGATCTTGCAGTATTTGATTGTGCATAAGCCGAATCTGCAGTTGTATTGACCGTATTTGCTTTATCATATGCATTAGACGCAATAATATTTGCACTATTTGCTTTATCAAATGCTGCAGCAACTGTAGCAGATGAACCAGCAGCATTAGCAGCATCAAAAGCTGCCGACGCAATAATATTTGCACTATTTGCTTTATCAAATGCTGCAGCAACTGTAGCAGATGAACCAGCAGCATTAGCAGCATCAAAAGCTGCCGACGCAATAATTCCAGCACTATTTGCATTTGCAAATGCACCATTGGCGTGTAATCTTGCAGTATTGGCTTGATTGTACGCTGCAGTTGCTAATTCGGTACCCGCATTAGCCGAAGCCAGATTTGCTTTGTCAAAAGCAGCTATGGCAACAATTAATGAACCTGCGGCGTTATCTGTTGCCGTATTGGCTTGACCAAATGCAGCACTACTTATAACACTTGCACTATTTGCTTTATCGAACGCAAGATTAGCAATTAAAAGATCAGTATTTGCTTGATTAAATGCTGCTTGAGCAACAATTGAAAAAGTGTTTGATTGATCTCTTGCGGTATTGGCTTGATTAAATGCGGAAGAAGAAATTAAAGATGAATCATTTGCTTTATTAAATGCTAACGAAGCTGTATTTGCTTGATCATATGATGCGGATGCAATTGTTGACGCTAAATTGGCCTTATCAAATGCCGCGTTTGCTATGGCAGCAGTTACGTTGGCTTGACCAAATGCACCATTGGCGTGTGTTCTTGATACATTAGCCTGATCAAATGATGCTGAAGCAATTATACCAGAAGAGTTTGAATTTACAAAAGCAGCATTTGCATGTGATCTTGCTATGTTTGCTTGATCATATGAAGATATCAATATACTAGAAACATTTATTCCATTTAATATAATATTAGTTGAACGAACATTTGCATTTAGGAATGCAATCGTAAAATTATTACCTGAAGGATCTATATGATTATTTTGGGGTTCTTGATCGTATCCCTGAAATAGATAGTATTCTTTAGATCCGGCATCACGCATCAAACCAGTATGAACATTAGATCCTGTCGTATTTACATAATTTGCAATAAATCCTATATCTACTAGATCTGCTGTATAGTTGTTCGCTGCAAGATAAATTAATGGGTCATCAATTCTATATGATTGAACATTATTGAATACTGTATTTCCAGAAATAGTAAGATTACCAGAAACAATCAAACTACCAAATATTGTACCACCATTGGCTGATAATCTGGTATTTGCATAATCATATGATGATATTGCAACTGTGATTGCGCTATTTGCCTTGTCGAAAGATGATGATGTTATTGCGCTAAAATTATTTGCGGCATCATATGCCGCGTTGGCTTGATTTCTTGCCGTATTTGCTTGATCATATGCATCAGTTATGCTACCGCCGGATGCCGAATTGGCAGCGTTAAAAGCTGCGCTTGCAATGCTGGTCGATACATTTGCCTTGTCAAAAGCTGAATTTGAAACATTATAAGATGTGTTTGCTTGATTAAACGCAGCATTGCCAATATCAAAGGCGGAGTTTGCTTTTGAAAATGAAGAAATTGTGATTGTATTTGTATTATTCGCAAGAATAAAAACACTATTTACTGTAGCAAGAATAGATGTATTGCTTACCACAATTTCGGTGTTTACATTCAACGTACCAAATATTCGCGTGCCGTCTTTAAGTAATGCCATTTATTTGCCCAAAAAATATTTTTACTATTTATTAGAAAAAGTTTAGCGATTGTCCAACAAGAGTAGTGTAAGTATTTACTAGATTTTGTATGTCGCCAACTGGTATTTGTGTAGTTGCCGGCTTTGAAATCAATGTCGTGATAGCCATAACGTTTGCTGTGTTTGCTCCAAAAGCAACAAGTGCTCCACTTTGAGCACCAGTACCCGAAACTTCAATTCTTCTAATTTTATCAAATGTAGAGTTCCAATATGAATGACCTAAAAGAATAAAAACATCACAAACGATAGGATCAGTTGTATTATAACTCTGTGTATATGTTGCATATACAGTAAATCCGTTTACTGTATTGCCCGCATAAATTTCACCGTTTGCTCTTAGGCCGGCACCATCCGCACCACTATTTCCTGCTTTTTGAAATCCCACAGGAGAACCGGTGTTGCTTCTAGCACCAATAACTGTCAGAGGTCTGGCGGTATTCGAATATCCCAAACTTGTGTAGTAAAAATTAGTATCAGTAATGTTTGATTTTGTATTACCGTAGTTTATACACAAATTGGTAGGAATTGCTGAACTTGAGGTATAATTTGTGTTTGAATATAGCCATGGTGCAGTATAATTTCCACTATCAAACATGTCACCACCACCATCAAGAATAAAATATGGACTAATTTCATATGTTGTAAACGATGATGGTCCATCAAGACTATATGCATTGAAGTTTGGAGTTCTTAAACTTGTGCTTAAGTAGTCTCTAAGATAAGTTGCTACAGTTTCAAGAACCAAATATGGAGAATCAGTAATTGCTATAGGAACAGGGTTAGTAATGACATTTATCTCATCAAAATAATTATTTGATGTCAATATACCATCCCCCAAAACTCTTAGTGGAACATCTATAGAAGAGATTTCATCAAATGTAGACGCGAGAGATGCAGCTGTAGTAACTTGAAACTTACCTGTAGATGTTATCTCATCAAAGTATGTGTTTGAATTAAAAACACCCGTGTTGAATAATCTTGCATTTACTGACATTAGCCAAACACAAAGTCAATAGAATTACAAGCAGCATTGTATTGAATTTTTGCAACAGAAACGTTTGATGTGTTTGCAAATCCATAGTATGATGAATTACTTACATAGACATTTCCAGATAAACCAAGTCCACCATTTATAATTATTGAACCTGTATTTTGTGATGTTGAAGGTACTCCAACAGCCATGACCAGTTGTCCAGTCATGGTGTTACCAGTCTTCATCACCATAGTGTTTGCTGCATTGAATGCTGCATTTGCTACACCAGATGTGACGTTTTGTGCCGCAAATGCCGAAACTGCAAATACGTTAGCTGTATTTGCTTTGTCAAATGCAAGATTTGCGATCAAGTTAGCTGCGTTAGCGCGAGCAAAGGAAGCATTTGCAATTATGTTGGCTGTGTTTGCTTTGTCAAATGCTAGATTAGCAATCAAGTTTACTGCATTTGCTTTTGCAAAAGAAGCATCTGCAATTATGTTTGCTGTATTTGCTTTATCAAATGCTGCAGCAACTACAGCAGGTGAACCAGCAGCATTGGCTGCATCAAATGCTGCAGAAGCAATAACGTTAGCCGTATTTGCTTTGTCGAATGCAAGATTGGCAATCAAGTTAGCTGCGTTAGCGCGAGCAAAAGAAGCATCTGCAATTATGTTTGCGCTATTTGCTTTGTTAAATGCTGCAGTAACTGTAGCAGACGAACCAGCAGCATTGGCAGCATCAAATGCTGCAGAAGCAATAACGTTAGCCGTATTTGCTTTGTCGAATGCTAAGTTTGCTACTAACGCGGATGTATTTGCTTGATTATATGCTAAGTTGGCCTGATCAAATGCAGCCTGACCATTACCTGTACCGCCACCACCCCCACTTCCACTTATGCTAAGAACTGTTCCATTTGCTGATTTATAAAATAACAAACCATCAGCATAGTTTAGCGCAAGTTCTCCAAACTGTAAATTAGCTGCAGTTGGTGTATTGCCTATAGTTCCTGAATTCTTTAAAATTATAGTGGTGGTATTTGCCATTAGAACGTACCGCCAAATATTACAGGAAGTGCTTTTATTTCATATTTTGATGTATTTGTATTGTATACAACTGTGGCATTATTTACGGAATCTACAATTGAAATATCGGTAAGCCCTACTAAAGTAGCCGCTGCAACAGGTGCGATAGTTCTCACTTTTTGTTGATTCTGCGAATTTATTTTTACGGATATTGCCATATCATGATACTCTTGGTGTTACCGTTAGAATACCCTCAATAATTCTAGTAACAACATTTCCCGTGCTTGTTGTTTTTACATCATAAACATATCTACCTGCCTTTATATTTAAGGAAGTGTCTGCCGAAAGTGAAATACTTACATTTCCATTTGCAGCATCATTTATTACAGAAGTGAAAACTGCAGTATTGTTTGCAGAATAATATGATTTCTTGATATTTGCATTGATTGAATAACCCGAAACATTAATCGGTAAATTGGTTGTATCGTCAGTTAGCGTCAAAATCGTGCTAAAAGTAGAGCCCTGATCGACTATTAGTTCCGCGTAAGATGCCATCTTCGTGCCTTTTTGACTATTTAGTATATCAAGAAAAACAAGACAAATGCTATTTTACATCAAACCAACAAAATATTGCTTTTCAATAGTCATTAAAGCATCGGGTCTATGTCTATTTTGTATGTACAAGTCGCAATTTTTTATGACATGAGCAAGACCTTTTTTCCATAAAGAATATTCAATGGTGTTTCTATGATTTTCTATGAACCAGTAATCAAACTCAGAATACCAATCAAACATTGCCTTATTGGCTTGAAACCATGAACCATTCCACGTTGTGTATAACAAGGGTCTTATGATTCTCTCGGAAGGTATTCTTCCCATTTCAAGGGGCTTTGGCATCTTGTAAAAAAAAGGTTGAAACTTCGTGTTTATTCTCAACCAATTCATGATGACATGTGCTTGTTTGCATATCATGTCACATGCATCAGGTGACCAATAAAAATATTCAATTGTCGTGTTTGTATAATCTTTAGCATATTCACCTATTGGTGTTATGTTTGCCATTCTATCGCTAAAATACATACAAACTTTTTTTGTGTCTTCAAATATGCGAATCTTTGGTTTATCAACACCAAGAATTATTGCTGTTTTCTTGTCGTGATCAAGCTGCTTCTTGAATTCTGGAAATTGAAGATAATTGTATCGCGATGCATCTATAGGATTCAATTCTTCCCTGACTTGAAAGATCCAACTTTCATCATTATGTCTTGCAAATGCGTTGAACACAGAATCGCTTACATCAAATATTCTTATCTTTGTTTGTGGAGAAAGATTTGATATTTCTTTTAATCTTGGAATCGTTTGAAGAGCATATTCAGATGAATATGCATACCTTGCTGATTTTTCGGATGGATCAATTATAGCATAATCATTCATGGCCTTATTCATGTGCGTGACTATGATTTCATCGACAAATAGATCTTGTCTTAGAAAAGCCATAAGCATGTTATGACTATCAGCACCTCCACTATAACTAACAATCACATGATCATATTTTTCACGAATGTCTCGCGCCCTTGCATTGTATAATTCGTCAAGAGTTTTTTCTGGCTCTTTTGTCCAGTCATATGCTTCAAATACTTCATCATTGAAATTCCACTGTAGCAATCTCAAAGGATGAATACTTTGATTCATTTCTTTCAAGACTTTATTTGCCAAAACACATGCTTGTATCTTGGATTCAAACACACTTGTGCCTATAGTATAAAAGCCCAACTTCTTGTTCATGACGAAAAAAACTAATTAGGTATTTGATGTATTTGCTGTTAGTGAATCGATTATTTTTTGAATCTCGTTTTCAATGTTTTCTTCTGTTGTTTTTTCTTCAACGATAGCAATAACAGGTTTTATTGCTGCAAATTCTTTACCAACAAGAGACGAAACATTTGATAGAGATGTATCTATGTTTGGATCCAAAATGTCGTGTTTCAACTTGAACCAGTCATATGGAGCGGAATCATTCGCAATCTTTTGTATTTCTTCTTCCGTTGGCGGTGTTTCTGTTTTCCATATATTGATGTGATAGTCTGTTTGACATCTTTGCGGAGAGCCATCTGCTCTTCTTGCAATTGATCCGTCGGTATTGAACGAAATGGCCAAACTATCTTCTGTCAATACATTTGTATAATATCTAACGATGATAGAGTGCTGATTGGGATCAACATCAATTATTCGATACTTGACTTCCATCTTTTTCCTCGTGTTCTAGTACATATACTATATATTTATATGAAAAAATTGTCATGTGGAGAACTTCATGTACAAAGTATTATCCAACAATCCTGAAGAAAGATCAAATGTAACATATTCATGGGCTTATTGGGATAATGGATTTAATGATGATGAACTAAAAAAAATCGAAGAAATATGTTCTTCGAACGAATTGCAAAAAGCGACAGTTGTTGGAACCCAAGATGAGCAAGAACTTGAAAAAATAAGAAAATCAAAAGTTCACTTTTATACAAAAGATGAAAACACAAGTTGGATATTTGATAAATTCAATTCAATCATAACAACGATAAATGAAAACTACTATAACTATAATTTAAACGGATATCGTGATATTCAATATACCGAATATCACGCTTCCGAGGATGGAAAATATGACTGGCATATGGACATATTGCATGGTCAAAGCACTCCAAATACGACGAGAAAACTATCAGTTGTTATGTGTCTATCAGATCCAGAAAAAGACTTTGAGGGTGGTGAATTTGAAATAAATGTTGGAAATCAAAATGAACCAGAAAAAGTAATCATGAAAAGAGGGAGAATCATATTTTTCCCCTCATATCTCATTCATAGAGTAAATCCCGTGACACGAGGAATTAGAAAATCAATTGTCATATGGGTCGTTGGACCAAAGTTTATATAATTAATTGCTTGTGTTGCCGCTTAGAGTTCCAATAGCAATAAACGTAATTAAATTATTTCCTGCAATAGCAAAGCCTGTGTTTCCTATATTTCCTGTAGCACCAGCAGTGCCTCCCGGTTTTGCTCCAAGAGTTGCATTGAATGCATAACCGCCTCCATTTGCGCCACCAAATCCTGCTTGTGCCGTGTTTCCGCCAGGACCCCCAGCGCCGCCGGGCGGACTGCCGCCAGGTGATGCTGCACCACCAGCTCCACCTAGTGATGCCGTTCCGTTTGATCCCGCGGAGCCTGAAGGAACGTACAATGATACGCCACCAGCACCACCAGTTCCTCCAGAAACACCTGCACCGCCGCCACCGCCACCACCACCATAATAATTATAGTACGGGACGCCCTTGCTAGGAACCAATAGATAACCAGTTGATCCACCGCCGCCACCGCCGCCACCGCCAAAACCACCTGGACCACCAGTGCCGCCTCTAACTATTCCTAAATTATTAAAATATATTTTTAGAACTTGATTGCCTGTTTCTGCTTGAAATCCCGGAGAACCATTTGCACCAGCCAATCCTGTTCCTCCAGCTGAACCCGATTGTCCATCAACAGGAGAACCATTATAACCGGAACCTCTTCCACCAGCACCACCTGTCCCACTAACTCCCGTGTTGCCTACATTACCAACAATGTTTGCGGTATTTCTTATGAAGAAATATGTCGAGTTGGCCCATCCTGTTCCAAGTCTTAGCGCAGGACCATTAAAAACATTACTTGATACATTTGCATCAACAAAACAAAATAGATTTACAGGATATGTTGGTGTGTTTGCACTTGCACGCAAATTCACATTATTTGCAATGCTTGAAATTCTTATTACTTGATTTGGTCGTGTGACTATTGTTGTAAACATGCTAGAAATTATCCGACATCAGGTATTAGAGCGCCATATAATCTAGTGCCATCGGATACAAATGAAAACATATCTCTCGAATTTGCATTCGCTGTTAATGGTGGAGAAACGTTTCCTGTAAATCTATATTGATTTGAGAATGTCAATGTTCTACCACCAGTTCCATCTTGAATAACGTGCAGAACATATGTACCAACTCTCAGATTAGTTGCATTTGCAAGAGTTCTATTGCCACCAAGTGTTACTGTAGCAATCTGACCGAGAGAAGCGTCCCAAGAAATTGTGTTTGCGTCAGTCAGCGTTTGTGATAGAATATTTGCAGCTGTTATATCTACTGTTCCGCCAGTAACTCTTAAATTTTGACTAACATTTATTGTAGGAACAACGAGTGTTCCTGTCATCGTGTCGCCAGTTTTTAAGACCGTATTGCTAGCATTGTTATTTGCTATGTTTGCTTTTGCAAAAGCTGCATTTGCTGTATCAAATGCAACATTTGCCACAAGATTAGCTGCATTTGCACGATCAAATGTTGATGCTAAAAGTGTAACTACATTCAATGAACCAAAAAATAATGTATTTGCAGTAACGACATTTGCAGTAACACTACGATATGTTGTTAAGCCATCACCAAGCAAATCGTTAGTTACAACGATAAGCTGATTTGTAGTCACTCTCCATTCGTCAAACGTATTCGTTAGTGATACATTACTGATGGCCATCTAAATCGACTCCGTTATTTTTTAGCATTCTCATAGGCTTCAAGTGCGACTGATCTATAACTCCATCCTTCTTTTGGATTCAAATTATTCAGATCTTCAATTGTCTCGCAATCAATCCATTTTTTATAATTTGCTGCAAATTCAATATCTCTCTGCTTTAGTACGTTCATGTATGCTGCACCAAATAGTTTTTCAAGCTGCTGTCTATTTAATGTCAGCAATGTTCCGTCATGTGTTCTAACAGGAAATGTTTGAACACCACCGATATAGCCTATAAGTAGATGTGCAAATTCGTGTAGACTAAAACAATATGTTACACCATCACACAAAAAATCTTTGTGTGAAAACCCAAAAGTAAATTCACTAACTAAAAGAGCAAATTTTTTGTGTTTTTCGGCTTCAAATTGAGTGCTATTTGACATTTAAATTTCCGTTATGTTTTAATTATGTAATTGAGAATTATTGTTGGCTGCATATTCAAGTGTGGATAATTTTCACCGACTGTGACATTTACATCATCAGCAACAGGGAATGGTGCAAAATCACCATGTGCAGGAGAACTTGTGGCTGTAGTGCTTCTCATGTTAAACGTAGGCAGCTGAGCTGTTGTTAGTATGTGTGTCTGTGTACCGCCATTTGCACCAAGCGTAGTTCCAGCAATGCCACTATTTGCATTTGAGCCAGAATCAGTAACACGCAATGCTGCAGTGCCGCCCATGTCGTCTCGACCAGCAATTACACGACCACGAAGATCGGGTAGATTGAATGTCGTTGAATTATCTCCTGGACCATATGTTGTTCCAATTGCAGAAAATAGTCCAGAATATGTTGTTCTGGAAACAGCATTACCGGAACAGAACAACCAACCAGATGGTTCAGATGATCCCGCATAAGGCATTATGACGCCCGCAGGTGTACCTGTATTTGCTGCATTGAACGCGGAGACTGCTACAACATTCGCACTATTTGCCTTGTCAAATGCACCAGATCCAACAACATTAGCAGTGTTTGCCTTGTCAAAAGCCGCAGAACCTATTGATGCAGCAGTATTTGCTTTGTTAAATCCAGCATTAGCAACATCAAATGCAACGTTTGCGGCATTAGCCTTTGCAAAGGCTGCGATAATTGTTGGTTCAACATTCATCGCCGAAATTGTAACGACGTTTGAAACAACGGTATTTGACGTTGCAACATTTGCAATCAAGTTGCGATATGTTTGACGACCATCATCGAGGATGTCATTTGCAATGACAGCAAGTTGATTGGTAACCAATCTCCATTGATCAAAAGTATTTGTCAATGCAACATTACTGACTGCCATTATTTGTTCTCCGACAACAATGCTAGTATCTTGTTCATGGTATCCTTGATTTCAGAAACTTCTTGCTTTAATGTATTTATTTCATTGACTTTGGCCATCATGTTCTTCTTTACCTTGTATTCATCAAGTTGCGCCTTATTTGTATTCAAAATGGCTTTTGAATGAATATCGCGGACATATTGAGTATCTGTAATTTTGACTTTTGTCATATCATCCTGCTGGTAGAGCAATTGCTCTCATGTCACGAACTTTAGGCACAAGTGTTGTATCCGAACTACTTAGCACGATTTTTATCGCAAAATATTTGAAGGTATCATACGTTGTAGTTCCACTTGTATAAAGAATTGAATCCGTGTTCAACGATGGACGATATTCATATTCAATATAATCATTGTAGTTTGTGGATGTTACTCCAGATGGTGTGTATTGTAACATTCTTGTATATGGTTTCGTATCAAAATCATCCGAATCATCGGCATTTAGTATCTTGTAATATACCTCAATACCTGTAGCTGGAGGCTTGTATGCAGTCAAGAATACTCGAAGATCACTTGATTCAAAACCGTCATTTAAGGTAACACGACGGCTAATATAGCGAGCAAGATAATTACCACCAGAACTTCTGGTCTCACCCAAGATGATGGCAGATGCATTTCTTGTTGCAAATGCATTTTCTATTGTGATTGTTGGTGTTTCTGTATATCCTGAACCAAAGCTGGTAATATAGATCCTATCAATTGTTCCGGAAGGTGTGACGTTTGCAACTGCTGTCGCTCCGCTTCCATTCCCACCAGAGATTGTTACAGTCATGCTATTTGATAGATTATGACCTGCGCCACCGTCGGTAACGACTACAACTGCATTTGATAGATTTGCATTGTTGATGATGTTTTCAATCGTAAACAAACCCGCTCTCTGTACGTCAACATATGGAGAAACGTCTTCATTTAATGTTGACATTTCAGACTTGAGAACAAACTGATCTGATCTATTTACATCAATTCTTCTGCGACCAAAACCATCAATGAACTCATAGTCTTTGTTTGTTAGAAAGGATGTGTAAGAAGAATCAAGAGTTCCTGTTGATTTCAATGTTGCTTTATATGCGTAATCAACACTAGAAGTTGCAAATTTTACTTGATCGGTTCTAACATACATTGCATCCATTTCAACATTTGAAGATGGTGCACGAACATTGAAGATTGCAGTTCCAGTACTACCTGTCGTAAATACGCATTTACGAAGAACATACATCAAGTCTTCATCTGCAAAAGGAACCCATTGTGAAGCATTTTGCGGCTTGAATAACACACCTGATGCTGGCTGTTTAGAGACAAGTCTATCTGTTCCAAGAATTGGTGTGCCAATTTTAGCGGAGTGAAGAACATACTCAGGACTATCAGAATAGACTACAAGTGCATATTCACCCCCTGGCTCAAGATAAACTGGAGCAGGAAATTTAAATGTTGTTGCTGTATCAGGATCTGTCGTATCAGGCAAATCAGATGTATTTACACGAATTGCATCAATCGAAACACGCGAATTTGGAATTGCGTAACTAGAAAGAGGAAATCCATTTCTTGTTGGTCGTAATTGAACTTCGATGGGAAGAATGCCTGAGGAATCCTTATTGACAAAAAATAGATCGACACTAGATAGAAACACGCCTTCACGATAGAGAAATGCGTCTATAGAAAATGTTTGTGCTACTAATGCTGGCATTTTTTATTTTTCCTGTTCAATCTAATTTGTAAATATCTTTATTAATTTCCAATTCCACCTCCGGCGGCGCCGTCGCCGGAGCCGTCGTTTCCATCTGGACCAAATGATCCGCCACCACCACCCATAGTACCAGGATCACCCAAACCACCATGTCCAGATGATGCTCCCATGGCGTCAGAATCGTAATAATATGAACCGCTTGGATAATAAGTTGGTGATGGTACTCTGGTTGCTGTAACTCCAATTGAAACGCCGAGTAGACCCTGTGCTATGAATCGGCCTTCACCGACGGTCGTTGAATTTGCAGAAACTCCATTTGCAACGTCAATGATCTTGAACTTTCTTTCGCCAGTTCTAAACTTGATCGTTGAATTCTTAGGCACTACAAATGTACCTGCAATTTGACCAAATTCATTTGTCTTTGAGTTACCAATCGAATATCTTGTATTTGATCCTGGTATAGTTGTAAATCCTGCTGTGTTTGAAGCGGTTCTTGTTGAGCCGACATATGAGTCGATTCTATAAGACTCGCCAACACCAAGACCATCAACAAAATACATTGTATTTCCGACATAAAAACTATCAGTATTTGCCGCATCAAACGATAGATTTATTGCAGTTGAATTTGCACTTCTTGCTGTTCCTGAATAATGTCTATACGACACAACAGTCGCGGTATTTGCAGATCTTGCACCTGTCCATGTTTGACCTACAAGAACATTTCCTACGACATCGGTGATATAAGCAACGTTTGTTGAAGATAATGTTCGTGATAGAATCACGTTTGCAGCATTTGCACCAGACGTAATTTTTTCACTATTCACAATATCAAAGAAATTATTACCAGAAAATACAAGTTCGTTTGCCCTTTGCACATAACCCGTAACGTTGACATCGTCAAAGTAATAATAAACGACTTTTCTAGGCTTCAATGACATTCCGACAAAGTCAATGTCAATTTGACGCATGATTGGTGTTACGCCAAGATTAACGACGCGGTCATTGACAACTTGAGATATTTGATCAAATGATGAACGTCTAAGGAATCCATTTTGGAATCCACCAACTGTTGTTGTTCTATTTACTCCGTTTTCCCAAATTTGAAGACCGTTTCTGCCTTGCTCGTTTACTTCGGATGTAACAATTTCTGCACCGGTTGATCTTGTTTCCCAATGACCAAACTCAGTATCAAACGTAGATACTGCACCTGTGAGAGCAGATTGTAGACTTGAGTATCCATCATTTTCACCCGAGTAATTTATATTGACATCTGGCAATTCGTACTTTTCAAAGTACCAATCAGACTCAGGAATCATGTATACAGATCCGACAAATCTTGCAAACAAGTATGGCTGAACAGTTACTGTTTGCGATGCTACATTTTGAGTTATCATGATCTCTTCCGTAAATGGAAGAGTGACAAGACCCGAGTTATAAACAACTGCGGTGCTTGTTGAAAAATCATAATCCAAGAAATGTGCGTTTGTATTTGTTTGTGGTCTTAATTCTTCTGTTCTAAAGTCAATAGAACACTTATAATCAAGATTTCTTACATCACCTATTGAGTGTCCCTTGAATGAATCAACAAGAATACCATTCTTTGTGCGATCAAGACCGTTGACATCTTTGATCGACATGACTTCGGTATCTTTTTCTAGAAGATTCAATGCTGTATAATACTCTAGATTTTCAACACGCTTTTCAATCGCGCCAATATCTCGCATGGTGTAACGCTTGTTTTCTACAAACTTTATGATTACGTTTGCAGGACTTGCTGTATACGGAGGCACGGTCAAGTTATAAAGAACCATTGATCCTTCAGGCTCTCGTGGTGAGACTGGATTTAGAGATGGAACACCCTTTATAACTTGAAATACTCTATCTTTTGTAAGAACAACTTTATCTCTTCTTGCCAAATAGTACTGATAATCGGCAGAGAATTCCTGATTTGGTAATCCAATTCTAAAGTTTTGAAGAGTATAACCGGGCGATGTATTTGAATTGTCTTGTCTTCTTGGTCTAAAGTCGATACAATCTCTTAAATCGTGTGTTTCGCCAGAAGATGCACTTATATACTGTGGTATATTTGCATAGAATGGATATGAATCGACCGAGAAATAGCCCAATCCATCGCTACTACCTGATTCGTGCTTGAAGTAACTAAAGCACACCACGACATTACCTGTAGGTGGAGAATATCCTGGTAAGAATGTGATACCGCCGTGATCATAATGATCGTCTCTCTGACCGGTATCAATAGAATATCTTGCTGTGATATCTGTGTATGCGGATAATGCGGTTCCTGAAGTAAACGCTGCAGTTCCAATATCATAAATCTTGTCAATTTGATATACGTCTGAAGTATATAGACTATCCTTTAGACCCGGTGTCTTATTAGGATTTGACAAGTGAACCTGACCCACTGCTGAATAAACAGACACGTTTGCAAATGTAGCATTTGCAGTTCCACCTTGTGTCAGAATATGAGTAGAGTTTGAGGAAATGAACGTTTTTAACTTTTCGTTTATCTTCGTGCCAGAATTGATCGTAACCTTTGCAAGAATATCTGCAGTAAACGTATTTGCACGATATGCGGTAAATGTTGCAGTTGGTGTTCCGCCGTTGTTGACTACGATTGAAGCGCCAGTTGGCGTAAATGGAAGAATTGAACCATTTGCTCCAATTGTGGATCCTTGATTGTCACGAATTATGACAATGAAATTTTCTAGAGTTTGGGTTGACGACTGAGTTCCATTTGAAAGGAAGACCTCTCCTGCGCCAGCACTAATTGCGCTAGTTACGCCTGAAGTGAAAGGAACTGCAGTTTGAAGTACTTTGAAATAGTCGTATGTCTGATCGCTTATACCAGTTGCAATATAATTTTGCGGCAGTTCAAACAAATATTTGCTAAATCTTGGGTCAGTAATCTGCGTCGAACCCGATGTATTTGCGGTCAATGGATTTGTAACTCTACTTGATGCAGACACATCCATCGAACCACCAATGGAAACTGGTGTTGTCGTTGTTCCGGCGACGATGTTTGCAAATGCTTCAACATCTTTAGCCGAGAAATCAATCGACCAACGATCTACATTTGCGGAAACTGATGTCATTGACAAATTAGAATCTAGGATTGCGGTTCTTGTTGAACCGTCATAGTTCACGATTGTTCTTGTTAATCCAGACAGAGACCCGTTTGCAATTCTTATTATTGCACCAGTATATGCATTTGCAACTGCTGAGACAGTTTGTGCAGCTGCTAAATTAGCAATATTTGCAAGAACAATCCTATCATTTGATGTATTTGCAAATATGGTTCCCGTTACATTTGAAAATGTAAAATCATTCAAATAAACTCTGTAATTATATGTTTGTGAATTTTGAGTATTTGATGCACTATCATAGTCAACGCTCACAACTCTTGCCGTACCTATTTTTGTTGCAGCATATACAGTAGAATTATTGGTGTTAATTGAACTACGAATTACTGAATGCAGGTCTACAAGTTGTGGACCAATACCGGAATCATCAATCTTGAAGAATCCAGTTGCTGTTGCTCCACCTGTTGAATTTGCATTTGTACAAATTACATAATTACCATAGTTCAATGATAGTGGATAATTATTTACGTTTGATGTCGTGCGAGAACGTTCATTTGTCAAGTCTAGTTGAGATACTAATTCATACTCAAATCCTTGAACATATGCTTTTCCTGGACTTAGGCTAACAGTGAACAATTCAGCATTTGGTGTCGTATTCGCATGATCTCTTAGACGAATATTGAATGGACGTACAGTGTAACTACCTGACTCGTCATTGGTTCTTCTTGCCAATGTTTTTTCTAATTCTGAATAGATAGGATATTTGATGATGTTTTTTATCACACCATTTTCAACACGAAGAAGTTCAATGAATTGACTATCGTCAGTACTTGTTAGTGTTCTTTTTGCAAGAACGAGTTCCAACTTGTATCTTGTCGCACCCGGCGCTTGATAATTCGATGCTTCCAGTGCAGGATCAAGAAGAGATGTGTCTGAAGTTGGAGAAACGATAGTCTTGTTTAATTCTAGACCAACTCTATAAGATGGTGTTTTTGAATATTTTTCCAAAATGATTGTTTGATCAGCAACTCTAGCAAAATAACCATCAACAAACATCACGCCTTCTGAAATACTTGCAACTGAACCTGTTCCCTGGGGACCAGAAACTACAGCAAAATCACTAGAGTTAGCTGCATTGATCGTATCATTTGCAAACTCATCGCCGGTAATATACTTGACCATCAAAACTGGAGTTGTGCCAGATTCAGTCTTAAGAACGAATGCGGATGCAATTGTTGAAGTCGTATTTGTCGTATTGTTTACATATTTGCGATCAAAGTTTGTGACAGTAATGTCAGAGCCAGAATATTGAGATGATAGATTTAAAGCAGTAGCGAACGATGTTGAAATTTGTGCGCCAGTTACAATGCTACCATTCTTGAAAACGTGATCACCAAAGCGCTGTACTTGCTTTTGTAGAATTGTTTGAAGCTGTGTTAGTTCGCGAGCCTGAACGGCAAATCCAGGACGAAATAAAACACTATAGAAATCTTTTGTTTCGTCATAATCATTATAGTATGGTGTTGATACGGTTTCTGATGGAACAATCTTATCTGTCATCTGACTTCCTTAGTATTTTATGACTATCTTCATTATTTCTGCTTGATCATCAACTCTTGTTACTGGTGTTATATTGTCTATGTATATGACTTGTCCAGAACGATTTTTTAAGTTTGGATTTGAAATGGAAGTTATGAAACGATTTCCGCCAGAAACTTGCCCATTCAATGTGGTTGTTGTTGGTGTTCCCGTATATTCTGTAACCTTCATTATGTTTGTTGAAGTATTCCAAGAAAGAACTCGGGCACTAAACGTTGCAGAATCGAGAGACGCACCCTGATAAACATATTCGTCTGAAACATAATCAGGACCAGAACCGGCAATTGACAAAGTCAATGTTTGTGAAAATACAGTATTTGTAAATGCATTTGATGAATTGTATATCAATGGATCCTTGATTATACTAACTTGTCTATAATCGTTGTTTGCAATCAATGCTCCATCTTCATCACCATCAATTCTAACGCTCATAAGAATGTTTGAGCCACCCAATTCATAAACAGGATCTTTTCCGTGTCCACCTTGAGGTCCAATTATAGCACGAAGTGACGCATTTGATCCACCGCCACCAGACACAGTAACATTTGCGGTTGTGTATCCTGTTCCTCTTGTAGTTACAACGACATTAGCAATCGTGTTACTAATCGTATTTACATATGCAACTGCTGTCGCATCACTACCGTCACCAGAAATTGTTACCGTAACATTTGATGTGTTTGTATAATTTGATCCGCCATTTGTGACAAGAATAACATCTATTGCACCATCAACGGCAGCTTGTTCGACAGCATACTGTTGTGATGCATCATCAATTGTCAATGTACGAACCGGCATCCAATCATTTGTCAGAAATTTTTGTCTATCTCTGGTATTGAGGGTGTACATGTATTTCCAAATATATCCATCAGCTTCTGTGCTTGAGAAACTTGCTTGAACATATGTTGGTTTTACTGTAGAGTTTGCTGAATTATTATTGTATAGACACTTGTAGATGTTATAGTCATCTGTCATTACATAAAATTGAGTGTTGGCATCATAAAGCGTGCTTGAAGTGTCATCATACGCTTGATATACTGTATTTGTTGTCCAATTAACTCTTTTTATTGCAAGAGTAATATCGTTACCTGTAACTCGTTTTCCGCCAATAATGTTTCTCCAGACATCGTCTCTGTCGCTTGTCGTATCTACGGCTGTATTGGGAAGAGAATCATTTGCCCAAGGTGTATTTTTGCCATAAGCAACGTACAAATACGTTGCGGCAGGTTCTGAGACCGATTCTAGAAGTTGCTCGGCTGAATTGATTCTTAAATTTCTTGTTGTTATGGCTGTCATTAAAAAACTCTATTGTAACTCATATTTATGCTGGAGTACTTGAGGAGTTTGAGCAATCCGTGATATTATTTGCAAACGTGAAGTTATTTGCAATTCCGCTATTGATATTTGCATAAAGTGCATTGCTTCTTAGATAGATTGATGGAGTGACCTCTACACTCACTCTACCCATGTATCCATTTGACTGCAGCATATTACTTGGTAATAGATCACCATTTGCTCCAATAAAGAAGTTTCTTATCGTAGCATTTGAAACATTGACATGTGAATTTGAAAACCAAACTTCGGACAAGCAACCATCATACGCACGACTCAAGTCTACTTCAGCACCAATTGAAACGTTACTTCCGCCCGTATAGTCAATTACACCGAAATTGATTGTGTCGAGTCTCGTTGAATTGATATCATTCAAGTATACATGACAATTTGAATTTGAAGATAGATCCCAAGTTGCAACTATGTGATTCCAAGAATTCTTGAATATCAAGGTTGAAGTGTTTGTTGTCAATTCAAGCAACTTTGTATTTGTCGAATCTCTAGCAACAATCTTGATAATATCACCATCATTATTGGATGTATTTGCAAAAGTATCTGGTGATATGATATCACCATCTCCTATCAATGCACCAATCGTTAGATTTGCACCTGAACCAGAACCAGATACAGCAACGATAGGTAATGCATCTGTACTATATCCAAAACCACCAACTAGATGACCCGAATCACTTGAGTATGGAGTCATCGTAGTTGCTATAATTGCACCTGTTGCATTTACTGTGACAGTTGCATTTGCACCAAATCCATAACCACCAATAATATTGGTAAATGTGATAATATTACCATTTGAATATCCTGTACCTGTAGAATTGATCTTCAATCTACCAATTATACCAAGATTTCTTAGATAAGTATTTCCTGTAGCATTAACCGTCGTTGTCAAAACATTATAACCATTTCCTTGAGCGTTTAGGGAAACGGCTGAAATTGGACCTAGACCAGATAATGCAAAAAATGTCAATGTTGGTAGAAGTGCTGTGTTTGCATTTCCGCTTGCACCATTGCTATATGCACCAATAACAGTTGCATTGTATGTATTGATAACATCAGAATTGATATTATATGTATTTGGATGAAAACTCCCGTCACTAAGAACAGTAACTATCGTTGCATTTGCGTTTGTTCCAGTTCCTGTAAAGATCACATTGTCATCTACTGTGAATCCTGCACCACCATAAACAACAGTCAATCCTGAAATTCTACCAACTAGAGAATTTGCTCTCTTTGCAAGAGATACAGAAACTCTTGGCGAATACATTGAATTTGATGTATTTGATAGCGATAGAATCGTTTGATCGTTGGCAAGACTATTGGGTCTAAACCAGAAACTAATTGTTCCCGTTGAGCCATTTGTTGTATTGCCCAAAGATGATGTCTTGTAGATTACAGAATTTGAACCATTGAAATCAATCGAGTTTGCAACATATGGAATATATGTTCTTGTATTTGAATCCTCAATGACAACAACATTATTAACAACTGGTTCTGATTCGTATAAAAATTCACCAAAGAACTTCAATCCTGCAGGATGAATGAAATTCAAAACGTGCTGCTTGTATTCTTGTAATGCTTTTCGAATTCTTATCACATAACTAAAGTTTTGATAATAATCTCTATCTTCCAAATAATTTGAACTGCTTAGTAGTCCCGTATCGTCCTTAAATCGACCCGCGTAAGTGAATGTACCAGAAACAACTGAAGCATTTGCATTTGCAAGACCATCACCACTTCCTGTAAAATCAAGAGTTGGTGGAGTTGCATATCCTGAACCTCGATTAGTAATTGTAAGTCCTTCAATAACTCCAATTGAACCTGTATTAGATACGAGAGTTTCTCCAAATCCCAAAAGAGAAGAAACAACTATGTTAGCCCCAGATCCAGAACCAGAAACAGAAACTGTCGGTAGATAATTTATATCATAACCAGCACCACCTATTAGATGACCTGGACCTAAAAGCGTCAAGTTTGTATTTACAATCGTGCCCGTTGCATTCGTTACTACATTACCGTTAGCGCCATATCCAAATCCACCAGGAATATTTGTAAATATTAACTGTGCACCATTTGAATATCCAGTTCCGCCATTATTGATTGTCAATTTACCAATAATACCTAGATTCTTTATTCGTGTATTTCCTTGTATTGACGCAGTTGGAAGTGAAGTATAGTTATTTCCTCCAGATATCAAGACAATTGATCTTGCCGGACCGGTATTTGCATATGCAAAAAATGTCAATGTATTTGCCATTGACGTATTTGCATTTCCGCCAGATGAATTGCTATATGCACCAATTGCAGTCAAGTTATATGTATTGATAACGTCGGAATTTATATTGTATGTGTTCGGGTGCGTGAAATTATCATCAAAGACTTCAACGACATTTGCATTTGCACCAACGCCGCCGCCACCAGAAAACAAAACAAAATCACCAACTCTAAAACCAGCACCACCAACGACAACTGTAACGTTTGATATATTTCCAGATGACACTTCAGAAACAACTACTGTTCCATCAGATCCACCACCACCAACAACAGGTATTGAAGTTCCGATAGTATAACCTGATCCGCCATTTTTCAATGTTACAGAAGAAATAAATCCGCTAACTATTTTTGCTGATAATGTCTCACCATCAATTGTTGTTGTAAAAACTTCTTCATCCGCAGAAAAATCGCCCTTCTTTTTTGAAATGAAGAATTCGTTTATTCGTGTTCCCGCTTCGTATGATATGGAAACCCTTTCAACTTGTGCTGTTGCTGTAGAAACATTTCCTCTTATTAGAGTGCTTTCAAACTTTTTTAAACTAGCGATGGATTCGTCTAAAATTCCATTGACATAGGTATTGGCAAGTCTTATTGATCTTTCAACAAGCCATTTGCCAGAAGATGCAATCAATATATCATTTTTTGGATAATATATTTCAGGCGTTTCATTGTATAGGAGTCTAAAGAAAAAATCGTATGCTTTTTCTGTTCCTTTTGCGCGATAGAAGTCCTTAATATTCTTTAATAGTTTAGACTTATCTGTTAATGCTTCCTTGGGTATGACTGATATAAATTCGTTGTACAAATGATCATTGAATTCATTCAATCCAGTTTCAGTTATCTTGTCGGTATCAAAATAATTTGGAATATTTTTTGCGCGTTCTACTGTTTTACCAAATGCTAAAGTTGTATTTGATTGTTCCAAATACTCATAATACGCTTTTACAAATGCAATAAATGTAGGATGATCCGATTTTATAAAATCGGGTAATTGATTACTAACTACCGTAGAGATCTTGTTATTTGTTGCCATTAGGTATCAATCTCCATTGTAACCTCAATGGCAGTAGGATCTTCAGAATCTATTGACAATAATCTATTTCTAAGAGGATGTATTGTTGATTGTAGGGGATACATGTTCAAAGTTAGTACACCAGATGCATAATTTGGATTTGACGCAATAGATAGTGGTCTAAAATTATAGATGTTTATTCTGCCTGTCTCATAATTTATGTCGCCAAAGTTTTCATTTATTATAACTTTTTCGCCTGTTGTAGATGCTATGTAATAACTTCTTAATGTTCCTATAGAGACAGATAGAACTGCGGTTGCAGTTGCACCAGACCCACTTGAATCCGTGATTGTTATAACAGCAGCTGTATAATTTGAACCGCGATTTTCAATCATGATTGAAGTTATTTTTCCATTTACAACTACTGCTTTTGCGGTTGCACCAGATCCATCACCTGTTACAGTAACTATAGGACTATCAGTATAACCAGAACCAGAGTTTGTTATATCAACACTTTCAACTCCAGTAAATGATAATGGTGTTTCTTCTATGAGTGCATTTCTTGAAATGCCCTGACCATCTAGAATGGCAAAAGTTGGATAAGAATATAGTTTTTCGGTGTAAAGTCCACGACTCAGGGGTACATTGAAATCAATAGTATAATTTTTTGATACATTTAAAGTGGGCTCAAATCTTTTTTGAATAATAGTCTTCAAATCGCTTCCCAAAAATGATACATCGCCTGATGCTATTTGACCTTGCAATTTTGAAGTTCTATATGTTGAATTGAACTTTTCAAGATCGGTATCGTTGTACAAATTGACAATATTTTTGACAATGTTTGTCAAAGTAGTTTCATCTGAAGTTGTCTTTGTTGTATCATAATTTACTGTAATTTCTAATTTTAGATACAGATAGTCCGGATCTATTATTTCAGGTGTAACTGTAATTACATTTCTATTTGAAACCAATTGATTTATGATTCTGTCTTTTTCAATGTCGGTGATGACATATCCACTTCTTGGTTTCATGGATATGAAAATTTTACCATAAACAACGGGATCATTTTCCTCACCACCCCAAACGGATATTGTTTCAACATTTGGATAATCTTTCAACAAAAGAGTTCCGTAATCGTCTTTTGTAATTGCTCGGTTTTGAGTAGTATAAAATCTTGGTGCTAAAAACTTGATTCTATCAATCGTGTCTCTTTCGGCACCACCAGCTGCTGCAGAAATAGAATTCACGACAACGTTTGAAAAACTATTGATTGGTGTTGTCAAAGTAAATGAGTTGGCTTTATTTGATGCTTCTCCACTTGTTGAGAGATATACCAGTTGAACAATATTCCCGTCATCTAAGTTTTTTCCAATATAGTTATCTCCAAAATATAACGTATATTGATTTCCATTAGATTCTTCCAAAAAATAAACTTTTGAGTTTGAATCTAAAGTAGTAACATCATCAGCCAGACTATAAGTTGTCTTTACTAGATCAGCTGAAGAATTTTGCACTGTAACAATAAGAGTTGACGTATCAATGTTTGCCTCGGGTATCAAAAACCTTCTTTTCGAGTTTGATACATCAACAGAAACATTATATGAAATTTTTTCACCCTGGACAATTGATACGTTACTAAATGTATATGTATTTGAAGTTACATTTTTACTTGCTATATACGCATCTAAGTTTACAAAAGTATAATTTATACCATTAATTTGTTGTGATTGAAATTGTGAATACTTTGGAAGAGTAATTGTAGAAAGGCCGCTGGTTGGATTTGTATCTTCAACAACAACATCTACTTTTGCAACTGAACCACGAAGAGACGTAGGAACGTAGTTCAAATGTTTGGCGTGTGAAACAACAGAATTTCTTAGTATTGCACTATCTAAAAACATTTCATTCCCAATCATGTTTAGATAGTAGGCCATATAATGGGTGTTATATGCGAGAACATCTAGTAGAATGTTCAAACCTGAACCTTCAAAATCGTAATCTGTAAACTGGTTTTGACTACGCAAATAGTTTCTAAGATTTAACTTGATGGTATCAAAATCAAGTTCAGCAATTCTAAAAACTGTGTTAGATCCAGCCATATTATCTTACTCTTTCTAAAAATACAGTTATATCTATTGGTGTTGCTTGATTTATCACATAAAAAGATATGGAAACTTCATATGCATTCGTATCTTCTTTAACTTGAACGACAACGTCTCTCAATCTTGCTCTTGGTTCAAAATTGTTTATAACATCTTTGACTGCCTGCTTTATGTGCTGTGCGGTCAAAGATGATAAATTTTCAAACAACATTTGGCGAAGAGAACTTCCTATTTCTGGATGAAATGGTTTTTCATAATTTCCCAGATATAACAAGTTTCTAATTGATCTGATGACGGATTGATCGCCCACGCGAGTAGCCACATCCTTTGTTGCCGGATGTTTTGTGAAATTTAAGTCAAGATCTCTAAACGTTCTAACTGAATTTATTGCCATGATTTTATTTATCTAAGAAATCCAAGTAGTTTATCTTGTCCGATTCTCTCTAGAAGAACTTTTCCACAAGGATTGTCATACATGCTTTCTAATAGAGACGATAGTGAAGATTGAATTAATCTATCCAAAGAATTTTGAAAGAAGTTTCTATCCGAATTTATAATTGACTGTAAAATATTGGTTATTTCATTCAATCTATCTGCAATCGCAATAGCATCGGCCAAGCAATTATTGACCTGAGCAATCATGTTTGCAATTTCACCCGTATATCCATTTAGTAGTTCTTCGGAAAATAGTCCTGTCATGCTATTAAGTAAACTAAAACAGTCCGAAACTCCATCTATTGCATTAGATAGATTTCCAAGTGAACGTCCAACAGATAAAATTCTATCTAGTCCGGGAGTTGAACTTGTTCCTTGAGGTATGACACCAGAAAGTATTTGCACATGTGTGCTAAACAATGATAATTGTTCAGACAATCCACCAACACCCCCTGTTCCTAATGCATTTGTTATTGTCGTTTTTTCTCCGGAAGATAGGCATGAACTACTATTGACAATATCATATAATTGAGTTAAATTATCACCCAATCCACCTATGGCATCAGTAAGAGGGTTTTGAAATATACCACCGCGACCTTCATTGACGAAAGTTTCAAAAATACTTTTTTGAGTTGGTGACGCAATAGATCCTGCAGGAATATTTCCCGGATATGCAAATGGATCAGGTATTGCGATTGGTGAAGTTGATGATGGATTTACAGTCATTATTATCCTCTTTCAATTTTATTAACCGCCAGCAAAAACAGTTATGGCTCCTGTAGAAACTATGGAACCACACTCAATCAAATCTCCAACACGCCCGCAGCCGAGACCGTTTATGAAAACTGAAGTCGAACCTATAGCCAAAATGCTATCGTGACAACCTTGATTAGGACAACAATGACTGGCCCAATGATCAGTTTGACGATGAATGCCACGACCTTCTATGAAAACATCAGGACTGGCTGTGTCATTTTGTCTTGAGGGATAGCAATCGTGTCCCGAACAAACATCTGATAGTAATGTTACTGCCGGCATATTATTCTCTGGTTATTTGTAAGAATTTTTCTATTTGCTTTTCTATAATTTCTTTACGATTTGGCCATTTGATGTATATTTTTTCTGGGTTTTTTGCCAAATTATTTAACAAAGGTAAAATCATTTCTTCTACCTTTTTTAATCTATCTCTTATCTCAAGTTCAACAAGACGTTTATGTTCATCAACATCTACTTTAGACAAAAGATTATCTAATTTTTCTTCAAGTTTCTTTACATCTTCAGTTGCAGCAGGTGCAATAGGAGTTGGTGGTATCGTCAATGACTTCAGATACTCCTCTTCATCTACTGCGCTAAAACCAAAATCATTCTCTGCCATGTTTTTTCCTTATGCGTTAAGTCCTGTTTCATAACCACCACCTCTCCATGTCAATAATCTGGGTCTACCAGTTCCTGTCAAATTTCCTCTACGATTAAAACTAATATGCATCCATCCATTGGGAGAGTTTGAAGGAACCTCGTAAATCAATTGATCGAAATTTAAATTTGTAGAGGCCCATTTGCAAATTTCTAGAAGTTCAGCTTTTGATTTACTTGGCCAAGAGACATCGGCAGCTTCTCCTATTCCATGCTGAGCCTGATCTTCACCAATTCTAAATGCACTATTGATACGCATACCTGGATATTGTTTGCGAAGTGGTTCAAGACAGTTTTCAGCCAACGCTTGAAGATTGCAAGCAATTTCAGATTCACTAAACAGTCTAAAGGACTCAGTTCTTTTTGATCGACCCCTTTGAGCATTGATTCTATATGGAAATAAAATTCCAGGTCCTATAGTTAGATTTCTTAATTTATAATTTGCACTAAGATTTTTATCATAATCTGCCTCAGTTAATGGATCGGAAAAATCTCCACAAGTTACTGGAGGCGATGGTTCTGTGTTTGCTTGTTCTGGTGAAGTATCTTTTGGTGCATCATTAGGCACATAATCGGGTGATGCTGAATAATTTGGACTTACTTGTAGATCAACGCCCGCAAAATTGAAAGAGCCGGATCCCCCCGGAACTTGACGTTTTTCAAAAACTGCTGTCTTGGGATCATATTGCTGTTCTTGATATGTCGGCGTATCTCCTGGTGGATTGAAATCAATTCTAGGTGATACAAACTTCATGTTGCCAGTAGAAACAACCTCATATGTTCCTTTTACTGATGTTTTCATGTTGCCGCCAACTTTCAAGTCGGCATCACCTCTTACAAATATTGATCCTCGACCATTGATTGTAATATTGCAATCGCCATAAACAATTACATTATTATCAGACAATACTATTTCATATTTGTCTTTTACTACCTTCATCACACGAGTGCCATCAGGATGCATTTCATCAAAAGTTCCTGTACGATGTGCAATATGCACTCTTTCAGCACCAGGCGTATCGTCCAATTCTACAACATGACCCGATTCAGACTCGTATACATGATTGTATGGATATTGCGCTGCATATTTTGTTTGCGGCTCAGACCAAAAACCTTCACTAGCAGTTAGTATATTTTGTACAGCTGTCTGTTTCTTCACACCAACAATCGTGTCGTCTATTCCTTGATTTCTCGCAAGACGACTAACGCTAGGTTCATTTGCAAAACTGGGAAATCTTTTTTGTGATTCATCCTCAATTATGGCTCCGCTACTATCTTGATTATAAGTTCTCTTTGCAACAACTCTTGGTGCTTGATTTAGAGCAGACGAATCTCTTGGATCTGAAAATCCTTTATCTATTCTCGGTGTTCCTTCAGGAATACCAGGTACAGTGCCAAGCATAACAGGAAATTGTCCGTCGTCGCCATCCATGAAGAAACCAAATATCATTTCACCTTCTTTAGGAGCAACCATACTTGACGTATTAGAACCTAAAGGAACTATTGGATGGGCCCAAGGTAAATCTCTAGTTGGTATTCTATTTTTGTCTTCAGTATGCCAGCCAAATATACGAACTTGACATCTGCCTAAAGATAAAGGATCCTTACGATTTTCAACAACACCAAACCACCACACAAAACCATCAAGACCCATAAAATTATTACGATTTATCATTGCTTCCTCATCATGTCAATTCCTCGATCACTATTTTGTGCTTCAGGATATGATACTGATAAACAGTCCCTTGTTGCTTCAATTATCATTTCGTAACGATGAACATCTATTATGTGTCTTATGGCTGTAATCAAATATCTTCCGCTATAATATGGATTTATGTTTTTACTTCCAGGATCTTTTGTAGAGACAAGTGGTAGATCAAACTCAATTATATCACCAATAGTTAGATATGTGTCTCCAGGAACTACCATTTTCAATTTAAAATAATTCAATTGATTAATTTGAGATATTCTTTGAAGCATCCAAGACTCTACCAAATTTTGCTTTATTGATGGTTGCTTAGAAGATATTGTTGGATCTGTATCATGTCCTCTATTTGTTGGATACATTCTCATAACTGAGTAATAGTTTTCATATATTTTATTTTTCAATCTGTCTTGATACTCATTCTGAAATGAAAATGCCTTTTTATTTTCAACATGTACAGAATTATTAAAGAAGTTTTCATAATTCATTACTGTATCATTTACTTTTAATTTAACAAGATCGACACCTCGTAGAACACTAGAAAACATACCAGACGTTATACCAGATAGAACGTCAAAATTGTTCATGAATTCGTATTTTATTACATCTCGTATTTCACTTACTGAGGTATCATCAGGATAGTCAACGTTTTTGATCTTGTATGTATATTTTCCCTTTGATGATCTTTGAAATAGTGTTTCAAGAGATTTGAAATTATATCCTTGCGTATTTTCATAAAACATAAAATTTGCACCAGAACTTTTTGAACTTGCTGATACTGTTCTTGCTGCAAGCCAACCAATTGCAGCAAATGGATTCATATATGGAATAATGATATCATGAATACCAAATGTCGGCTCTATGTTTTGATTTTGTATTTTTTGCGGAGATACGACCAGTTCTTTGATTAAAATGTCTTTAACTATTTCAGACGTTGTTTTACCCCTATAAGACTTTGAAATGCGTCTTGATGCAGATATGATGTTTTCTTCGGAACAGAAATGAAGCACATAAATTTGATTTGAAGTTGTTGCTGATTTTATTTCACCGCCAGTCATTTTATAAATTCTAAAAATCTTGTCAAAAACAACTTCTCTTTCAGAGCCCGGTTTTCCTACTGTTATTGCAATAAATTCAAATCCCGACAACGGAATTCTTGCAAAAAAGTCTTGAGAATCCGACAATGATATTTGTCCAGAAATTGTAGAATTGTATATGTCTTCAAACATAGATAATTCTATTAATTGTGGATATATGTTTATAAACTCACCATTTGTACTAATGATGTTTAGACTTTTTAAGACAAAACTTTTTTCTGAACTATAATCGTTTTCAAACATTATTTGAAAGCAACTTCAACAATTCATCCTCTAATTGAGGAACATAGATTTTATCTAATATCTTTATATTTCTTTTAGCCTCGTTTGCTTCCTCTTCGTAATCATAATATGAAACAGCATTTTTTGTAGTTACTATTGTAACTGCATTTCCATCTTTCAAATTTACCGTTTCAGTATTTGTTGATGCCAAATTAGCATATGTATTATAATCTAATTTATACTTGTCTATAGTCACTGTGCTTGTAACCGAATCTGTTTTTGTAATTATCTTTTCATAATGATGTGTTGTCGTTTTTGCGGTTGAAATTGAACCGTATTTTGACTCAACATAATCCACGAAATTTTCATATTTTAAAGGCCAATCGTAAAATGGATCAACTATATTGTTTGCTAATAATATTATCCAATGACGGTTTGGATTGTCATAATAATTGAATGCTAAGGATTCTGGCGTATCGTTATCTGTAACAGTATATTTGTAGAATATAAAAGTTTGATTTTGAATACTTTCAAGAATTCTCGTTCTTAAAAATATGTCCGTAACGATCTTGACATTTTTAAAACTTGAATCTACAAGATCATATCCTGTTAGGGGAAAATTTTCAAAATATGCCATTAGTAACCCTTGTCTATTGCTTCTCTGGTTATGAGATTGAGTTCTACAAAACTTAGTCTCATTCGTATTTGCACAGGCATACCATCTTCAAACGTTACAAATGAACCCGAAGATGCATAATCAACTTGCACATCTTCTAAAACACAAGTTGTCATTCGAGGAATATTTGTGTTTTCAACAAATCCACCAGTAGTTTTTCTTAAAAAAGTAATTTCAAATTCTGAAGGCGGAAGAAATAGTACTCCGTTTAAAAGCAGTTCTGGTGCTGAATGTCTTCTAAATTCGTAAATTATTTGCCAAACCATATCGGCTTCTTGACGACTTCTTGGCGCAAAAACAAAATCAAAATTAAATTTTCTTAGTTGAGGGGCTGTATATAATACTTCAATTACAGGATTTATAGCATAACCCATTAGCTGCAAACCAGTTTTTATCGCAGGCGTAACGAAAGTTCTATCAATTCTATTTAACATTGCCGCTCCAGCGAGTAGTGTCATTGCTGTTCCGCCTGCTGCAATTGAACCCAACACCGCAGCTGCAGTTCCTCCAGCAGCAGCAGCGCCAAGTCCCAAATCTCCAGATTGTGATTGTATCTTTGAGGCTGCAGAAGCCGCAAGAGTTCCACTAATTCCTAACTTATCAATAAGACTTGCCTGCTCATATTGCTGTCTATTATCAAATACAACACTATCTGGTACATATAATGAAATTGCTCGTTTTACTCTCTTATATCTTCTTGTCAATCCTAATTGACGAGCTGTTAATCTATCCTGTCTTCTAACTATTGGACCTTTTGCCCCATCGGCAGTCTCTACTTCACCGAGTTCTTGTTCACGGCCTGTTTCTAAATCCTTTGATTTTGTATGAACGTTGATATTGAACAACATGCAATGAGATAGATTTTCCATATCAATCGGATAATTATACGCCGAAAACTTAAATTTGTTTTCAGGAAGAGTTGCTAGAGGTCCAGCACCTTGAGATTGATGACCACCTGCAATATCTCTATCATCTTCTCTTATACTAAATCTATTGGGCTCTGCCATCTAAATATCCTATACTCTTTCCATATATTTATCATGTCGTACAAAGGCCGTTTCATTCCAACAAATAGTAGTAAATATCGCGGGGACCCTACACGGATAATATATCGTAGTCTTTGGGAACGTCGTGTCATGGTCTTTCTTGACGTAAACCCGTCCGTGATGCAATGGTCTTCTGAAGAAATCGTGATACCTTATTTCTCGCCAGTGGATCGAAAAGTACATCGTTATTTTCCAGATTTTTATGTCAAAGTACGCGATAAAGAAGGTAAAGTTCGCGAGATGGTTTGGGAAATAAAGCCCAAAAAAGAGTCAGCACCACCAAAGAAAAGATCGCGTATTACTCAAAAATACATATCCGAAGTTGTCACATGGGGAGTAAACGAAGCAAAGTGGAAAGCGGCTGAAGAATACTGTCTTGATCGGAATTGGCAGTTCAAAGTGCTTACGGAAGAGGATCTAGGAATCAAATAAATATATTCATGGCACTAATAGATAGACTACAAAAAGAATTACAGAAACAGAATCTAGCTGTAAGTTCAAACAAGGCTAGACAATGGATCAAAAATAAAGTTAGAGATCTTACCGGTCTCAGACCAAATACGCTCATGCGTGATTTGAAACGCAAACAAACAACCTTTGATTTAGGGGGAATGTACTTTTTTGTATATAATCCCAAACTAAAGGATAATTTACCATTTTATGATTTATTTCCTCTTGTAATACCCATTGAAACGTACTCGGATGGATTTTTGGGATTAAATCTACACTATTTGGCCCCAGTTCCTCGTGCAAAATTACTTGATGCTTTGAGCGAATTTTCTACAAACGACAAATATGATGATAAGACAAGAATAGCCGCGTCATATCAAATGTTGAAGGGCTTATCTAGCACAGAAGCATTTCGTCCATGCTTGAAAAGATATCTTTCACATCACATAAGATCACAATTCTTGCGTATAAATGCAAATGAATGGGATATTGCAATATTCTTGCCAGTTGAAAGTTTTATAGGCGCAAGAAAACAAAAAGTCTTTTCAGATTCTAGAAAGAAATATCAATGAGTTCATCAGTACAAACTTTCATTTCAAGCATAAACAAATATCATAGTCTACAAAGACAAAGTAGGTTCAAGGTTTTTTTTCCCAGCATACCTAAGTGCTGTCCTACATTAGCAGATCTAACTCTAAGATGCGAATCTGTAGATTTACCCGGAAGATCATTTAACACGTTTGATCATAGAACATATGGTCCAATAATAAAGTATCCAACACAATCTTTTTTTAGTGAAATCACCTTAACTTTTTTATGTTCATCAAATAAATCAGGAAGATTACAAGTTAGAGATGACGGACTGGGAATAAGCGGAAGAAGTATATCCAGTCCGCCTTTTACGGGAATGGACGAAAAAGTCACTTTTGAAAATTGGATGAATTATATAAATTCTTATCCATCAAGATCTAGCACTCCACAAAATCAAGTGTATCATAACTTTAGATATAGAAATGATTATGTTGCACCAATCAATATAATTTGTTATGATACCTCTGACGTAGCATCATATATGATGGATTTTGAAGAAGCATATCCTATTGTAGTTAGTCCAGTTTCAATGACTTGGGGTAGTGAGGAAGTTGCTAGAGTTTCTGTAACGTTCACATATAAGTATTTTAGATACACGAACATGTGCGAGTGCAAAACCGAAGAACCCATACTATACGCAACAACACAGCAAGAGGTTCCTAGAAAATCTGAAGCACAAAGACAAGGTCCTCCAATTACTCCGGAAACTGCTGAAACTCTTCCACCACAAACCAGAGAACAGGGTTTGCTGGAATTGGAAGGATTTCCGGTTAATCCGTCTCTTCCTGGACAACAACCGAATCAATGAAAACATGATTTTGATTTCATGAAAGGATTATAATATGAAATTACCCAAAATTGATTTGCCAACTTATGATTTTGAAATACCTTCTTCTGGTAAAAAAGTAAAATTTAGACCATTTTTAGTCAAAGAACAAAAAATTTTGCTAATAGCACTAGAGTCTGGTAAAGAAAAGGATATCGTAGATGCGGTAAAACAAATAGTTTCTAATTGTATTATCGACAAAGATTTCAAAGTAGATGAAATGTCAACATTTGACATCGAGTATTTTTTCATTCATCTAAGAGCAAGATCAATTAGTGAAAAAGTTTCACTATCTTTTAAATGCAAAAATATGATTGAAGATGAAGAGTGTGGTCATTTGATGGAATTTGAACACGACATTCTAACTGCTACAGTTGAAAAAAATCCAAATCATGAAAAAACAATATTCTTTACAAAGGATATAGGTGTTGTAATGAAATATCCAACATTAAGTTTTGGTGAAATAGGATTAAAAAGTAATAAGAAAAGAAATGTTGAAGATGCTTTGGAATCAATTATTAATAGCATTGACTATATTTTTGACAAAGATAACATATACTACTTAAAAGAAATGAAAAAAGAAGAAATTCTAGAATACGTTGAAAGTATTCCTAAAGCAAGTTTTGATAAGATTCAAAACTTTTTTAATACAATTCCATATGTAAAGTCTATCATAGAACATAAGTGTGAAAAATGTGGTTTTGATCACAAGATACCATTGGAGGGCCTAACAAGTTTTTTCGAATAAGCCTTGGTCATGAAACGCTAGCGAACTATTTTCAAACAAATTTTTCAATGATGCAGCATCATAAGTATAGTTTAACAGAACTTGAAAATATGATACCTTGGGAAAGAGACATATACACAGTATTATTGATACAGTATATTGAAAATGAAAATCAAAGATTGAAAGACTTAAACGCAGCAAGAAAAAAGTAAATGATCAAGGACAAATAAAGCAGGAAAAATAGATGGCAAGAAGACGCAATACAAACACGCGCAGAGTATCATTTCAGGGTAAAAGCCCCTTCGCAGAAGGAAGTACCGCTGCTAAAATTGACTATGCAATAACAAGAAAAGTTAGAAGTGCATACACAAAACTTTTTGGCTCTGAATTTGAGCCGTTATATCCAGATAGACAGACAAAAACATCAAGTTCAAGTCCAACAGGAACCTCTAGAGAAGTTGAAGCATTTAGACAAAATGCAACAAATGCACATGTTAAAAATGTAGATAGACAATTGGGTGAAATAAAAGGTATCTTGACAGAAATGTCAAAGACACTAAAGGAAATAAAAACAGCGGTTGAAGAAGGTGGCGGGGGTGGAATATTAGAAACACTCTTTGGCGGAATGAGAAGACTTCTTCCTGGAGGCCATGGTGGTGGTGCGAGTGCAGCTATTCCTGGTGGTAGACCAACTTCAGCAATGATTCCTGGGGCACAAAATTCATCAGCAATGAATCTTGTAGAAGGCTTAAATGATTTTATGAATCCTGCCGTTCAAGAACTAGAAGCAATAAGAGAAAAATTAGAATCTCAAAATACAATAGCAGTAAAGTTCTCAAAGTCATCAGATTCGGCAAAAGATCTAGCCGAAATTGCTAAGAATATTGGAATAATTGAAAATCAAACATCAAAAATTGATCCATCAAAACTACCTCCGGGCTGGAAACACGATCCTAGTACTGGAGCAACTTATCTTGATAAGTCTAACTTTACAAAAGTTCCAATAGAACTATCTGGCGGACTAGGTGTTCGTGAAATGCCAAAATCCGCTCAACCCACAATTCCTATACAACCAGCCGTGCCTGGCGGAAGTGCAGTAATTCCACCACAGCCCGTTCAGCCAATACAGCCATCTCAACCCACACCACCAGTTGAACCAACAAATAGAGCAGATAGAGTTGGTGGAAGAAGAGGCAGTGATCATATAGGATATGGACACAGATTAACAGATGAAGAACTAAGAACAGGTAAAATAAAATTACCTGATGGAACAGAGTTGGATGTAAACAAGGGAATAACGAAAGAAGATGCCGAAAAATTATATCAAAGTGATAGATCAAAACTCGATGACTTGACAAGAAAAACTCTGAAAAATAAAGGAATTGATCTAGACAAACTACCACCACATGTACAAGATGTGATGAAAGACCTAGGGTTTAATGGACCTGCAATATTCAATAAAAATCCAAAGATAGTTGAAGGATTAAAAAAAGGTCAAACAACAGGCGACTACGGCGATCTTGCTGAAACTGTTAGAGGTTCGATGCACACAGCCGATGGAAAAGTATTAGGTGGATTAGTAAAAAGAGCAAATGATAGGGCAGATGCAATATTAGATCCAAATAAAAAACTCGATACAAAAAAGTTTGAAGGTCTTGAAACGGAATTATATGATCCATTAGTTCCTAAAAATAAAAGAACAAATAACTTACAACAAGCACAGGCACAATCACAACCGTTTGTTGGTCCTGCAAATAATTTTGGAAAAATAACTTTACCATCACAACCACAATTACCCGTTTCTCCGGTCATGGATCCGAATACAGGAAAAATGGTTCCAATACAACCAAACACATCTTCTGATGGATCGATTCAACCTTCAACAGGATCTGGTCCATATAGACCACAACACATGCAGAACTTACCACCGGATTTTGATCTTAATAAAATGCCACCTAGTGGTCTACCAGTACCGCAATCTCGTCAGACAGGTCCAGTTCTTGGTGCGATGGAAGCACAATTAGCGGGCGCAAGAGACGAAACTCAAGCCGGCGGTGCACCAACAATAATAAACAACACAACAAATAATGCACCTTCGATTGGTGCTGGTGCTCAACAAGGACCCGTTGCAAGTATTAGAAATGAAGAAAGTTCTCTTGTTAGAATGCAAAACATGATAGCAGCTGGTGCGCTGTCATAAAAAAGAGGGGAGTTTTTGCTCCCCTCTTCCATATTGACTCAGTCTTCCCGAGCCAACTTCTCAAACAACTTCATATCATCGTCGTCATCATCTCCACTCCAAGGCGGAGTCTCCTTTGAAGATGACTTTTCATCTGAAGCCTTTGTCTTTGGTGCAGGCGCTGCACCATCAAGACCAAGAACACGATTCAACTTGGTCTTGAGTTCGTCATAACTCTTGAAGTTCTTCGGATCAAGGAATTCCTTGAGTGAATATTCCATCTTCCAAAGTTTCTCAAGTTTCGCATCATCACCATCATAAAGTGCTGAAGACTTCTCAAACTCGGACTTATCGTAATTTGGATAACCTTCAAACTTACGAACCTTCAACTTGAAGTTTGCACCAGCCCAGAAATCAAAAGGATTGGTTGCCTTCTCGTCATCAAACTGAGGATTCATTGCTTCGGTGATCTTGTCAAAGATCTTCTTGCCAAACTTGAACAAGAATACCTTGCCCTCGTTGTCTGGATTCTTCGTATCGCTAATGACAAGAATGTTGGCGATATACTTCAAGCGACGCTTCTGCTTGCGAGCAATCTCCTTGTTAGCCTCAATACCAGAATTCCAAAGAACCGAGTTATGCTCAGACACAGGATCTTTCTGACCCAGAGTCGTCAACGAATTCTCAATGTACCAGCCGCCAGGACCCTGGAAGCCATGATCAAAGATACGAACCCAAGGAAGCGCATCATCACCATCAACTGCTGGCGCAGGAAGAAAGCGAATGGTCGCAAAGCCGTTACCAGCCTTATCAAGTTCTGGCTTCCAAAAACGTGTATCTTCAGAAGAATTTGTTGCGGGAGCGTTGAGTTTCTCTAACTCGCGTGCCAGCTTGTCAATCGAACCGCTGGACTTCTTTAGTGCTGCAAATGTAGACATTGTATTTCCTTTCGTATGCGTTGTATGTTTTGTATATCAGCTTGTTCACATGATTCATAATAATCACTATTATATATCATGCGTTGAATTGAAGTCAAGAACAAAGTTCATTTTTGATGATCTTTTTCATGCTCTCCAAATCAATTCTCTGCAAAACAAATGGAGTATACTTCTCGCATTTGAATGCAAAATCGGGCCATATGATTTCGTCCTTGATGCGACGATTCCACATGGGTAAAAAGTTTATCACACCATTAATGATCACAAGAGTTTCCAAAGAAATATTCTCTTGCATCACCATAGTCAAGAGCGGAGGATAAGAATCACCAGGATCAAGAATCCTATCCACAGTACATTCATTATCATGCGCCCAATCTAAAATCTTTTTCAAGTCCTGCTTGAAATTGTATGTCAATGCTTGAAATCTTTTTTGATACTCAATCAAAATATCTTCTGCTTCTGGCTCAAGAAGAGCCAGCGAATACAATGAACTGTTCGTTCTCAAAACAAGTTGATTGTTCTTTGAATATGATACACTATACAATACATTTGACAATGACAAATCAATGAATGTATCACGATCATACATCTTGGCCAATCTATAGAAAGCAAACTTGTCCCTTCGGGCAAGAAACGCTTTCTCGGTTATTTTCACGCTTCCACCACTCTTGAAGTAGTTGAAACTCTTGCGAACAAAGTGAAGTCTGATCGCCTGAAATAACTTGTATGCTTCTATAGCAACAATTTTCATACGGGAAGCGTATTACTCTTTGGAAGAAGATTGAGCTGTGATGCATCATATGCAATCTTGGCCTTGAGCGATTGATTGATGAGATTTGTCACAGACTCAATCTCCAATGAATTGACCTCACAAAAATGCGTGATGGCATCAATGTAGTTTAGGTCTTTTTCCTTCACGATGCTTTCAATGTTTTTGGCAAAGGAAAGCATTTCATCCTTAGTGGGCATTACATGGACCTCAAACGATAAAAGATATGATCATCAATACGCACAGTACGTTCAACCTTCTTCCACTTTGACCAATCTGGTCTCACATAGTGAGCATGAAAGAAAACCGCACCATATGTAACGTCTTGAATTTCATTATACTCTGAAAGTAACTCGTTTGCAAGGGCAATTGATTCAGCCCACGCAATCTGCTCGTCGTAGTTCTTGTTATTTGCAGGATTCTTCTTTGCATTTGCTGTGCAAACCCAAGAGAACTGGCAACCTTGAAACACGACCTTGCAAACGCTGTCATGCCATAGACCAGCATTGACACGATTGATCACGACAAAGCCAACCGCAATCTTTCCATCAAGGGACTGATTGCGAGCCTCCCAATATATCGCCTTAGCCAAACACTCTCTTTCCTTCGGATCAACATATACCATCTTGATCTCAGGCTCTTCCAGCTTATACTCGCTAAGATCTGGAAGTTCGTGTCTATACTCATAAACCTTGTCTGTGTCGGGTAATTGAGCATAGGCTTTTGGCGCAGTATCGTATGGATACTGTCTCAAAGCAAGAGTGCTAGCCAATAGGACTAATCCTATTGCCAGTAGTTTCTTCATGGTAATTAGTCGCGTGTTGCTAGATAGCAAACATAATTTTCCGTGCCATACTGTCCATAAGAAAGTTTATAGACATTCTTCTGCTTCTTGGCACGATTCAAATTGACCGAACGCAGATTCTTATAGGTGCATTCGTTATCAGTTGCGAAAGACAATGGTCGCATAACATAGCAAGATACTTCAGTCATCGTGATTACTCCTCTACGATTTATGAAAGTGGTGGGATTCTGTTGCCAGGTCCCCACCGAACCCCGTTCAGGCTGCTAGAGCCATCTCAGATGCGTAATTATCGTTTGCATCTATTGTTTGGACTAATTGACGGTCGTTCCTTACCGATTACCTCCGACAACCTTTACGCATCTGTCGATCCCTTACATCCCCATTAGTAGATACAATGCTCATCACCTTTATCGCGACTATTATGTGATGGGTTGCACTCTGTTCGCGTGTGCCATGCAACTAGCCCCTCACATTGTATCTACTGGTGGAGATGCCGGCATTGAAGCCGGGTCCAGCCTGCTTATTGCGTCGTCATCAACAGCAATATCCATAGTATAATCTAATATTTAGGGATTGTCAAGAACTGAAATAAATTCCATCTTGTACTTGGTCAAGTCCGCTTGAATGCAACTAGGTTCAGTCTCATTGGATGCAAACAACAGCACACCAAGATTTATTTCCTGACCAGTTCTTTCCTCAAACGCAAGAGAATATGCGGATAACTGCATGAAATACTTCTTGACCTTATCCATGCTGGAATCAACTTCAGACTTCGTAGTCTTGAAGTCCATGATTGCAGGATGCCCATCAAATGTACCAATGACATCGCATCGTCCGGCAAATTGATATGTGTCACAATACAACTGTGCTTCAATCGCATAAATCTCATCTATCCGATCAATATACTTGCACAATTCTACAAACATGCCTTGAACATCCGGCATGTGTCCACGCATCGGTCTTTCTTCATTCAATAGATATCGCTCACATATTTCATGAAGATTGGTGCCACGACGAGCAGATACTTTGGAAACACGATTTACTTCTTCTTCACCAACTCTCTTTTGCCACTCACGCAAACTTTCGTTTGGTAGACGCGAGAGAATGGTAGTGACGGAAGGATACACATTACCTTCTGGAGTCTTGTAGTGTCTCCTTCCGTCAATATATTCTTCCGTCAACTGCGGAAGATTCACAAATGCATGACGAAACTTCTTCATTACTGTGCCAATGAAAACAAGAAGTTTAGGAAAATCAATCCAATTGCCAAATATGTAAAGACGCACATCCAAGCATTGAATGCATTTGGCCAAGTGAGCATGATTGTCCTCATTAATTGCATGATCATCCAAATGATCAAAGGCGCAGCATAAATCAACATATCAAACGTATCCTAACTCCAGTTTGGAAATAATGTATGATTTGACAAGTGCGGAACGAACAATGTCTTCCTTTCCGAACTCAATCTTTTCAAAACAAGACATTTTATCAAGAATATTCATGAATGTCAAGAGTCCTCGCTTTTCCTCATGCTTGGCCAAATCAGTTTGCCTAAAGTCACCACAGAAAACAATACGACAGTTGTTTCCAACGCGAGTCATCACAGTATCCAATTCCTGACCTATCATGTTCTGACATTCGTCAACAATGATGATCGCATCATTGAATGTAACACCGCGCAAGAATGATGTCGTATTGAAATCTACAAGTCTCTTGGTCTTTAGAATCTCATATCCATCACCACGACTGAAAAGATCATCGCAAATCATCTTGTATGGATCTTCATAGACTCTGGCTTTGTCTTTTGCAGTTCCTGGAAGAAATCCCATGTCGCGTGATGGAACGACACTTCGTATGATGACTATTTGTTTGTATCTTGATTTGTTTAGCACCTCGTTTAGTGCAAGATAGAGAGAGATATATGTCTTGCCTGTGCCTGCGACGCCGTGTAGAAGAAGGTGCTTGCCCTGCTCAAAGGCCTTGAATGTTGATGATTGATTGAGTGTTAGTGGAGAGATTGTTCGTAGAGAGAAATGATTTTGCTGTTGCTGGTTTTGCAGTCTCTTCTTTTTCTTTGACATGTACGCCTCTCTGAAATGACAAAGAGGATCCTGCATTTTCGCGAGATCCTCTTTTGGTGTTGAATACTGTTCTATACACGGGAGAAATGGGACTAATCACTCACCACTCTCTCGGAATACCGAATTTGGAATTGATCTTGTTTCCATGAATCTTTTCCTTCATGCGACCAATAACTCCTTTTTGGAAATCGGCTGGCGGCTTCGTGATTCCAAGATGAACTGAATCGCCGATAGACATTTTCGTCACAGCCTGCTTGATATGCTTGTTCTTCTTTAGATACTTTTCCTTCTCAGCGATGGACATCTGCATCTCAAAGATCTCACCAGTCTCTTCATTGATGAAGTCATACGTTGGCATTATATAATCCTGGGTTAGAGTTGAACATGCTATTATTTATGCTTATTATTTCTTTGTGGCTATTTCTGCAACTTTAGGATAGATTTCTCTCCAAGAACCGCCACCATAAAGTTTTTCGGCTTCATCCAATTTGGACACAAGCATGTCTTTTGCTTGTATTGAAGGTTGAATATTTGAACTACTTAGCCAAGAATTTAATTCGTTTAAAACAACTTCACCAGAAAATACAGTATCAGCTCTAACCAATTTTAACATTGTCTCTATTTCTTTTTTAAAAGAAGAAAACCATTCTATTGGACAAAGTTGTTTTGGAAAATTTACTACAGATGAAGGAAACCATATTGGTATTTTATTCATTTTTTTTGAGGTTAGTTTTACAAAAGCACCAACACCACACATACTTTCTAGAGTTAAAGGTGTTACAGTAAGGGCGGCACCCATTGTTAGCGGCAAAGAACCAAGTCTCATCCAATTTTCTTTCATGAGATTCCAATCACAGCCTTGTCTTTGCCACTCTTGTTGAGCACCAATTCCATCAATACTACATCTTAGCATGACTGTATTATTTTTTGCAATAAGTTTTTGCAACAAATCAGTTTGTTGTTTCCATTTGTTTTCGGGTGTGTTTATGTTTGTATTAAATACTATTCTTGTGTCTTTTAAATTTAATTGTTCAATAAGTTCGTACAAATTATTGTCTAAAAATGGTTCACCACCTGTAAATGTTATGCCACGACCTTTGGTAAATCTGGGCATTTCTCTATTCAACCAATCAACAAATTGTTGAAAAACTTTTTTATAATCAGCAGTAGACGTAAAATTACTCATAAATTTTTTATCATATTGTTGTACCGTAGGAACACCATTTATGTCATTTTTAACATAAGATCCTTTTCTCTGGGCCCAAATAGTACTAAATGGAGCATCACAATATCTACATGCTAAATCACAAATATTACTAAGTTTTATTTCTAAAATATCTTTATTACCAAATTCACTGGAGTCTTTATATGTTTTTAAAGAATGATGACGAGGACTTAGAAATCCAGAATCTTCTAATTTCCAACAAAAATGACAGTCTTTATGTTTTATATTATTGCTAGCTGCATGTCTACGATCCTGCATTTCTGCACCATTGAACCAATCAGCACCAGCAGCCATGGTCCTTGGAGTGGTGTGACAACACATTTTCCAAACAAGTCTATCTAACTCTACGAAGTAATAATCATAGTTTCTCGCACAAAAAGTAGAACTCATTCTATATTTCCAAAAAATAATACAATTTATTTATTGTACCATGACGGTACATCACGCTTCTTCCACGCAGCCATTCGTGCCTTGGCTCCACGATAATAATTGTGATATGATGCAATGCTGTCACCATTCACCTTGTATTCATCTGGCATTGCAGGAGTTGGCTGCGTAAACTTATTCACAGGAATATTTGCAGGAGCAAATTGCAAATATGGAACAAGTTTACGACAGACATGTTCCTTCTCATAACGATACGAATATTCGTCCATCAGGCATGTAAACAAATTGAAAAGCCAACTGTAGTTTTCATTGTTTTCTCGCGACCAAACCGCAGATGGATGATTCATGTGCGTAGCCTGATAGACAATTGCATCACGATCATTTGGAAAACGCGAATCATTTGGCAATGACCAACGCTTGATATTACGCCAACGTGCAGGAGACGATCCTGCAATAAGACGTTTTTCAGTCGTCGGCGTGCCATCAATTACGCGATGAGCAGTGGAAAGCAACTGTGCGCTTTCCAGAATCATCTTTACGCAATGCTTGTCAACATGCCACTCGGCACATTGAACGGGATCATGGGAGAGATAGAAGATATTCATGGTTATAAATATATCATAGTTGAGAGGGAATGTCAATCATGGAAGAACAGAACGAACAAGAAAACAACACCGAACTTTTGTTGGAACAAGAACTCAATGAGCAATTCATGGGCAAATCAGATCTTGTCCGTTCAATGCATGTCGTTCTAGCCAATACATTCAGCATGTATCTACTTGCACACAAGTATCATTGGAATGTAGAGGGTCCTTTCTTCTCATCATATCACGATTTCTTTGGAAAACTATATGAACAGATCTTTGAAGAAATTGACAAGACAGCAGAACAAATTCGTGCATTGGGAAGTTATGCACCAGGCACATTCAAGGAATTTGAAATGATGTCGACCATGTCAGATTCTTCAGAAGTGCCTGGCCCAAAAACAATGTTTGCTCGTCTATTTGCTGCAAACACCTCAACCCATGATTCGTTGATTGCTGCCAGAAGTTTTGCCGAGAGAGATAGTAACTTCGGTCTTGTCAATTACCTAGAAGATCGCCTCGACAAACATGCAAAAATTGGATGGATGCTCAAAAGCCACATGGTTGGCCAAGACATCTCAATGAACATCCGTCCAACAGACTGATTACTTCGTATCCCTATCGTGCGATACTGACATGTTGTCATCAGCACGATCAGAACCACCCGCACTATACATGATAGAAGAATCATCAATTATGTCCTCAGCAGGCGCATCGGGATCATCAAGAAAATTATCCTTTACGACCTCAACATCATCAACCCAAGTGAATCCTGCTGAACGAAGAAACTGAGCAAGATGATATGTGATATTCGTCATCTCTTCAGCTTCAAACTCATATGTCACAGTTGCTCCAAGAGCATCATTCGTATCATCAATGCACTTCAAGATATACTTTGCCATAATATTTCTCCTCACTTTACTTTGTTTAGTTCATCTTCAACTATTGCAGAAGTTACTGGATAGTAACCGTCCTTGATGTTTACTTCTTGTCCCTCTTTAGAAAGAATGAACTTGATGAATTCAAGTCTCAGAGGATCCATCTTTTGGGTTGGATTCTTGTTTACATAGACAACGAGGAATCTTGCTAGAGGATAGTCGCCACTCAGCACGTTTTCTTCGGTTGCCTCAAAGCATTCGCTTCCTGGCTTGCTTGCAATTGGAACTGCGCGAACGTCAGCAGTCTTGTACCCAATACCAGAATAGCCAATTCCGTTTTTATCAGATGCAACTCCTTGCACCACCGTAGAACTTCCTGGCTGTTCCTTTACAGAATCCTTATAGTCGCCATTGAATAGAGCGGTTTCCTTGAAAAACCCATAAGTTCCAGATGCAGAGTTTCTACCATAAATACTCATGACTCCTGCGTTGGTCACACCAACTTGAGACCAGTTAGTAATATCCCCTACATAACCGCCGCGACGATTCTTGGAGAAGATGGCGTCAACTTGCTGAAGGGTCAAGCACTTGATTGGATTATCCTTGTGAACATAGACAGCTAGACTGTCAAGGGAAACATTGATAGCTGTGGGCTTATAACCAAACTTCTTTTCAAATGCATCAATCTCAGCGCCTTTCATTAGGCGACTCATTGGACCAAACTGAGCTGTTCCTGCTACGAGAGCTGGTGGAGCAGTAGAAGAACCTTTTCCTTCAATTTCAATCTGAACATTTGGATAAACTTTTCTAAAACCTTCAGCCCAAAGTGTCATCAGATTGTTGAGTGTATCAGAACCGATTGACTTAATGGTTCCTGATACAGCTGGTACCGATGAGTATGCTTTCAAGTTTGGATCTAATGTTTGAGCGTAAACGGACGCACTAAAGAGAACTGATAGTGTAGAGATTATGATTTTTTTCATTGACCACTCCTGTTTGAAGGAAATAAGTGCCTCACCAGTATGTAGGCCTCATTCAATGACAAACCAAACTCCCTGGAGATAATTTCATGGAACTGTAATCTAGGCTCGGGCATCACCATCCATGCTCGCCACATCTGATAGATGCGACCATCCTGACGATCCGAGATCTTGTTCATGATGCGATCAAATTCAGTCACCATTCACCGACCTGCTTTTTCAGACGATAATAATCGTCAGCCAACTGTTCCAATGACAAAGACTCGCCATCAGGAAATGTAAATGCAAATTCAATTTGATATTGCAGCTGAAGCCTCTGCTTTTCAAGAAACTCAATCTCCGCGACAGCATTGTCCAATGACTGCTGATATGCATGAATTGCTTTGGACAATTCTCGCAGATTGTCCTTGATCTGTGTATTGGTTCTGACTAGAGGAGAATTATCGTGTTTCAACATCAAAACGCCCCATCGTTATATTCTTCTGTCCACGAATCTCCGAATTTCTATATGACCAGCATTGACCATTGCTGTCAAGAAAACAAACCCAAATAAGATCATGCTCAGGACCATAATCAATTACCATCATGGCCTGAGCATTACCCTGCGGTGTGACAACAGGAATGGAAGGATGCAGCTGGACGATCATTCTGCGACCAGCTTGTCTTCCACGATCTTGACCTGGGTCAGCTTCGGTAGAACACCGCCAACATCACCAGAAGAATTAGCCCAGCCATACTTAGTATAATCTCGACCCCCATCAATGAATACGGATCCATCATTGCTCCTCCTATAATCATGTCTATATCTGGACACTACAACTTCGCCATCGTTCGCAACAACACCAAGCATCGGCTGCTCAGTCACCGAAATCGCATTGGTAATGTACACGCCAACATCACGACGAAACACACCAAAGTAATGTGAATGTCCCTTGGACACATCAGGATTCGGCTGATAGAAAACATCTACAGGAGTATCATTCCAGCTTCCGTCGCGACGCTTCGTGCAGAAGTATCCGACATATGTTCCGCCGTAGTGCTCCTGAACCATCTTCAGTCCATTTTTGGAGAAATGGAATCCTTCGGTGGGCTTGATGAAGTACTTTTCCATGGTACATTGAACCTTTCACGAACCATATCAATGAATCTATTATAGTCAATGCGATCAGCGCCGTCAAGGACTTTTTTCTGGGGATTTTCGCATTCACCCAACATCACCAAAATTTCCATGACGACGAGTTTGGTATAAAACTCTATGCTTGGTTCTGGACAAATGGAATCGGAGTATTCTCGGCAATACCATCTCTTGGAGATATTATCATAAACGAATAGGTCTTGCCTTGGATCCCTTAGGATCTTGTCTATGTTTATGTTCATGTTCTGAAATCCACATCATTGGAGTGTCTGTATGTTTCATCAGATACATGATATACGAAATTATTTAGCGAACAGCGTCACTCATCATCAAATGGCAAATAACCACTGTACTCGGTGACATAATGCAGAGCTGCTTCTTCGGCACGATCACGGCTCTCAAATACAAGCCGCTTCTCTTCCTCAATCCCAGCCTCATACAAATGAACCACATAGTTCTTGTGCAGGTTGGAAATCACTTCAACAATTCTATAAGATCTCATTTCAACTTCATCCCTGGCTTGCCAATCATCAACTTGGTGTGCCACGCATCACCAATCTTTCTCTGATAAAAATGATCTCTATATTCTGGATGTCTTTGTAACTCAGGATCATTCTCTGGTGGGCGACGAATCTCCTCACCTGGAGACAAATGCTTGTGTACATGATGATATGGAACAACATGCTTGCCCAACTCATCTGCACCAACTACTCTCTTGGTGAATGATAGAGCAGCGGAAGATCTCTCGCCATATGCACGACCACGCTTCAGATCATCACGAAAGATCTCAGCAACACCCTTTTTACCTTCTTCCGAACCATCGGAAGCAGTAGCAACGGACTTGCGCCCATCCTTGTCCTTGTAGAAGACAGCAGAGACGATCTTGCCACCCTTCTTCTTCAGCTTCCACATCGGAATGTTCTTGATCATGTCGTGCTTGTCGCGGAAGCCAGAGCCATGAATGCCTCCGATCTTCTCATAAGCCTTCTGCAGCATACCATGAACCTCATCAGCATATTGATGCTTGCGAGGATCATCATGCAACAAATTGACGAAACGCTCTTCTAGAAATCTTTTGAATGTATCCATACGAATATTTATGCATCGTATGGAATTCGCGTCTCCCTCTCCTGATGCCACTTGACATGCGAGGTCGGAAAGCCATCGCGGAACCAACCCTCAAGGAAGTCCTCGCCAAAATCCACAGCGTCTTCCTTCGTCGCGAAGAAATCTTCCCACACGCAATCATCTCCCTCAAAGAGGAAGATTTGGAAACCACAGCGCCCAGGAAACTCCTCAAGCACAGGATCAATATCGTAGGACCTACTAGACATTTTCAAAACTCTCCATGGTAGGAAAAGACATGTCCAGTCCATTAGACGGAGACCATGTCGCGATAACTCGCCCATCGCGCTTTACAGTAGCAGTAAAGTTGTGTGTGCGAAGATGATCCAGAACATCATGAAAATGCGCGAACTCAGCGTCCGCGCTTTCCAGATTGGTGAAGTGTATCGTGTACATCATGCTGTCATTATGCACCAAACTATTGGAAATGTCAAGCGTCTTTATTACCGCACAAGTCTTTTCCAGAATGCATGAAACACAGCGCGGAAACACCATCAACCTGAGGTGTCCAGACAGATGCATGATTCCAACAATCCAACTGATCGCACAATCCAAGGATATCCTTCATCTTGCGATAATCCTTCGCCTTCAATGCTGCGACCAGATCATCCTTCAGATTTAGATCAAACTCATTGGAAATCGTCATGCCATCAGCACACAGTGGAACATACGCAGACGTATCCAGTCCAAGACGAGTGTAGATCAGATATCGAAAAGAACCGCCATCTTTCGCATGATCCACGATATGCTTCATGACCCATGCGACCAGAGCAATCTTCGTCTCCATGTCAGTCGCGTCTACTTTTTCCCGAATCCAGTTTTCCACGTTTCGTCATCCTCTCAATGCGAACCAAGCATTCTGCCATTATAGACAACCGCTCGTTCTTTGTCAAGCATGTCCACTCGGCAATCTCGCGGCGAGTGCGCCCACATCCAATGCAATGCGTCGTCTTCTCGTCAATCACGCAAACCTTGACGCAGGGTGTTTCCATCTTACGCACAAATGCTTCCCGTAATCGTCATGATGAACCTATCCTCATATCCAAGATTTGCAGCCGTGTGCAGTTCATGCGTATCCCATGTCACGATTGAACCCTGCTCCAAATGGTAGAATGGAGTGTCCTCAACGATCAATACATGACCAAAGCGCGGTTCCGTCAATGTAATCCAGATTCGTATGACATCAATGCCATTCATGGAATCCTTTGGAACGTATTCGAGATTTCCATTGTTGTCCACGAGATTGTACTTGTAGTTGATGTAATAGTCCTTGTGTGGAATGTGTATTTTTCCCGGAGAAGAACGCTTTACGTCAATGCGACAATCCTCACGACGCAACTTGAAATGATCCAGAATTTCCTGTGGAACCAAAGCATCAATCTCAGCCGACGTATAATTCGTGTATCCAGATTCCTGATGATTTTCATAGTGCTTCAGAATCAGGTATTCTCGGTCATCAGCAAACATGCTGCGATCCTTGATCGCAGCTGACTCCTTGATTCCACCTTTTGTGCGACTAATGGATGATAGAGTTCCATTAGGTCCAATTGGATGTTTATGTAGACCTGGCATCACCTCTTTTGTGCGACTGACAAACGCAGGTGTACCATCACGATCACCTCGCGTCTCCTCGGCAGATTCCATGGAGATCGCACATGCAATCAACTTGTCGCATGTCTCCTTGTCCATTTTCAATTCATGCAGCTTCATTTCATTTTACCTTTCTTGCAAGTTCCTTGTATCCAGCTGGCGTCGGATGAACACCATCCTTGGATATATCTGTAATTGGCACGACCAAGTCACCACGCATGTCAGCGACCTCACGCACCACGTTTCGTATCTCGGGCTTTATCGCGGGCAATATCCAAAACACGAGATCGGCACGAACCTTCTCGCGGAGACGCATCAGTTCATACTTGGTAACCTTATCGGACCAATCATTGGAGCCAAGGGATATGACAACGACTTGTGCAGACAAATCCTTGTTCAGGTATGTACGATTCCATTTCTCCGATGTCCATCCGACATGTGCATATGACGCACATTCAATGCGATGCTGCTGTATGCCAACAGCAATGGAATCACCCAAGATCAAGCACTCTATCATTCCTTCCTCCAATAAAAAAAAGGAGGCTCCACGACTGTAGAGCCCCCCACAATCTCACATGTTACTTCTTGGCAGCTGGCGCTGGTGTCTTCTTTGCATCAGCATTCTTCTTTGGTGCCTTCTTCTTGTTGGCAGCGTCAGTCTTCGCAGCAGGAGCCTTTGGTGGATCAGCAGCCAAAGCAACACCAGTATTCAGAGCAAAAATCGTAGCAATAGCAAATGCGAGTGTTCTCATGTGTATTCTCCATTGAGAGACATGTAAGGGGAACATCCCCTATACCTATCTATAACGCAGCGTACCATCACCAGAATCCATTACAAACCATTCATGAACCACTTGTAATATCCTGCTTCAGAGCAGTCAAAACAATGTTGAGTGTTTCCAAAACAGGAATATACACTTCATTCCAGACCGGACCAGAGACACGAGGCGTGACTTGATGGCTGACGGGTGGAGCTGAACTAGATGCTCGATTCCAGACCGGATCGTTGACAGAATTCATGAGTTCACATCCTGCTTCAGAGCAATCAAAACATTATTCGGCTCCCTCCAAACAGGCATATAGATTTCACTCCTGATTCTATCCCAGAAGGGATGCGACACTTGACGCCAGATGACTAGAGTTGGAGTTTGAACCCAAATCATACTCTTGACAGAATTCATAACGTATCTCCGACTTGATCCCGAACTTGATTCCAGATTTGATTCTCGACTTGATCCAAGACTTGATCCTCGACTTGATTCCTGACTTGAAGCCAGACTTGAAACCAGACTTCTCGATCAACATGTTTCATGATTGATACCAGACTTGAGCCCAGATTTGATTCATGACTTGATTCTCGATTTGATCAAAGACTTGATGCCAGACTTGATGTCCGTCTTGAATCCTGACTTGATCCCAGACTTGATTCCTGACTTGACGCCAGACTTGGTCATGAACTTGATCTTTGACAGACTTCACAACGTATCTCCGTCTTGATTCCAGACTTGACCCCAGACTTGAGACAAGACTTGATTGGAGACTTGATTCCCGACTTGATCCCTAACTTGATACCAGAATTTAGACTTGACAGACTTCATGATTGAATCCTGATTTGATACAAGACTTGATTCCAGGCTTGATGATCCTCGACTTGAAGGAAGACTTGATTCCCGAATTGATCACAGACTTGATTCCAGACTTGGAGCCAGGCTTGATGCTGATGCCAGATGACTGGATGTGGAGTTTGAACCCAAATCATACTCTTGACAGAATTCATGATTGATTCCTGATTTGAATCCGGGCTCGATTCCCGACTTGATCCCAGACTTGAAGCCAGACTTGATTCCCGGCTTGATCACAGACTTGAATCCCGACTTGATCCCAAACTTGATCCCAAACTTGATTCCAAACTCGATCCCAAACTTGATTCCAAACTTGATCTTTGACAGAATTCATGACTTATACCTGACTTGATTCCAGACTTGAATCCAGACAATCCAGACTGGATTCCCGGCTTGATCACAGACTTGAATTCTGGCTTGATCCCAAACTCGATCCCAAACTTGATCTTTGACAGAATTCATGAGTTCACATCCTGCTTCCATATCTCTTGAACACAGCTCCAGCTAACAGGATGAATCATTGATGAAACACCATTCAAAACATCCATGTTGCTATCAAATTTGAACCCTCTGAACCCTACATTCATCCATATATGAGCATGTAGAATACTATGAAGAGGACTCAGAATATCAGAATGAATGTTTTCCACGATAATACCTATTGTTCATACCCTACACTAGGTAGTGTATCATTCCAAAAACACATAGTCAAGAACAAAGTACGGGGTAGAACTTAGCGGAATTCCACAGAGATTTGACGGGGGGTATGTAGAACAATAAGGGCGCACAGAGAAATACGGGGAGAACTTAGAGGAAAAAACACAGAAACTGACGGGGGGTGCAGAATCGTGCAGAGATATGCAGACCCCCACAGCGAAAAAATGGGACGCGCTCTGAACCGGTGTGGTCGCTAAAAGAGTGTCTTCCCAAACCCCATATAGTTTTCGCCTTATGTAAAGGTCTGTACAGCCCCGGTGGTGTTCACGCTTCGCTCTGTGCTTTACACCACCGGGGCGCCACCTCACGCTGCCTGCCAGCTCGCCGGCTTGCGCCACGACACCTCCTTCATGCCCCAGCGGATCAGCTGCATGTCAGCCTCGGCTTCAGCCTGCTGGCGGATGCGCGCCAGATCCTCGTCGGTGACCTCATAGGGCGCCGGCACCTTCGCCAGGTCCAGGTTCTTCACCCACACCCAGATGGTGTTGGTGTAGCGGTCGAAGGTCTTGCCATAGCGGCCCTGGACGGTGGTCTTCTGACCATCGAGGGCGATGCAGGCCTTGGGCGCCAGGTGGGAGCGCCAGCCGGTGGAGTAGGGCATGTCCTTGATAAAGACCACCTTCCCCACCTTGCCGATGTCCTTGCGGCCACGCTTGACCAGGACGACGGCGCCGGTGCGGACGGCCATGCGCTCCTCTTCCTTCTTGGCCTTGAAGGCCTCGAGGAGGCGGGTGTGGTTGCGGGCGATGACGGAATCGCGGTAGCGGGCGATCAGCTCGGCCGGCGCGTCCACGGTGGCGTGCTGGGGCTGGGTCTTGCTGGAGAATTCGGAATTGTCCAGCGAGAGGGTGCCGAACTTGCCGGCTTCCTCATCCCACACCAGGGCGCGCTGTTCGTGCGCCCACACATCCGACATGATGCGGATGCACTCGGACCAGACAGCCAGGGTCGCGCCCTTGAAGGCGTCGGTGCGGTAGGTGAAGGGGGTGGTGGAGTGGTCGTGATACGTCACGGTCATAGGGATCTCCTTGGTTGGGATGGGGTGGTTGCTTACTTGAACAGCCACGTCGCGAGGTAGGTAAAAGCCACGGCCGTATTGAACAGGTGGCAGGCGATCACGATCCGGTTCATCTCTGTCTTCCTTTCCTTGATCATGTACTCAGTATAGGGCGGATCTGGCGCCAGGTCAAGGCTGGAAAAGCCGTGTCAGATCAATGGCTTAGATCAGTCCTGCGCCAGCTGGGCCTCGAGGTCCTCGAGGCTCTCCACGTCGGCGTGGACCCAGTAGATCGGGCTTTCATCGGCGCTGGTGAAGGACACGCCATTCAGGTCAGCAGAGAAATCCACGCCATGGGCGCGGCAGAGGTCGCGGAGCTGGATGAGGAAGGCTTTGGTCGGCTGGTTCATGATAGACTCCTTGGTTCGGATCAAAGCCCGTACGGGCTGTGCTTCGCGTAGGTCTCCGGGCGGAACACATTGCCCCGGGCGAAGTTCTTGGCCGGAGCCTTCCAGGAGGCCGCCTTCAGGATGTCACCCACCTTGAACTGGCCCATGTCCTTCGCCACGATGAAGGCGTAGGCGGACCGGTGCGTGCCCGTGGTCCTGTACCCATCAGCCATCACCACGCGCAGGTACTTGGACCCGGGCTCAAAGGTGACCGACACGTGGTAGCTGGCCATGTTGGCCGCCGCGGTGCGCTTCTGCTCCAGCGCATCGGCGTAGGCCGTCAGCGCGAGGTCGAGGTCGTGCGGGGCAGTGAAGGTCTGGGTCATCTCTGTCTCCTTGATCATGTACTCAGTATAGGGTCCCGATCAGGCCTCTGTCAAGGCTGGAAAAGCCGTGTCAGATCAAGGGGTTACACCGTAATCGTCTCCACGTACTCCGCCGACATCCGCGATGGCGCCTCGTCCTCGGCGAACCAAAGCTGGGCGAACCCCAGCGCATCCTCATAGGACGTGAATTCAAGGATCATCATCGGGCTGCCGCCAGCGTCGGGAGTCGCGTCATAGCACACAATCCGCGGCGAGCCATGCTCAGAGAGCAGGTTGAGGAACTCGCCAAGAGTCCACTCGCTGTCAAGGTCTATCACAACACGGAACGTCTGCATCTCTGCTCTCCTTGTTTCGAACTTATGTACTCAGTATAGGGCGGATCTGGCGCCAGGTCAAGGCTGGAATTGCCGTGTCAGATCAATGGGTTAGGTGTGAGTACCCTCGGTGACCCAAGCATTGCCGCCGACCCAAGCGCTGCCGCCGACCACAGCATTGCCGGAGACCACAGCATTGCCGTTGACTATAGCATATCGGAGACCAGAGCCTTGTCGCCGACCCGAGCATCGTCGCAGACCCAGGCATTGCCGTAGACCCGAGCATAGCCGTAGATCCGAGCATTGCTGCCGACCACAGCATTGCCGAAGACCCGAGCATCAGGCCCGACATAAGCGGTGTCGGCGACATAAGCGGTGTCGGCGACCCAGCCACCGCCATTCGGGTGCTTGTGAGCCGGGACAGGGCCGAAGCCGAAATCGAAGGTCTGCGTCATCTCTGTCTCCTTGTTCCGTTCAGGCCGCCACCGGGAGGGTGAGGACCTTGGCTGGGAAGGTCACTCGACCATCCCAGCGGAGCTGGTCGGCCTCCCAGGGCGTCGGCTGGTCATCGGCCAGCACCTCCCAGTGGATGATCCACTCGCGCCAGCTGTGGTCGTTGGCCTCCACCTGAGGCTTCAGCGCCTCGACCACCGAGGCCGCGTCGGTGAAGGCGGTGAAATTGGGAAGGACGTAGTCCGAACCAAACTTCGGCTTCCAGTACTGCGGGCACTCGCCCTCGCCGTTCCAATCATGGGCGCCGTAGTTCTCATAGACCTGGGTCTGGATCAGCAGCTTCGCCATTCGTCGTCTCCTTGTGTTTCCAACTTATGTATTCAGTATAGGGCGGGATCAGGCCTATGTCAAGGCTGGAATTGCCGTGTCAGATCAAGGGGTTAGGCATGCAGAGGCACAGCGCGGATGCGCGACTTCCACTCACCGCAGCGAATCGAGAACGCCCTCTTGGCTGCGAGAGCCTTACGGGCCTCCTGAGCCTTCTCCCGCGTCGCATATACACCATGGAGATGGGTCTCCCACTCCCAACCACCATGCGCGGTCTCTTCCACGAAGAGGATATAGACCTTGGTTGCGGGGATCTGGGTCATCTGTCGTCTCCTTGTTTCCACCTTATGTACTCAGTATAGGGTGGGATCAGGCCTATGTCAAGGCTGGAATTACCGTGTCAGATCAAGGGGTTAGCGGTCGGAGCCGGCGAGTTAGTAGTCGCTGAACTGTTCACAATCTGCCAGCTCCTTGATCGCCTGGCGCAGCTCTGCGCGCAGCCCTTCATTCTCCGCGCGCAGCCCTTCATTCTCCGCGCGCTGTCGATCAATATCTTCCAGAAGGCGGAGAGTTATGGTGGTGATACCCAACACCAACTCTTTATTGGCCACGCGCAGCTCTTCATTCTCAGCCAGCGCCTTCGCCAGCTCCAGGGTCTCGGTCATCTCTGTCTCCTCAGCTGATACCGTACTGCTTCGCAATAGTCTCGCGCTGGCCTGGCGACAGGCGGAGCAGAAGATCCTGCACGGTGCCTGTCAGATAGCCCAGGGCGAACGGATAGTCCACCTTCGCCTCATACTCCGAATAGGGAATGGAAGCAGCCTTCGCCTTCTCAGCCAGCGCCTTCGCCAGCTCCCTGGAATCCATTGTCATGATCTTACTCCTCATTACGGATGGCGATTACAACCCACACGGCGATGCCGAGCACCGCAGCGTAGGTCAGAAAGAAAACTAGCGGCTGAAGGCAATCCATGTGCATCTCCTTAGCGGTTGCGGGTGATCAGTCGAGCCAGCACGACCAGACTGATACCAAATGCGAACAGAGCCAGCGTGTCCACGGAAATGCAGACCACGGTCTTACTCCCTAGCTGCCAGCTCGACCATGAGGGCCAGAACCTGGTCGGGCGTCATGAAACCACTAACCTCCACGTCACCGGAGCCCTTCCACCAGCCTGCCTCCGCGACAAGCACGCCCTCCTCGCCCAGCTTACGCTGCATATCTTCATAAGCCCTCTCCGACTTACCAGACGGAAGGACGTGGTGGTTCGGACAGTAATTGCCAGCACCCCATTGGACAGAGACCGTCCATCCGTTTGCGAACGTCATCTGAAAACCCCTGCCTTCGGTGATCCTAAACATGGTCTTGCTCCTTAGCGGTTGCGATCAGCGAAGAACCCGATCAGCGCGACCAGGCCGACGCCAGCGGCGAACAGAACACCAGCCAGAGCCAGCGACTGAGCGAGGAACGTGATGGTATGCATGATCAATCCTTTCCTTAGGCCGCAGCGCGGAACTGGTACATGCCGAACGGCATCGGCTTCAGATGACCCGAGTGGGCCAGATCCGAGCAGACCGTCGCGGTGACCGCGGGGCGCTTGAAGCCACGCGAGGCGAGGTGCAGCTCCACCGTGGTGCGGGAGATCACCTGACCCGGGCGAGCCGCGAAGTAGTCCACGATGGCGCGACCCATCTTGGTCAGGCCGTGGATGCGGTCGGCGCGAGGGGAGGGGGCCGTGAAGCGGATCTTGGTCATCGCTGTCTCCTTGTTTCCGATCATGGTACCAGTATAGGGCGAAACTGGTGCTCTGTCAAGGCCCTGGAAAAGCTGTGTCAGATCAAGGCTTTCCCACGTACCATTCGGGATTATCAACCATGTGATGGGAAATCCGAAGAATCCCGATGTTCGGCCATTTCTGGCGCTCCTTCTTGGCGCCTGCCATGGCGAGGCCGCGCGTACTGAACACACCCACAACCGTCGTGGGCCATTTCGACTCATTCAGCACGACATAGACCTTGGTCTTGGACTTGGTCTTGGACTTGGTCTTGGACTTGGTCTTGGACTTGGCCATCGCTGTCTCCTTGTTTCCGATCTTGGTACCAGTATAGGGCGAAACTGGTGCTCTGTCAAGGCTGGAATTGCCCAATCAGATCAATGGCTTAGGCAGCCCTCACAAAGCCCGTCGTGTCCCGCTTCGCCTTGCCCTTCGCCTTCAGACCAACCACCACACCCACCGGATCAAGGAAACGCAGATCCGAGTCATCACCATTGATCACCGTGCGACCCATGAAGGTCGCGGGCAGCTTGCCACGGAACACCGCAGCGACGTTCAGACCAGCCGAAGCAGCAGCCCACGCCTGGAGGTCGTTATTCTCCGCCAGGGAGAAGGTCAGCTTGTAGTTGGCAGGCAGGTCCCTGCGATTGGACAGCTTGGTGTAATCATAGAACTGCACGTCCGGGAACAGCTCCATGACATTGCGCGCACCATCCACACCGACACTCTCCCAGCGCAGATCGGAGGTGCCATTCAGACGGAACACGGGGATCAGGCCCATCTTCTGAGCATAGCGGATGCCCGCACGGATTTCCTTGACCAGCTGAGCCATGAAGCCGACGCGGTCCTGGAAGAACCACACGGTCTTGCGGATGCGAGCCGCCTGGATCACGTTGGACACCGTCATGGCACCATTGCGAGCCTGCACGGTCACGGGGCGAGCATTGGGAATGCCACCACGACCAGCGGTGTTCAGACACGCCAGCTTGCAGCCATCAGTCGCCGCGGCGCAGGTGTTGTAGCCCGACAGCGACGCCGGCGCCAGGTGAAGGATGAAGGTCAGGTAGCCCTGGCTCTCGCCCTTCAGGACCTTGGGGTTGCCGCGAGTGAGGAGGTTCGTCTGCATCTGTTTCCCTTTCCGATCTTGGTACCAGTATAGGGCTGGATCAGGCTTCTGTCAAGCCCTGGAAAAGCCGTGTCAGATCAATGGGTTACTTACCCTGCAGGCGCTCGATCTGGCGTTCCAGCTGCGCGATCTTCTGCTCCCTGCGCTCCAGCTTCTCCTCGAGGTACTCGATCATCTGCTGATGATACTGTGACCATTCCCAGGAAGAGAGGATGGTGGGCTTGCGGGGCTTCCTGGTCGGGGTCTTGGTCTTGGTCATCTCTGTTTCCCTTTCCGATCTTGGTACCAGTATAGGGCGAAACCAGGGCGCTGTCAAGGCCCTGGAAAAGCCTTGTCAGGTCAAGGGGTTACACCGTAATCGTCTCCACGTACTCCTTGGCATCCTCAAACGACTCGCCGAACCATTCCATGGCGAACTCCAGCGCAACCTCATAGGACGTGAATTCCAGCACCATCGTCGGGCAACCGCCAGCGTCGGGAGCCGCGTCATAGGACACAATTTGCGCCGAGCCGCGATACTCCGCGAGAGTCTCCAGGAACTCGCCAATAGTGCTATCGCCGTCGAGGTCGATATCAACACGGAACGTCTGCATCACCGTCTCCCTTTGCTTGATCATGAACTCAGTATAGGCGAGAATTGACGCTCTGTCAAGCCCTGGAATTGCCCAATCAGATCAAGGGCTTACTGCCCAGCCACCACTCGCACTCGCTCATAGGTGCGATTGGCCTCATAGTCGGACCGAATCTCCTCCTCCTCATCCTCGGGGACGAACCCGTTCGCCTCGGCCATGTCACGGACCTCAGCCTCCGACATGTACTTCAGGCAGGCCATGATGACCACATCCTTGTCCAGGATGCCCTCTTCAACCATCTCCAGAACCATGTTGGTATACTTGCGAACCATCTCTGCTCTCCTCTTTCCGATCTTGGTACCAGTATAGGCGAGAATTGGTACTTTGTCAAGGCTGGAATTGCCCAATCAGATCAAGGGCTTAGGTGATGGGTGGTTAGTCCGATCCCTTTGTCCGGCTAACCTGCGGTGCCCATCCCACCGTCGCTCCTACGCCGAGCAGACTTGCCTTCCTGCAGGAACCACCTGCTTTATTCGCGCGGAAGCACGCTAGCCCAGGGTTGTGCTGGGCGCCTCCTCACTCCTCCGTCTTGGTGGACTTGATACGGAGGAAGTCCGGAATGTCCAGCGGATCATCCGACAGCGGAGTCACCACATCCGACACCCGCTCGACCTTGACCGGAGCAGGCGCAGGCGTCGCCTTCGGACCACGCGGAAGAGCAGCAGCCTTCTTGGTACCCTTCGCCGGCGCAGTCGCAGCCAGCTCAGCCTTGATCATATCCACGACATTGGCACCCTTCAGCTCACCATGACCGGGCTGATCGGGCGGCGCCACCGGATTGACCAGATTGGTAGCCTCCTGGGTGACACGGCCACGACGACCGAGCCACGGATCCTTCGCCATCGCAGCGGCGATCAGCGAGTTGGACTTGGCATGCTGGGCATTCAGCTTCGCCTGGATCGCCGGAGGGATCTTGGTCTTGGTCGGCTTCGCAGGCTTCGGAGGCTTCGCAGCCTTCACCTTGGCCTTCTGGGTCTTGGCCTTCGGGTTGGCCTTGCGGAACAGCGGACCACCAGTCTTGGTGACAGGCGACCAGGCCTTGAACTTGTCGGCATTCACCAGGCGCAGAGTCTCAGCATCCCGCGCACGGGCAGCCTTGAGCGGCTTGCCAGCCTTCATCAGCTCAATCTCAGCACCTGCCAGGTACTTGGCACGCGCCACATACTTGTGCATGTTCCACCACTCCAGACCCGGCAGCTCCGCCTTGAGGTCCGTAGCCGTCTTGGTCTCGCCCGACTTCAGGGCCATAAGAACCATTTCATAGTTACGCATTGGTATCTCCTTTGTCTTTCAGTATGTTCACAGAATACTTGGTATTGGCACCCTAGTCAAGGGTGGAAATTTGTGAGTGGAATCAACCAGTTACTCCTGGTTGGCACTTTCCGCCATCTCCAGCATAGCCAGCTGGTATTCCACCTCCTCAATGGTCCTCTCCAGGGAGGTGAGGAGCATGTCCGGTCCAGGCACGACACCCTTGGGATTCAGAAGATCCTCCACCTTCCCAAGATGGGATAGGGCCTGCTCCAATCGCTGCTTGCGCGTCATGATCAGGCCACCTTCCGATTGGCGCCGGTGAACCGGTAGGGCTTGTTCCACCGACCGACGTTCACATGGATGTACCAGCCGACATTGAAGTAGTCAGTCTGAGGATCGGACTCGTCGTGGTTGCCCACATTCATCGCCGCGATCAGCTCCAGGATCGCCTTCTGGCAGACGCCCGTGAACGCATCCTTCGCATGGTAGGTGTTGACATCCGTGGACTGGGTCTTCTGCATGTAGGCAGCCGCCTCACGCATCCACTTGCCCTTGATATCATGCGGGTAGGTGTCAGCCTCACGATGGAGCACAGCCACCCCATTACCGATGAGGTCCAGCGAACCCTCGGTCAGGGTCAGGCTCAGCGAGGTGTGGTTGCCCACCCTCAGCGAACCCTTGAGGCCGTACTTCCGAAGCACCGCCTTGATACCAGGCGCGAGCTGCGCCTTCCGCTTCTGATCCATGAACGCCATTCGTTTCTCCTGTTTTCCAATCTTGATACCAGTATATCCAGGGATTGGTACTTTGTCAACCCCTGGAATTACCGTGTCAGATCAAGTGGTTAGGTATGAGTGCCTTCGGTTAGCCTCTCACAGTTTTGGCGGCAACACCAGGAGTCCGGGGTAGTGCATGGCCCCGAGGATTAGATTGAACAAGGACAACAGGAGAAGCGCACTAATGATCAACGCATTAGCCCAGCCTCCCCGATTCCAGCACGCGGCGGCAAAGGCCAACATGAAAGAGGTAGCGTAGTTCAAAATTCCAATGAGCATGAAGATTCCTTTCCCGAATCCTGTTTTCCAATCTTGGTACCAGTATATCCAGGGATTGGTACTTTGTCAACCCCTGGAATTACCGTGTCAGATCAAGGGGTTACTGGGACATCACATACAGAGCCAGCTTGGCCCAGTCCTTGCGGTTGCCCTTGCGAACGTCGATCACCTGCTTCAGCGTACGGAGCGACAGGTTCTTGACCTTCGACAGGTTCTCGCGGATCGCACCCAGCGCCTCCAGCTTCATGGATAGCGACACGTCGGTGCGATAATCCGGCTCGCGCAGGATCTGCTCCATGCGCTCCAGCTTCTGGTCGGCCGTCATGCTCAGATCCACGCACAGCGCACGGGTACGCACGGCCTGATCCAGCGTGCCCAGCGTGTAGTTGGAGATGAAGATCACCCCACCATTGAACACGAAGGACGTGGGCAGGTCGGAGCCCTTGACCTCGGACTGCCAGCAGACGATACGCTTGGAGTAGCTGTCGAGCGCCGCCTTGAGCAGGTTGATGGCCGTCGGGTCCTTGAGGATGCTGTCGCAGTCATCGAACACCACGATGCGGTCGGCATTCTCGCACAGCGTACGGTACAGCGCATAGGGCGTGGAGTAGCCCTTGACCATGGTGTAGGTCTTGCGAGTTGGCACCGACACGCCCTCGGGGATCTCCATGCAATTGACAAAGCCCATGGAGGCGAGGGTCTTGGTGACGGTGTGCGTCTTGCCGATACCACCCTCACCCGTGACAATAGCCGACGGCGAGGTGCCGTTCGCGACCATCGTGGTCAGGGCCTCGAGAAAGGTGAACCGATCAGCCACCGAGAAATTGAGACCCGCATCAACCTCAGCCTTGGCAACCTCACGGAGGCCGTCGAGGTGCATACGGAGCAGGCGCTTCGCACGGTTCAGCGACTTGGTCTTGGTGACAACCTTGCCATCGCACATGGCGACATACTTGCCGCAAGCCCGGTCAAAGCTGACCGTGTGGTTCATGGTAGCCATCGGTTTCCTTTCCTCTTCCGCAATCAGAGTCACAGAATATGCTAGATCAGGCGCCTTGTCAAGGGCTGGAATTGCCCAATCAGATCAATGGGTTAGAAGTCCACGTCACGGATAGGGCCAGATAAGATTAGGATGGCCATCGAAGGTCCCAGGGAGAACAGTGCATAGACGCATGGGAATCTTGTCGCCATCATGGACTCGGACCTCACACCTGACGCCGAGATCCTGTGCAAAGGCGATAGCCAGGCTGGCCGTGCTCAGCTTCCAATTACCCAGACCAGGGTCGTCGCCGTCAGGAACATGGACCGTGTAGAACGTCTGAGACATTGATACCTCCGCAATCAGAGTCACAGAATATGCTAGATCAGGCGCCTTGTCAAGGGCTGGAATTACCTAATGGAATCAATGGCTTAGGCGCCTCAGGCGGCTTTTTCGGTTCTCGGCGGCGTGCCAGAGCAGCGTCGATAGCAGGATCCTTGGCATCTGGCGTCGCCTGGGCTGTCCGGCGAGGTGCTGTAGGTCCTCCATTCGCTCTCTGGTGCGCAGCGCAGGCGTTTGGTACCATCGCTGTTCTGCCATCCATATGCCGCCGATGATGCGTCGTTTGTGCCAATTGCGACCTGGTCGCCGCGGAATGTCAGCTTTTGTATAGCGCATATATCGTTTCCCTGTGTCTCTGTGTGTTCTCTGACGCCCTGGAATTGGCATCTTTTGCGTCATACGTTACGAAATTGGCATCTTTCCTGGATTATTGGCATCTTCAGGGCTGGAATTAGCCATCAATCAACGGGTCCCATGACACGACGAACACCACGACGGATACGGCGCAGTTCATAGGCCTCCTCATGAAGGCGAAGGCGCGCCGACAATGCCTTGCGAACATTGGCATCCCGCGTCGTCTTCAGAATAGTCTTCATGGCCGCCACCTCGCGTGGGATGAGGATGGCCTCATCATTCACTCGCAGCCTGTACTCAAAATCCTCGCGGCAATTCAGGCTTTGGCCATAGAGATAGCCCTTGCCCTTGTATTCCCACCAGACCTCTTCACCGCGACAATAAAAGCCATCTCGGCCGATCAGACGAAAGCCCTCAGGAACAGGCGTCGGCCTGTCAAAGAGCAATGCGGTTTCCAGCTGCCGAACCTTCAGATTCATGACCATCTCCTTTCTCAGAGTCACAGAATAACCTAGATCGGGCCTTTTGTCAAGGGCAAGAATTACCCAGTCGAATCAATGGATTATTCTCGGTGACCATAGAATTTATCCCAGCGAATCCAGTGTTCGTTTTCATATCGCCACTTCTTTCTGCCGCTCCATTCTCCGTTTACCTTAGGCTCACTAAAGACTTCATGCTGTGTAATGGTAACCGTAACAGGAAAATCAACCTCCATAAGAGACTTAGCCAGCTTATCAGCTATATCCTTGGATTCATAGAGGCCAAATGGCTGATCGTCGTTACCAGAACTACCCCACGTGGATCTAGTGACTTCATAGATAAACATTGCCATTTCCTTGTTTTGGTTTTATGGACTGAGTGTAGGGCAAAAACTGTGCCTTGTCAAGCCTCGAAATTACCGAGTCGAATCAATGACTTAGGCGGAGTCCGTGTTCTCTGGCGCCCTGGAATTGGCATCTTGAAGATATTGATTCCGAACCTGGTCCCAGGCTCGAATCGAGACTTGAAGCCAGACTTGATTCCAGACTTGATCCCAGACTTGATCCCAGACTTGATTGTAGACTTGGTCATCGATGTTCATTGTGGATTCCTGGCTTGAGTCCAGACTTGATTCCTGACTTGATTCCTGACTTGATCCTCGACTTGATCATAGACTTGATTCCTGACTTGATTCAAGAGTTGATCATAGATTTGATTCCAGACTTGATTCCAGACTTGGTCATCGATGTTCATTGTGGGTTTCTCACGAATTGTCCATATCGTCAATTATCTCCAGAACACGGCTCTGTGCCACCTTCTCGGAGGCTGCGAAAAGCTTTCCATCGAGGCCTAGAATATCGTCAGCGAACTGGCTGATGACTGGATTTGGCATGGCCTGGGGGCGATCTGCGCGGAGCAGGTTTATAGCGTGATCTATGGATCCATGGTGCTGGACGAGAATGGCCAGCGCAGCCGCGGTAGATCTGGCCACACCAGCAAAGCAGTTCACGACGATGGTTGCATCGGTGAGGTTGCGGGTGAAATCCAGGATCTGCTGGACTTGGTTGCGGGTTGGTGCGTGTGGATCCGTGACCTTTAGCTGATCGTCGCAATTCAGCAGGAGGCGGAGCACATGATCCTGACGATCCATCTGTGGATGGGTATCGTCGTGGTCGAGCAGGGAGATCCAATGCGTCGCATTATGGATGCGGACGAGGTTGCGGGCTTGGCTTTTGGAGCCGACGAAAACCTGGAACACGATAGGATCTCCCTAAGTATGAATCCAGTATAGACTAGATCTTGGGCAATGTCAAGGACGGATTTTCATCGTTTCCAAATAAATCTGAGGGTGATTCCGTCCACGAATCCTCTTTTGAAATTGGACATAGGCGCCCATATGATATAACCCGTGACCAATCCGATAAGATAGGTCACGATCATTAGAAAGGCGCCGAACGTTTCAGTCATCGTTTATGCCACCTTTGGCATCTGAGCGGTGCAGCGGTAGGGCTTGCGCCACTTTCCGATATTGATGTAGGTATACCAGCCCACGTTGAAATAGTCGGTCTGTGGGTCGGACTTGTCCCAATTACCATCGTTCATGGCCTGGTGCAGCTCCAGCAGAGCCTTTTGGCAGATGCCGGAGTGGTTGGAACGGATGTGGTACGTATTGACATCCAGCGACTGTTCCTTCAGGAGGGATGCGATAGAATCCGACAGGAAGGGGATATTGGCATTCTGTGGCGAGCGCAGCACGGAGATGGCGTCACCGATGAAATCCAGCTTGCCTTCGCGGATCGTGACGGAAAGCGCGGTGTGGTTTCCAACGGAGACGGTACCCTTGAGGCCATACTTGCGGAGCACGGCCTTGATACCGGGAAGCAGCTCGGACTTGATCGTCTGGTTCATGAACGCCATTTGGGTTCTCCTTGTTGATCTATGAACACAGTATAGACTAGGTCTTGGGCAATGTCAAGGGCTTATTTTGCCGAAGGCTTTCCCAAGGATCTTAGGGCTCCGCGAGCCTTTTCTCCGCGATCAATCGTAGCCCTAGAGTTTCCGTCATGGCCACACATGAAGACCGATGCAGACTTCCATGTGTGAACGTCCGCGTAAAACCGAACTGCCTCTTCTAATATCGTACCGCGGGTACGAAGATCGGTGTTTTCAGCTATAAGATCTGCGATGATTTTGTCTTTCTTTACTGCGGTAATATCGGCATTCAGTTGTGCATAACTGGAACTGGATTCATATTGCTTGGTCATGGCTTGGCCTCCAGAGTGGCGCGCGCAATTTCCACGAAATCCCGCGCCACGCCTTGTGGGTCGCTGGTGTCGATTGTCATTTTCGGTGCCAGCGACGCCATAAGAACAATTGCTGCGCTCAGCACCTCGACGCGAGCGCGCAACCTCGCTTCGCGCTCGCTGCCCATGCCCAGCAGGCGCGCCTGTTCCTCCACCTCAGAGCGGAGGCGCTCGTTTTCGGCGCGCAGTTCCGCCATCGCCGCCTCATGTAGTTCGGCAGAAGGCCTATCCATGCCCACACGGCGCAGATGACTATTCTCTGCGCGAAGCTGTTCAATCTCCGCATTCAGCTTGGATATCTTATCCAAGATTGGATTGGCCATCATACATCATCCTTCTGAAGCCTATCAGCTTCAATGCTAAAGTGTAAAATAAGCGAGGTCATTTCCTGGAATGCCTCATATTCATCATTCGATAGATCCATGTCAAAAATGCTGGATGCTTTACGCATTGCATTCAGACAATCTCGCAGATCCTTCTCTGTGTTCTGGAAACGACAGTATGACATATTAGACATTGGATTCCTCACATGGACCAGTATGACTCCGACGAAGGCGAGCACCAGGTCGGCGTGTCATACCTCTCCTGGTAATCTTTGCCCGTCATCGCATTCTGGCGCGTCACATAGATCTGATGCACCTTGAAGTGCAGCTTGTCAAGCCCACGATGCTTGTGCGCCTGCTTGGCCAGCTGCTCAGCTTCCTTCTCGGAAGCAACCTGAAAATCCATGGCCTCAAGGAAACGAAAACCAAGGAAGTTCTTGGAAAGCCAGTCAATGCGTCCACGAGTCATCTTGCCACGAATCCTGGCATCGCGGATGTAAACCTCAACGGTGAAACCGGTATGCGACATTTCCAACTCCTTGCGATTCATCTTCTACACTATGACAGGTGCCCAACCCTTTGTCAAGGGTCATTAGTAAACAACTCCCATTCGAACAGGCGACCAACCATTGGAATCATATGCAGCCACGTGAAGACGATCCCTCAGATTTTCTGAGTGCTGATCAATATACTCCACAGCACTTTCCATCGTTGTGAACATATTATTCCACACGATGTAGTGTGCGCCAACAGTTTCCTCAATTCGGTAATAGATGGACATGATCCTCATCCGCGACAGAGTGCAGCATATTCCACATTGGCAACTGTGCCAACCGGGCGATACACCATCTGCTCACCATCCCATTGATCCTGGTCATATAGAACGTCAAAGTGCTCCACACGGCAAAACCGCACTTCCTTGCCAGTGTGATGCGAACGCACCATAAACTCCTGTGGAAAGGCATGGGTGAAATTATTCATCACCAGGCTCTTTCTGTCCTTGTTCCAGACAAACAGCGACAGATCAAAGTTGGACATGATTTATCTCCTCACAGGCCGTAGTAGCTGAAGTTCTGATAGGACTTCGGATTCAGCACATTACCGCGACTGAAGTTCTTGGCAGGCGCCTTCCACGACGCGGGCTTCAGAATGTCACCAACCATCCACCGATCATGGTCAAACATGACGATGAACGCATAGGCGGATCGCGAAGAACCATCCGACTTCACCACGCGCATGAACTTGGATCCACGCTCAAAGGTGACATTGGGCTTGCTGTACGGCGCGATGCCGATCAGGTGATCGGCGAACATCGTCAGCGCAATGTCCATGTCGTGGGCGGGCATCTCGGTGGGCATTTTCCAGTCCTGCATCTTTGTCTCCTTCATCATGTGGTCAGTTTGATTATGAACACACTATGACACATCCTTAGGGAATTGTCAAGGGCTAAAATTGCCCAGTAGGATCAAGGACTTAGTCCTCGAGGTTCATTTCCTCGACCTTCATGGCCTCGCGCTTGGCGGCGCGCTTGGCACGACGGTATTCCAGTCGGCGTGCCTTGGATCCAGGTGGGTCAAAGCAGCAGACGCAATAGCGTCCACCGACACCGACACACAGAAATTTGGAATCATAGTTCTTCATCAGTTCTCCATCTTCTGGCGCTTGCGCGAATAGACCTTCTTGGAAGGCACAATTCGCTTTCGGTATTTAGGTGTCATCAGATCCGCGAAGATCGGATGACGGCGCGCAGGGCGCGTCTTGGATTTCATCTTGATCATGGACACACTATGACAGGTGTCTCTGGAATTGTCAAGGAGGAAATCTGACTTCCATGGTAACGCAGTCACTCATACCTGCAATGCAATGTACGGAATCTAGGTAGGATCGTATATGTTCAAGATACGGGAGTCTCCTCAATAAATAGAATATCATCCACAGTCGCATTCCACGCAGACAATAGTCCATTCGCCAGCATCTCACCCAAAACAAAAGCAGTGCTGGCAAATGCCAACTCACGATGCTGATAACCATCCTTCTCAAACGTGATAATGTAGCGATACATTACTTTCCTCCAATAACGTGCTTACAGGTGCGACGGAACGAATATCCGACACAGGTGCATGAACGCTGACCATTGACCTCGGTGATCGTATACACATTGCCCTTGGAACCAGGCACAGTCCAGGTCTTTGTGGTCATGTCAGTTTTCTTGGCTTCATGTCGCTTGCCATCAATGGAGACAACATTATCCAGAGAGAGGGAGCGAATGGGAAAAGACCGAATGCCTGTAGTAAGATTCAGCGTTCGCTTGGGATCTTGCCACTTTTCAGGAGCACAGACCTTACCAGTGAATGTCTCAAACTCGGTGACAACACCAGCAGCATACAGATGCCGATGCGTTGCCAATGAATTGCGAACACGCACAGTCACTTCTTGACCAATCTTGGGAATCATGCCATTTCCTTTCATGAACCCATCATAGATGATCAGCAATCTATTGTCAAGGGTCTACTTTGGTTGCCATACACCCACATCGGATTTCTTGGCAAGTTTGATCATCATTTCGGTTCCAGTTCCACCCGGAAACGCAACAACACCTACATCTTTCCCCTTATCACGATGCTTCAATAATTCCTTTAGCATTTCTGAATTGCGAATATAACCAGCCTTTTTGCCATGCGTCTTCCAATCAGCATCAATTCTCTGGATTGTTATCTGTCGTTTATTTTTCCAATTCTGTTGATTTGCCCAATATTCTGCAAGGGTATCAGCACCACGCGCACCGCCGACGATGATAGTGGTCAATCGTGATAGTTTGGAAAGTGTGGCACTAACAAAGTCTGAGTCTGTATAATCGCGACCGCCACAAGCAATTATGACAAGATCTTTCTTTTTCATGTATCGCGGAATTCTGGAAAATCTGCATCATTCATTATTACATGCAGAACATCAATGTATATTCTACGCCATATCTGACTATCAAATTCCCATAGGACGGTCTGATTTGTATTATCACATTCTTTATGGAATGTAAAGTTTGGATCGTTGCGAATCAAACCTATTACAGTATCATCTATGTTCATTGTGAATCCAACGATAGACTAAATCCAGAATTTGGACTTGATTGCCGACTTCAATTCTAACTTTACTCCAGACCATACAGTATGAATCCCAGCAGACTTGCTTGAAAATTTCTTCGGAGGATCCAATATGGCATCTATCGCTAACATGATTTGTTACTTGGTCATCAATGTTCATTGTGGATTCCTGACTTGATTCCTGACTTGATTCAAGACTTGACTCTTGACTTGATTCCAGACTTGATTCGAGACTTGAATCCAGACTTGATTCTCGACTTGATCCCAGACTTGACCGTGCCAAGCATGATTCCAGACTTGATCACAGACTTGATCACAGACTTGATCATCGATATTCATTGTGGATTTCTGACTTGATTCCTAACTTGTCATCTATGTTCATAAGTAAAACGCGGCCCAGATTTCTCTAAACCGCGTTCCTTTTCTCAGGTGCGAACTTCAAGATCCCGCAGCATCTTCGGATCCATTCCATACGTCCACGAATTGGCCTCAAGCGCAGTATTCACATCCGGAGGAACCGGAATTGCAAACGTGCGACCAGTGCCACACAGAACCTTCAGAAACTTCTCCTTGCCAATCTCAGGAATCTCAACCTCAAGCAGAGTCCCGATCATCGGATCCTCGTCCTCGTCAAGCACAGTTGCCTTGAGACTATCAAGGATCTTTGCCCAACCAAGGATCTCACACGCGCAACGACGCAGCTCGACGTTCTGCTGACCGATGGCGATCTCCGCAGTCAGCTTCTCACGCTCCATGATCCACTCGCGCGGAATGCAGTTACCGTGCCAGTAGAAACGCTCCCAGCCATCACCATACTGAATAGCGGGACCAGTCTCCGAGTGCAGACGACCCTGCTCGTCGCGGGCAATGATCGTCGGGCGATCATGGATAATCGCATCGGTGTCGCCGAGATAGACCCAACCAGACGACATGACCAGCTCCTTCATGTGGTCAATGTTGTCAATCTCGATGTCCGTCTCGTTCTTGTAGTAGTCGTAGTAGGAAAGCCAAGATGCTTCCATCGAACCAAACATGCAGCCCGAGGTATACTCGGAACGCCCAGGCTTGCCACCGAGAGCCAGATACGTCTCATAGCCCTCGTCAGGACCCTGTGCAAAGTGGAAGTTTGGAACCTTGTATCCAGCCTTCTCGTAGCACTTGGCCACAAGCGGCTTGACCTTCTCAAAATCCACACGCTCAGTGGAAAGACCGATCGCGACCCACTTCTCAACATACTTGGGCATCGCATCAATCTGAGCCTGCGTCAGCTTATCCAGCTTCTTCTTCGTCTTAGCCATTACGATTATCTCCTTTGATGACTATGAGGTAATGATACAATTATAGATTGGGAATGTCAAGGGTGAATTTCATGTCTGATCCTCAACTTGATCCAAGACTTGATCCTCGACTTGATCCGAGACTTCATCCCAGAAGACTTTGCCCCAGACCTCATCATTGACTCGTTTCATGACACGATTCCAGACTTGATTTCGGGCTTGTTGCCAGACTTCATCAAATGACTCGTTCATGACTGATCTTCCGATTGATTGGAAATGTCAGGGCGTTCAATTTGCGAATATATCTGGGCCAGAACTGGTCTGCGTACCTTTTCAATTACCGTTACCATATCAACGGTCAATCCAGCCTCGTCAAATAATCCAGGCCTGCATCCCGAAACAATTTGATCATCCAGACGAGCATACATGGAATGAATAACGTTGGTATAAACTCTATACTTCATGGTTTAGATCCTCATGTTCCACATCTAACATTATTCTGGTCTTTACATAGTCCACCAGAAACAAGTCCCATAAAATGGCACGATATGCACGCCGATACATCCACTCGCAGCTGCGCGGCGCCGCTATAATATCATTCATTGGCTTCATGAATACCACCAATAAAAAAAGACGGCGTTTGTGGCGCCGTCTTTTCTGTTTGTCTCAGCTTAGTCCTGAGCGCGACGGAAACCCTCCGGGGTGTACTCACGCTGCCTGCGGATCTCATACTTGCCCGGAGCAACAAGCAGAGTTTCATGTGTGTCGTGTGGCCGAAGATGTTCAATCGGAGTCGGATCCTTCACAAGAAGGAACATCTTGTACAGATCCACATCCTTGGTGCCAGTCTCCTTGAACGCTTCAACGGACTCTGGACGCTTCAGGACAGCGACATGATTATGTCCAGTCTCAGAGTGAGCAACCGTGAGATGGTTGTTCTTGATCTCGATGCGCTCCACATTCTTCGGCATCTCATTGATGCGGAAGATCACGAAATCGCCCTGAGCAGCCATACGAGTAAAAGTCTTCATTTCAATCTCCTAATTTGATTGTATCTACATTATATATTGGTGTATTGGGAAAATCAAGGCTTATTTGTGATGTTGCCAAACTTTATCTGTTCCACCAAGATGACCCCAATCGGAATCCACAGTCAGCTTGCTAGAAATTCCACCACGTGGACGGAAATCAATCTCAATGCGAATTCTGTCTGGCTTATATACTTCCATCATGTGCTTGAACATCACATCCAAACATCTCTCATAGGAAATGATCGTGTCACGATACTGATAGATGTACTGCTTTAGGCTCTTCAGCTCAATCGTCTTTTCATTGCCATAGAACCAAATCACGATTACGCCAAAGTCTGGTTGTTCCTTTGCACCAAGGAATGTGAACTCGGGAATGGTTATCCTCTGTTCATAGCCTCGTGCAGCATTTGGTAGAGCCTTGAGGATCGTGTGGTCAATCGTATTCCAAAGTTTCTTGCTCATCACTTGTATTCCCATTCAAATGTAAGTTTGTGTTCGTCTGTGGACATCTTGACATCGGTGCGTTCAACGGGCATTACGACACCATGCGTCTCATGCACGAAAAGCCGAATGGCTTCATAGAATTCCTTCATGGTGATTTCAATCTTTCGTTTCTCAATCATCTTCTTTACCAATGTCAGTAAAATACAAGATACCCATCGTTATGACAAATCCAACACCAAGAGTCAGAATGCAGAATTGCCAAAATGTCATTCGTCGTCTTTCAGAGAAACCAGTTGGTCGGCAAGCGAGAATATGTCTTGGATTGCGTCATGCACGGTTGCATGATCAACACCCATCTTTTGCTTGAGAAAGAAGTAATCCTGAATGCGATCATCCAGATTACGAACGACGGAATTGAAAATGAATTTATCCATGCTTCACATCATATATGAATTGATTGGGTATGTCAATAACAAATACGACGAGGATAGTATCTGTGAGTGTATGGATTCCACTGATAGTGCGTATGACACACGGGACGATGATAGTGTCGGTGATAGTATGGCTGTGAGTAATGATGATAGCGTGGCGGATTGTAGTATGGATCATGCGCCAAGCATCCACCAAGTAGAAACAGAGCAAGAACACCAACACGTTTCATATCACTCGTCCTTCTTTTTGACTATGTATGTGTCCAGTATTTCCGTTGCAATTGCAATTGATATGACACGAAACACATCCTGGTCCAGAGTATGTGCAAGCGATCCATTCTCGCGAAACTTTACGGCACGACTAATCGCCGAGTCTATTGTCTTCGTCAGTTCCAGAATGTGCATTTTCTTTTTCCTTGAGTGCATCTAGATGCAGATAGAGAATGTTCTGCATGATCACGATAGGCTTCGTCATCATGTCATACATCATCAGCCACATGAAATTATTGTGGCCCGTTGGATCTATGGTAGGAACCTTTTCAAACATGTTTAGAATGGAATCCAGCAGCTCAATCAGCTTTTCAGTATCCTTGATGTTCATCTATGATCATCCACATCATATAATGCGATACCAGTTTCGTTTGCTGCTTCAATGAACCTTTCAGCTTCATCTCTCCAGAATTGTCGTTTTTCTTCACTCATGGAATCCCATGTTGAAATCTTGTATTGTTCTGCATATAGAGAACGTGCAATCCTGTCTATGAATTTCTTATCATCACTCATAAATATCTCCATGCCTAAAAAGAAAAAATATATTCCTACTGGTCGTCCTGTCGGTCGCCCGATCACAGCACAAGTAAAAAAGATCTGTGCTCATTGCAACAAGGAATTCATCACGATTAGACCTAAAGCAAGATTCTGTTCCAGATACTGCGGAGCGAAGAATCGTAACTGGGGTGTTCAAGCACTTACGCCAGAGCAAGAACAGAGAAGACTTGTCAATCAATTGAAGTCTGCCAGATCGGAAAAGAACATTGATAGGCTCATGGACATGCGAAACATATATGGCCATGAGCCTATTGATCCAATATTTCCTACGGATGAAGAAGATTTTCAGAATTGGTAGTTCCGTGAAGAAGATCTACTGCAGCTTGAATCCGTGCTGAAGGCACAGTTTTATTCGGTAGACCGAGAATCATTCTCTGAACACAATCAATCGTCTCACGAATGCGATAGATGTTTGTTGCGCCACTTGGCGACTTGACGATTGCATATGTGTGCGTATCGCGCTTGGAATGTTGTTCATACACTTGAAGAATATCCACAGCATGGACGAGAATGCGTGTTGTCTCCTCGCAATGAATTGCTCCATTGGCTGTCTTCTGGAGAATAAGGTTTACCACATTTAGCATAATCATTGCATGTCCTCAGCGTGAGTAGAAATCGTCATCAAATTCGTCGTCGGCGTCTTGCCATTTCTTGAGTAAGTTCTTGGAATTTGGTCGGCGTTCCTTGCGAACTGCCTTATTCATATCATAATCAATATCGTCGTCTTCGTACTGATCATCAGTATTGTACTTACGCTTGGACATGTTTTGCTATTTTACTCCTTATGCGGTTAGATTTACGTTATACTTTGCCAGGATTGGCTTCCATGCGAAAAAACTTTCGCCGTGTGTCATCGTGTTCTCGTGGATCCATTGATAATGGTGAACCATTTCGTGTATCAGAACCTCGATGAAATGCTTTTTTGATTTTTGGTAGTGGTTGAGGGAAAGATCAGAGAAACGGCCTTTGGTCTTGCTGGTGTCTCCAATACACTCACCCCAACAACCATGGCGACGACGAATCTCAATCTTTCTAAACTGCGGAAGATCATTCTTGAAGATCTCGCGATTGATTATATTGAACCAACGAGAAATTTCTTCTTGCGTTGGAACATACTTGCACTTCTCATGTGTGCGTGACATTTCCTTTGCTAACTTTGATTTGGTACGATTTCGCATTTGGATATCTCCTGTTTGCGGTAATCATAATCAAACACTCTCATTCAATAGATTTGGACCGAATGCAGCTTCGGCTAGTTCTTTAGTAAGACCCTTGACCTTCAGGTTCTTGCCCATCATGTTCAGCGTGACAATTGCATCGCCTTGAGGCATCATCTCCAGCATCTGGATCAATAGCTGATCTGAACGCTTCTCTGTAAGAGTCGTAGGGCGCTTTGGATGATTCTTGATGAATAGATACATGCGATCAAACTCGCGATGCAGATCACCATATGTCATGCCCGTAGGTACATCTGACGGCTTCCAATTTGGCCAACGACCTTCAGTCGTGAATTCAATATTTGGATTGAACGCACACGCAAGAACCTTGCGTAGCGTCCTGGTATTGTTTGCACGGAGAACATTGATGCGATCAGCATCTGTCTCCGCTTTCTCAAATCGTTCAAACACTTCAGAAATTGTCAATATCATTTTCAAAACTCATCAATAGAGGAAATTAGGTTGGTTAGGCGAGACGCCATGAAATAATTGATCATGGCAGCGCGAGGCTTGGGCGTAATGGATTCGTACTGAGCGACGATGGCTTGCGAGATTGCGCTAGGAATGTTGTCAAAATCAATAAGCATTCTGTTCCGTGTAAATCCATGTCCGAGCTGGCCGTGCTTGGATAGATCGTCATAAGACATCTCCACCCACTCGGCTAGTCTCGTCTTATTTATAGGTTTCTGTCTCTGACCAGTGACAAAAGAGTCGTCTGCGGACAGCGCATTCGGAATACCGTCGCCACGATCACCCTGCAGAATATGCTCCAGCTTGTCGCGCATTGGCGTATCCGTAGCCACGAACTTGCCGAGAATGGGCGACCACTGCTTCACATTCTTGCTGACATGGAGCTGAACAAAGTCCTTGTCGGATGACACGATCACGACAGATTCATGCGGACAATACTTCTTGGTAAGAGTCGCAATGATATCGTCTGCCTCGGCACCTTCCACACGAATGACCTTGTATGGCATGTTGGTAGAAATCTCTTCACGGATCTTGTGCAGAATGGTGAAGATGGCAGACCAATCATGCCCAGACTTTTCGCGGTCCTTCTTGCGATGCTGCTTGTATTGCGGAAAGACTTCGCGACGCCAATATGTCGGACCATCACATGCGATAACGATATCGCCATGATTCCGAAACTTCTTGGAGATTGCACGAATGGAATTGAGGACCATGTGTCGCACAAGGCCCTCTTCCAGGTTTGAAGTATTGCCAATCTGCTTCATCAAATTTGCAATACAGAGCTGATTGTAATCAATGATAATCATGAATTCATTATATGTTATGTTACTGGGAAAATCAAGGACTTTTATTTGTCTTCATCGTCATCTGGAATATCGTCTTCCGTATTTTCCTGTGGCGCAGATTCAAAGTTCTCATCAACGAACTTCTGGATTGGATGTTCCAGTCCACACTGGCGAAGCATGGCAGACTTCAATCCTTCCACAACAAAGCAGAAATCATTGAAGAAGACATCATCTTCGGTGTTGAAGCCCTCGGTTGCCATACGATTGTATAGCTGATTCATGGTCCTTGCAAGAACCATATCAATATACTTTTCCTTGTGTTCGCCGAGCTGCTTTACAAACTCTTCCTTGGATTGTGTTGCGCTTAGTGTTCCCGTCAGCTTTTTCTTGGGAAACGAAAGCACGTTAGTCGGATTGTCTTCAGTCACTTGTCATATCCTCTCTCAAGTCCATGCATTTGGATCTTGGCGTCTTCAATAGACAGCTTGCCTTCAATGATATCAAAGACCATGTCCTTGAAATGGACATACTGATCCATGTATGCGTTTGCCAGTTCAGACAACTCATCAATCCGCTCGTCGCATGATGGCTTGTTTCGCTCGTCTATCATTCTCTCTACGCCGGTAAGGTAATTCTCGCTCATCGTCATCGTTTATCATCCTTTTTCATATGTTCCAATGCATCCACGCATCTATTGCATAGACAATCCATGTTATGGATACCTTCGCGTGTGTACTTGCGACACCTTGGACAGCTTGCATATTGTGGATCGTCCATCAAGGGCGTTATGGTTATCTGTACATGGTCAAACGGATTCATGATCTTTCATCTGCAAGCCCGAATCTCACCATCTGGATTTTCCAGACAGGCGTTGAGATATTCTTGTGTAAAGTCAACAAGACCCCAATAATCTCCAAAACCATTTGGAGGATTGAAAGGAAGGAACCTCTCACGCTCTGAGCGAAGAATCATGATTCCTTCTACAAGAAGAGGCGAGATCTCGCTGGCCTTCATGTAGTTATGTTCCTCTGGACGCCACAGAACGTCATACAGAGTGTGCCCATTGGACAGCTTCACTTCCATGGCCATCTTGTTCAGATTGTGGGTAATATTACCCTCATAGACATTCACAGTTCTGACAGCTGATATGTATACGTCAAGGCTCATTGTTCACCTTCCATTTCACTTCACGGTTCTAAGCAGAATTGTATCAGCATTCACACGCCCAGTCAAGGGCGATGCAACTGCATTTACATCATCCAGCACAGACCGAAGAGCAACCTTACCACCCTGTGCAACCGTAGGCAGAACCTTCTCGGGCTTACGCAGCTTCTTGGACACAGACGTTGCTTCATCAAAGCCCAGAATGGTAGAACCCTTGACCTTCAATCCAGAAGTGCCCTGTGCATTGTACACGCCAAGTTTCCGCGTCTTGGTATTGTACACCCACAGCTGCGATGCACCAATGATGGACTCTGGTGCAACACTAAGAAGATCCAGCTCCTTGTGAGAAAGCTGATACCTCATCTTCTGCACAAGCTGATGCGCCGACTTCGCACGAGGAGCGCGAGCAGCACGAACCACCTTGGTCTTGTGGCTCTCAGCACTTAGAGACGCAATGATGGAAGCCAGAAACTCACGCATACGCTTCAGCTTGGGACGAGAGATCTTGGAATAAGCCTCGTTCAGTTGCTCGTCCTTGCGAGTCAGAGCCTCATCATATTCCTGCATGAGACGATCAAAATGCGACACCACACGCTTTCCAACAGCGGGAGTGATAGTCACACCAGAAAGATGCTCCTTCAGATTCCAAGACTCGACCTTGTCATCAAAGAAAAGATCCAGCTGTTCGTCAATCGTGGACACGATGCGATCAAACAACAGAAATGACTTGTCTACCGTAAACTTGACTTCCTGCACGACAGCCTTTGGCTGATGCTCCAGAATACTCTGAACCTGAGCATCAAACCATTCACGGCATTGATCATTTACAGTTGCACCACGCGACAGAATGCGAGCAACCCAGCCCACAGTCGTCACATGGAATGTTGTAGGAAGATTGGATACCTTCTCAAGCTGATCCTTGTCGTATCCATTGGCCTTCATATAGGTCAAAAGAAAACGACGCGAGTCCGCATAGTCGTACTCGGTATTGTACCAGTTATACGCATCCGAAAGTTCCTGCGGATCGGCGATCTTGTCTGGATCAAAGCGAGGCTCGGAACCCATGTTGATTTCACGGGTGACGCGAGGCTTCTTAGGCTTTCTGGCGATCTTTACAGATAGTGCCATGGTATCCTCTGGAATTGGTGCCCACAGTGAGATTCGAACTCACAACACAGGAATTTTAAGTTCCTTGACTCTGCCTATTGGTCTATGTGGGCAGATATCTTACTTGCGAAGAGAACGTGCGCGACGCTTCTTGGAGCCAATCTTGCGACGACCCTTGCGCGGACGGTTCTTATGTGCGTGTGGCATTATGAAACTCCCTTGATTGAATCAATACGAAAACTGCGCCATCCATTTGCATCAACATCCCACACGGCGAGGACATCAGGATTCTCTGGGCGCTTGTTCTCGTTCTCCTGAAGCAGAGTCTTGCCATTGTTCACATACTCTGGAAGCAGCGTAGCCTTCATGGTACGCTCTGATCCATCGGCCTTGGTGAACACGACGGTGACAACACCGTTCTGACAAAATTCCTTGAGCTGGTGCTTGGTGTACATATCAAAATCCTTGCTTGCCAAAGTTGTTGGTGATCTCCTCATAGTATTCACGAAGATTCTCGTATCCACCGATACGCTTATCTCCAATGAAGACCTGAGGCACACTCTTGATACCTGGACCCATCTTAGCAAAGAACTCATCCTTAGTCAAGTCCTTGCCGATGCTCTTTTCAATATACTTGTGACCCTTTTGTGAAATCAGTTCCTTGGCCATCTTGCAATAACCGCAAGATGGCGAGGTGTAGACAGTAAATTCCATTACAAAAACTCCTTATTAGTAACCGCGAAGACCACGCATGTATGCGTCCTGCTCACGACGCTGCTGGATCTGAGCCTCGCGCTCGGCGCGGCCGCGATTGTATGCAGACTCCTCACCAGCTGAGGCGTGAGGGCGGGAAAGATTGTTCTGACCATACATATGCGACGGCGCATGATATGGCTGATGCACGGGCTGATTCTGCATCTGCTCCTGGCGATCCATGGATGCGCCGACAGAAGAGCCTACCGCTGTGCCAATAGCAGCACCCAGGCCAGTGCCAACGAGGCGCCCGGTACCACCACCAAACATAGAGCCAAGAACGCCACCTGCGACACCGCCAACGACAGCACCGCCAGTCTGATTAGGACCAGCACCAGCACAGCCGGCAAGCATAGAAGCAGCAAAAAGAGAAAGAACGACATTACGCATCTGAGGCCTCCTTGAGCCTTTCATATTGATCCACAATATTTAGAAGCTGTTCAATCATCAGGTGATTAGCGTCAATGAAAGTCGGTGTATGGGAAACACCATTGATTAGTCGCCGCGCTCGCAGCTTGATTGTCTCAATCTGTTCGGGTGTGTATTCAGCTACGGCCGTCATCATTAGTCAATCCAAGAGCAAGACCAGCAATTGTTTCCACAAACGTCAACTTCATCTTCGGCTTGATGTTTTCATTCTCACATATCTGACGGATATTGTCAAGGGCGTTCTTGAGACTTTCCATCTTGTTTTCCATTAGATAAATGCTACGCTGCGACCAGAGATAGGATTCTGGGTGTTGATAAATTGTATTTCGTTCCCTGGGAACAATGATGGTATCCATCAGGCACGGTTTAATATTGTCTTTCATGTTCAAACCTTTGAATTTTGGGAAACTATAGCAATTATAGTCTGATTTGGGTATTTCTCAGCAAACCAGTCAGCAAGTGCCTTGAGTTGGCGCGAAGATACATCCACAACCAAAACGGAGATGAATAAAATTCCATTTAGAATCTCCATCGTAAAATTATCAAATCTAATCATTTGACCATTGAGTAAAATTTGCGCTTTCATTCTTTTTCTTCTTTGCGAATTTTTTCAAGTTCCCAATAACAATCCCATATTCTCACTAATATCATGCCAATGAAAATTGATAATAGTATATCCATCAGCTTATTCTCCTAAACCTTTCTACCGAGTGTCTTCAAATTATCACCATCAGTAATGTACTGCAGAGCGCCCTTGTTATAGGCTGGCGCAGTTCTAGCAGCCTTTGCACGAATGGCTTCCTTGACTTCTTCGGACTCGTTTCTGGTACGCTCAAAGATATCCTTCTTTGGGCAAGGTGCGATCATGTCGCGAAGCGAGCTGGAAGGAATTGATGGCGCACTAGGAGCAACCAGCGCAGCTGGCTTTGCTCGCACCAAGCGGGAAGTTCCCTTGTAACCGACGGAGGCAAGAAACTTCTGATGTTCTAGACGAATTGCTTCCAGTCGCTTGGACTTGGAAGGCTTTTTCTTTCCAGAACTGTCGCGGACATAGATGATCTTCATGTTCATCATATTACGCGACAGTTCTGGAAATGTCAAGGCTTATTTTTTTTCTGTAAAAGATTTGATTCGTTCAGCTAGCGCAATGATATCGTCAGTTGTTGGGTACTTTGGAAAATCGTCTTTACGATCTGCGATTTGCATTTCAGTAATTTTTGCATGATATTCCTCTAGCAACTGTTCTTTAGCTGAGCGATAATATTCATAGCGCATTTCATATGGATTTTTCATGATTTATTCCTTTGTGTGTTGTGTGTTGTGTAGAAAAAATCTACATTTTTATTTATGTTACTTGGTTAGATCCTCATAGATCTTTTCTGGATTTGTCTCGCCATATGGATCATCCATTGCGAGATCCTTTAGACCAGGCTCAATCCAAGACCTGACGATCTTTTCATTCTCTACCAAGAATGCATATCGCCATGAACGCATGCCGAATCCCAGATTATCCTTGTCAACAAGCATTCCCATTTGGCGAGTGAATTTGGCCGAGCCATCTGGAATCATCTTGATGTTTTCAATGCCCTGCTTCTTGGCCCAAGCATTCATGACGAATGCATCATTGACAGAAATGCAGTAGACATCATCAATGCCAAGAGCGCGGAACTTGTTGTACATTTCCTCAAAGCGAGGAACCTGATATGTGGAACATGTTGGTGTAAATGCACCGGGAAGAGAGAATGCAAGGATTCTCTTTTCGCCAAAGAGTTCAAACGTGCTTACTTGCGCCCATCTATACGGATTTGGACCAGTAGCAGTATCATCGCGAACGCGAGTATGAAAAACAACATTGGGTACCTTCGTGAGCATATTTTTCTCCATTTATCATTTTAACGTGGGGTTGCCAAATACACTTTCCTTGACAGACTTACCTGCAACTCCTCTGACATATTTTCCCGGCTTTTGTCGATCATTCAAAAGTTGAAGATTTGAAGTCGGAAACAAGGAGACTAGAAAATCCTCGTCTGTAACGACGGGAACTCTTCTATCCTTATAGAGGATATGCTCAAAAGCATCAGATGCCTCTATCCACCAACCTTTCTTTCTTAACTGATCCTTGACTTTGATCAAGACTTTATCGATAGATGTCCTTTGCGTATCGTGTCCTATTCCTTGAATCTTGAATCCTTTCCAAGATTCATTTGGCCTCGACTTTCTGAAGAAAATGCAAGAGTCAGCATCTTCGTCTTTGTCCCAGTCTAGGGCAATCCAGTTAGTTGCGACAACGTCATTTAGCGTGTTGACAAAACTACCTTCTGGTGTTTTGGCATATGCTGCCTGGACTAGCCCAACGAAATTGGGGGCGAGTCTTGATTTGGCAGTCGTGGTAACAATCAACTGCCAGAAATTTTTGTGGAACTTGAACGTATGCATTTCTGATTGTGGCGGCGACTAATGCCGCCGCCACTACTTTCGATCAGAACTTTACGCTAACACCAGCGGAAACGACTTCACGCTTGTCCGTGTTATCGGTGTTATCAACACGACGATAACGAAGATCAAGATCTGTAGACTTGGTCAACTCGACGCGAACGCCGCCACCAAGAGCATACATTGGCTTTGAATCAAGAGATTCAAGATCAACGCCAACACCAACGAGAACGTATGGTGTCAGAGCAGTGCCGGGAATCTGAGCCTGAGGAAGAGCATGTGCAAACAGCCTATTGCCCTTGGTGTCTACATCGTACTCATATGCAGCCTCAACGCGAAGATTCTTGTGTGTCTCCATGCCAAGAGCAACGCCAACGACAGCATCACCAGATCCAGTAGCATGGGTGCCCAGGCTACCAGTTACATAAAGATCACCAGCCATAGCGGTGGTTGCCATCATGGCGCCCGCAAGTGCAGAAAGATACTTCATCATTTACTTCTCCTTTGAAATCACTAGAAAACACTAGCATGTACAGTATATAGTAGTCGTTTTAGAATGTCAAGAGGAAATGGTGCCCTCAGGCAGAATTGAACTGCCATCTCAGCTTTACCAAAGCCGTGTAATCGCCACTATACTATGAGGACGTGGTGGGACCAGATGGATTTGAACCAACGACCCCCTGCGTGTCGAGCAGGTGTTCTTGCCACTGAACTATGGTCCCTGCAAACATGAATATATAGTTTGTCTTATTATGCGGAGTATATGATGTCAACGCGAATTCTAATCATGGGTCTTCCGGGATCTGGAAAAACTACACTAGCAAAAGAACTTCTTAATTGCCTAAAAAATCATAACGCAGTCTGGTATAATGCTGACCAAGTCAGGGAGATGCACAATGATTGGGATTTTTCCATAAAGGGAAGATTGCGCCAAGCGCAGAGAATGCGTTTGCTTGCAGACAAATCTGACAGCAAGTACGTCATTGTTGACTTTGTCTGTCCATTATTGGACATGCGAAAAATATATGATGCCGATTGGATCATATGGATGGACACGATTGATCAAAGCAAATATGCAAACACGAATGCTTTGTTTGAAAAACCATCACACCACAATTATGATTTCCGTATCTCTGAAATGGATGCAAAGAAATGGGCGCCAAAAATTGCTCATGCAATAATGAATAACTTACGTCCTGAATTTGATTGGGAAAAACCAACTGTGCAAATGCTTGGTCGCTGGCAACCATGGCACAAAGGCCATCGTGCATTGTTTGAACGTGCAATTGCAAAAACAGGTCAAGTTGCCATCATGGTTCGCAATTGCAACGACGAAAAGAATCCATTCTCATTCTCCGATGTAGAGGAACGAATTCGTCGTGATTTGGATTGCGAATACAACAATCGTTATATCATTCGTCTTGTACCAAACATCGTCAACATCACATATGGACGAGATGTTGGATACAAGATTGAGCAAGAAACATTTGATGAAAGCATTACCAGCATTAGTGCGACTAAGATAAGAAAGGAAATGGGACTGTGATGAATTTTGACAAATTCCCTATAGTTATTATTGGTGTTGCTCCTAGATGTGGATCCACACCTTATGTGGAATTATTAGAACAGAAACTAAAAATAAGAGCATTTCGTGAGCCCTGGCATTCTAAAATTTACAGTCTAGACAAATCTTATCTATTACATTATGAAGAATACATTCAGTATAAAAAAACCACAAACAAATACATAGTAAAATTTTGGCTACACGACTTGCAATTTAGATCACCATATCTAAACGAAATAGAGAATGGATACAAAATATTACTAATGCGAAAAGATATAGTATCTCAATTGGCTAGTTGGTATATTGCAGATCATCTTGATAAATTTCATACTTTGAAACACGAATTAGAAAAAAAATATACGGTGAAAATTATACCTAAAGATATTTCTATCCTAATAACAAGATTATCTAGAAGTCTTTTTTATGCCAATCATCTGCAAATTTTTAATCAACGCATATATTACGAGGACATTGATTTTTCAGAATTGAAAAGTAATTATAAGAAAACACAACAACCTGAAAATTACGAAGAGATAAAACAAGAGATAGAATCTCAAATGAAAGATGCAATTCCTAAACATTGGAGAGCGTGATAGGAGTTGAACCTACATATACCTGAGTTGCAGTCAGGTCCCTAGCCATTCGGGTCACACGCTCATAACAAACAAAATGGTGCTCCCGGTGAGAGTCGAACTCACAACACTTGGTTCCTAAGACCAATGCCTCTGCCAGTTGGGCTACAGGAGCATATAGATTCGCACCGAAGCGGGAGATGGTTACAATGAGTCATATGACCTCTCATCGCCATTACGTCACTTCAAACGCTCAAATTCTAACGTACTTCGGTGCTGACCGAATGCGATACTGGTCGTCGCATTCGGTGTTTTGGTGCCCTCGGTCGGAGTCGAACCGACAACATGCTGGTTTTGAATCAGCCTCCTCTGCCAATTGGGATACAAGGGCAAAACTCGTCTTGGTTGTTTTGCTATGCTGGTACAGCCAAGAAAACCTCGATAGACCTATCGCCGCTAGGCGTAGGCTCAAAAACTGGAGCGGATGATGGGGGTCGAACCCACGACATTCACGTTGGCAACGTGATGCACTACCACTGTGCTACATCCGCAAAACTGGAGCGTGGTACGAGAATCAAACTCGTTTCATCGGCTTGGAAGGCCGAGGCACAATCAATATACCAACCACGCAATTTGGTGGGAGCGGCCGGAGTCGAACCAGCATCGTTTACCACAAGGGACCTGATTTACAGTCAGGAGGCACACACACCATAGTACCAACGCTCCCATAATCCATAATATACTATATCTTGTTGGGTGAGTCAAGAACTATTTCTAGTTCTTGACCACCACAGGCGCATCCCACTTACCAATGAACTGAATCCAATTCTCGTCATCGATCTGAATCGGAAACTTCTTTCTTACAGCAAGCAGGTCATAGTATGAAGGCTTGTATGGCTTACGCTTTGGTGCCCACTTACCCACAGGCGGAGAATCGCCCTTGAGCAGATTGCAGGTACTGCAAGCCGAAACAAGATTGTCCCAAGAATAGGTTCCACCCTTGCTCTTTGGAACAACGTGATCGAATGTGATGCACTTTAGCGTCAAAGGAGTTTCGCAGTATGCACACAGACCGTGATCACGGTAATACAAACCTTCAGCGCCCAACTTTACACGCTCCTTGACACGCTTGGTGTCAATACGAGCAATGACCGATGGCCACTTCATGTTCAGACTTGGCGTCAAGATCTTGCGATCATGCTCATATACAAGCTGACAGGTGCCATTGAACAGGCGCGTCACCGCATCCTCTACTGGAATTGTGTGCAGAGGAAACAATGATATTGGATGATAGTCCGCATTTAGTACGAGCGTTCTGAGTCCGATAGACATTGTTACCTCCTTTCAATTCAATCAGTAGTCTTGTCTTTGTTCAGTATCTTACTCAAGATTTCATCAGCATACTTGGTATCTTCCGTCTTGTCAATACTATTTAAGAGCATCATCTGAATCATGGATTCAGCATCTCTACGCAGACGTTCTGGAAGACCATTGAGAAATGCCTGAAGTTCATCGGGACCATCAAGTTCCCAAAGAATATCACATAGTGACTTTTGAATGTCACTAAGATTTTCCAATTCAATCATGTATATCTCCATAATGGTGGATCGTCTCTGAATCGAACAGAGTTCTTTCCGTCTTCAGCGGAACGTGTGCACCAGCTTCACTAACGATCCAAAATGGTCGGAGAGGTGGGACTCGAACCCACGAAACCATGCTCCCAAAGCATGTCGATTAGCCGCTATCAAACTCTCCGTAACTGGCAGCCTCGGAAGGAATCGAACCCTCATCTTCTGATTCGTAGTCAGATGTTCTCTCCGTTATACTACGAGGCTATAAATGGAGGACCGGGTGGGACTCGAACCCACGATGTATAATAGCAGATTAAAAGTCTGCGCCGCTCGCCACTACGGTGACCGGTCCAATTCTGGACGAACGACTTACACAAACTACATGCTACTATACACCAATTGGTAGGGGTGGTAGGACTTGAACCTACAACCTTTCGCTAATCAGGCGAACGCTCCGCGATTGAGCCACACCCCCATAATGGCGATCCGTACGGAATTCGAATCCGTGATCTTCCGCGTGACAGGCGGATGTCTTAAGCCACTAGACGAACGGACCTTTAAACTGGTGCCCACAGAGAGGATTGAACTCCCGACCTTCGGTTTACAAAACCGCTGCACTACCGCTGTGCTATATGGGCATATATCTTCAACTCTTGAAGTCATTATACCCAATCTAATGGGTAATGTCAAGAACTATTTTGGTGCTCATCCAAGGAATCGAGCCTTGATCTCCCGTTTACGAAACGGGTGTTCTGGCCGTTGAACTAGACGAGCATATCTTGGTGGACCGAGAGGGATTCGAACCCCCATAATCTCTGTTATGAGCAGAACGCATTAACCATTATGCTATCAGTCCGTATGGGTTTAGCAAGTAGGGTCAACAACCCATCTGGTGCACCGTGTCGGACTTCTACCGCCTTGCTAAATTCTGAAGTGGTGGCCCCGCCAGGATTCGAACCTGGACTGCTCTCTAATCTGGAGACAATGCCGAGTATAAGCCGGGTGTTCTACCGTTAAACTACAGGGCCGTAATTGGTGCCTGCACATGGAGTCGAACCAGGATTTCCCGCGTATGAGACGGGCGTCTTGTGCCTTTGGACCATGCAGGCGTATTGGCTCCCCCGGTTCGATTCGAACGAACGACATTTCGGTTAACAGCCGAATGCAACTACCGCTGTGCTACAGGGGAATAATTAGGAGTGGGCTATGTTCATGAGCGTTGCATCATGCCATTTATCTCTTACTCAAGCCCCCACTCAGCTTGAATCGTATTGTTTACTCTAAATCATGCAGCACAAACAATAAGATCTGCATGACAACTTCACGGCGCGAGCCGATGAAGTATGATGGCGCTCCTGGCAGGATTCGAACCCACAACCTACCGGGTAGAAACCGGCCGCTCTTCCGTTGAGCCACAGGAGCATATTTACTGATATGACTTTCTGATGGGCGAGGATCCAATTGTGGCTGTCATCCCCACAATCTTCGCCGTGACAGGTGACCGCGTCAAAGGCCGACCCCTAAAGGCTTTCGCCTGGTCTGACGCCCGCGCGTCTCAAAGGTGCTTCATCCAATGTGTGATGATGCACTTCTCGCCCATCAGAAAGTCATATTCAATTTTCAAACAACATCTGAAGTATACTATGACATGCTGGGCATGTCAAGGGCTAAAATGGCACCAGCGCAAGGATTCGAACCCTGACAAGCAGTTTTGGAGGCTGCCGTGCTACCGTTACACTACGCTGATATGGCGGAGAGTCAGGGGGTCGAACCCTGTGATCCATTTTACCTGATCTACGGTTTAGCAAACCGCTGCATTACCGTCCTGCCCACTCTCCATAAATTGGCTCTCGGTGTCTGATTTGCACAGACTTCGCTTTCTCACATGCATAATGAGCGCAGAACTCTAACAGGATACCCCGACCGAGAATATTATTGGATCACCTCCGTGGATTCGAACCAAGACTGTTTCGTTCAGAGCGAAAAGGCCTACCAATTAGCCGAGAGGTGAATAAACTTTCGTATAAATAAGTGTGGATCGCGAAGCGACAACTTCCATCCACTCTATGTCTATAACTCTAACAGGAAGACACAGCAATGTCAAACGATATTTATTGCTACTATGTCTATGCATATCTACGCCCAGATGGAACTCCTTACTACATCGGTAAGGGCTGCAACAAAAGAGCGTATTCAAAAAATCATCGTATTGCAGTTCCTAAAGACAGATCCAGAATAGTGTTTATTGAAACTAATCTGTCCAACACAGGTGCATCTGCACTAGAGCGACGTTATATTCGTTGGTATGGTCGCAAAGACTTAGGCACAGGCATTCTCCGCAACATGACAGATGGTGGCGATGGTGTCGCCGGCAAACTTTATTCATTAGAAACTAAAATAAGAATTAGTAATGCATTTATTGCAAAACCAAAATCTAAAGAACATAAAGATAAAATAAGTGCATCTTTACGAGGTAAATCAAATAAAGGATATAAAAGAACGCACAAGCAAATCTGGATTACAGATGGTAAAACAAACACAAGAATAAAATTCGATTGTGATATTCCATCTGGATTTGTTAGGGGACGTTCTCTCATTCTTTACTAAGCTGGCTGGAGGACTTGGATTCGAACCAAGATTAGCGGAGTCAAAGGCCGCAGGCCTGCCGTTAGCCGATCCTCCAATAAGATTTTGATGGGAGACTAGAGAGAATTGAACTCTCGCCTGCGGACTCACAAACCGCCGTCCTCGCCACTAGACGATAGCCTCCATCAACTGGTACTCCTGACGGGATTTGAACCCGTGTTTCTGCCTTGAGAGGGCAATGTCCTAGGCCTCTAGACGACAGGAGCATGAATGAAATCAGCAAATCTTCGTGTTGGACTTGCACCAACGTTTCCAGACCGTGTGGTCGGTGTCCTACTCCTCTAGACGAACGAAGCAGATATAATTGAAAGATTGCAGTCTTTCATTGATTATACCTGGCTGACCGACTACACCCATGAACTGCAATCCATGAGCCGTCAATTGGTGGACCCTAGGAGAGTCGAACTCCTGACTTCGGTATGCAAAACCGACGTGTTCCCACTAGCACTAAGGGCCCTAAATTGATTCGCGGTTGGAATCGAACCAACAACCCACTACTTTACCACGGCCAGTGTCCAGGCGTTTCATGGTCTGGCAATGCCTTTATTTTGAGAGCCGAATTCAGATTCATGCTGGCCGCATGAGCCCTACCATTCCCTCTCCAGCGAAGTTGAAATTGAGCGACGGGATATTATCCCAGGACACTTTCTACAGCAGTCCCTCCGTCTGTGTGCTATGCACGATCACTAAGCCGCTTTTAGTGGAGGACCGAGTGGGGTTCGAACCCACATATTCTTGATTAAGAGTCAAGACTGATAGCCAATTCCAGTCATCGGTCCATTTGAATTGGATCGGGGAAGATTTGAACTTCCGAGATGGGCTGTCGAAACGAACCCATCCCCCGTTGATATCCGATCCAAACTTGGTGGGCGCCTCGGGAATCGAACCCGCTCAATGTCGCGGTGTAAACGCGATGCCTTCCCATCTGGCGCTGCGCCCATTATCTTCATGACTCTGTGCATCGGTAGAATTGCACTACAACCTACCCAGCATGGATAGGCTATGCTCTAGCATAGGGGCGCGGCCGCGCCTGATGCACAGAGTGATGAAGATAGGTGATTGGAACATCATGGCACGTTTCCAACCTGTTTCTCTCGCGACCATGTGCGGCCAGTTTTATCTCAAAAACTTGGCAAAATGGTAGAGCGTAGGGGATTCGAACCCCTGTTAGCGGATTGAAAGCCCGCGGTCCTAGGCCTCTAGACGAACGCTCCGTATATCAAACGGTCTTGGTTGTTATCTTTGTCTCGCCAGTCTCGGGATCATGATGAACATGATGGGCATGAAACGTGACATCTGGATGATCTTTCTTCAATGAAGTAAATGCATCCAAATTGGCTTGTGAATCATCATACAGATGCGCTGTCTTGTATCCATTCTTGCGTATCTGATCAGACATCACTCGTTTCTTGCCTTCAGCTGGCGTTAGTCCAAGATTGCCTGCGCGATGCACATGGATCTGATTGATATCCAATCCAAATCTTTTCATGTGGTGTGCAAACTTATCCTTATCGTCAAAGTCTGCGCGAGCAGTAACAATCGCGACATTCTTGTTATTCTTATGTATACCCTTGATCTTGGCTAGCATCTTGCGAATTGGCTTGGCTGTCTTGCCAAACTTTTCCGCTGAGCGGAACTCGCTGAAGTCATAGCGATGACCTTTGGGTAGTTTGTGCGTATTGAATTCTGAGTTGGATAGACTCTGAACACGCTTACCTTCGTGGTTCACGACATGAATACGAAGACCATCTCCATAGTGGAATAGTGTCTCGTCCATGTCCGTGAAATGCACGGTATCCGAATTCGGATCTTTCTTTTCTGTCAGAAAAGACTTGAAGGTAAACATGTTCTGTCTCTCAATTATTCTTCTTATTTATGAATGGCGGAAGCGGTGAGATTCGAACTCACGGGACCCGTAGGTCCTTCAGTTTTCAAGACTGACGGATTAAACCACTCTCCCACACTTCCATGATATTTTCTAGGACTCCACAATTGTCGGTGCCACCGCTCAATTGCGACTTCATTGGATTGCGCGACCCAATTGGCTTATCTCCACCCTGGCTGGGCTTCACAGATAAGCATCCTAGTAGGTGCCGCCAATATGACGACACCTTATTGGTTGCAGAGACAGGACTTGCACCTGTGGCCTTCTGGGTATGAGCCAGACGAGCTGCTTCTGCTCCACTCTGCGTTATTCTGATGTTTTCTGGTGTGCAGAGAATATAATAAATCCCTGCCAGGATTTGCGTTCGCTGATTGGCAGATCAACCGAAAGGCAACTTATCCTCTTGCGGTTCATTGCAATTCGTCCCCTGCACACTAGAAAACATCAGATGTTACTCTGATGTTTCTTGCCTCCGGATTTTACTCGCTGCGTTCTCCCCGCAGCTTTCATCCTCGGTGCCGACCGTTCGTCCTAATCTAGTGCAGGACACGCCCTCGTTGCGTTTATCGAATATCAGATACTATCTGGTATTCATCACTTTGTCAACAAAAAAGCCCTCGCTGAGGAGGGCTTGTCTTGTGTGTAACGAAGTTGGAACTCCGTTTACAAGACAAGCCTCTCTGCTTGAATGGCTGACCATTCAGGCTTTAGTGTGACGCGATTTGAATTCTGTTTATGTGTTCTCTGTTTCATGTCTCTATTTAGTCGTCTCGTTTCATCATTTCTGTATTCTACTAAACTTTTTTTGGAACCACAAGGACTTTTTTTATCAACCCTGGTATTCGTTTTCCTCATGCCAGAGTTCAAAGTCCGAAATGCTAGCCTGCTCGTCAAGCCACTGCTCATATCCTTCCCAGAGGGTCGGATCGGCAACAGCCTCATCAAAAGAAGACTGCGTTTCGTTCGGGTTCATCGTTACCTCATCAATCAACTTACAAGCCTCAGTATATGTGGGTAACTACGATAAGTCAAGGCCTAAATTTATTCAATCAATTCAATGACTTATCGCAGTATGTCAAGAATTCTCGTTTTCGCCATGTGCTCGGCGGCATCGAACAAGCGTCCATTGCAGCCTAGTATATCGTCGGCGTGTTTGCTGATCACAGGATTCGGACAGGCGTTCGGACGCACATCCAATAGTTCAGCAACTGCCGTCTCCACACAGCGATGATGTTGGAACAGTATCGCAAGCGCAGCTGCCGTCGAGCGGCTAACACCAGCAAAGCAGTTCACAACCACGACACCATCTGCAAGATCCTTGGTAAAGTCCAGTATTTTCTGGACATGATCTCGCGTTGGCGCACCGCGATCGGTGGACCTTAGCACATCCTCAAAATTCAACCAAAGCCGATTGACATCATTCATTCCCGGTGGAAAGAATTGTCTATCGCCAAGATCAAGCAAACTGATCCAATGCGTTGCATTGTGTTGCTTGACCAAGCGAACGGCGTCATTTTTACTACCTACAAATACCCTAAACATGTTTCCATATTACTATTCATATGTCCGAAAGTCAAGGCCTAAATTTTGTGAATGAAATCAAGCACTTAGCAAAAAGGGGCGCTTTTGGCGCCCCTTCTGTCAGTCTCTGCGTGTTACCGCATGATATGGAAACTTTTCCAAAAAGTCATTACGATACTCTCTCTGATAGTAGTAACGCAGCTCATGTGAGATTGCTCTCTCGGCACGACGCTTGTTTGCTTCTTCCAGAACCTTCAGGAACTTTAGACCATACTCCTTAGCCTTGCTTCCTACTTTCTTTACCCAACAGAACTTCATTGCTTACTCCTTGTACATTGAACGGACGACATTGCGATAGTCGGTAACCTGCTTGTTGAAGACATTCTCATAGATACCAAAAAGATTGTCTGTGTGCTTGTTGACCAATCCAAACATCTTGGATGCGATATCAACCTGCATGTCTGTGACATCCAATGCAAATCTCTTCATCTTGTGTGCGAGTGCATCGGCAGTCTTCTTGGTCTCTTCAGTTTTGAAAAACTTGGCAAGATATTCGTTTTCTTCCATTGTCCAGGGCCACATCGTGCGCCTCCATTGTTCGTCGCTCACCATTGAGCCGACATCATATTATATATGTTAGCAGGTGCAACAATTTTTTGCAAGTGCTAACAAATTTCCATGACAACTTGTCGCATGTCGTCGTTCAACGACATTTTGATTTGTCGTCGTTCGGCGACTTATGGAAGATTGTGATGCGTATCCTTGAGCATTTTTGAGAAGCCGGGATGCAAGTTCTTGGGCATCTCGTCTTTGCCAAACCAATCAAATCTATCGTTTTCATAATTCAGATTTGGCATGAATTCGGATTGCTTTGGAATCGTGCAAAGAAATGTATGATACTGGAAATTAGGTCTGCTATAGTCCGTATACATGTGCTTGAGCTGATCTCTGGTAATCTTGCATCCGATCTCTTCGCCAACTTCACGAACGACTGTATCCATGAGATCCTTGTCGTTCGTGTCAGCTGAACCACCTACTGGTGAATATGTATGCGGGCAATCGCAATGCTGGCTTCTCTTGGCAATACCATACTTACCTGTGTCCTGTGCATAGAACAATGCACCGGCTGCTTGTCTTTCATTGTCTTGTTCGCGTAAAAAAGACCTAAGTGTTTTCATATTTCCCTCTTGACAAGTGCTTGACACGACGTTATATTTATAGTGTTGCCGTTGAATGAATCTTTATTGATTATTGAGCATGATAGTTTTTCATCTTTTAACATCTTTTAGATTCATGTACCACCCAGCTGCAGTCAAGTTTACATTCTTTAATTGCTTATTTGTAGCAATCTTGAGTGTTGGTTGAACAATATTGATGAAAGTTGCTTCATTTACCATATTTTTTTGATACTGTTCATACATCTCATTTCTACGAACAACATTGGATTCTACTGCTGCCATCTCAACGAGACTCACGAAGTCTTTTGATGGCTCCCAATGCATTCTCTTTGCAATTCTGGTAACAAAGGGTCTAGTCCAAAGATTAGCATCAAGAGCATCAATCGTATATGACACGACACCTGATTGCAGTTTTGCAGTTCTATATTGTGTTACCAATGATGATTGATCCATAGGAGTCAAATTCATCTTGATGTTGATCTTTGCAAGATCTGCCTGCATTTTTTGAGCCAGCAGTCCTGGATTGACACTTAACATTGGTGTTGTTGAATATGCGAATGTAAATTCAAATCCGTTTGGATTGTTTGACATGCTCAAATACTTTTTAGCCTTTTCCAGATCCAGTTTGTAACCAAATCTTTCTGTTTGTTCCTGTGTTGTGCCACCAATTCCAATTGGAAGAATTGATGCTGGTCTTACACCATGTCCCCCAAGAAGATTCTTGATGATTCCGTCATAATCTATGGCATGTGCAATTGCAAGTCTTGCGTTCTTGTTTGCAAGAGCGCCATTCAACTCAGAACTATTTGTAAGAACCATGTAAACATAATCAAGACTTGGTTCGGAAATAACTCTAAAATCTCTACTCTTTGCTAGATCAAGCTGCTCATTTGATAGATTGAATGCAATATCAATATCATTTCTCTGAAGAGCCAAAAATTGTGCAGCACCATCAGCTATATGACGAATGATTACTCTATCAAACTGTAGACGTTCGTGCCAAAATGGATTACGCTCAAGAACAACAACTTCGTTTCTTGTCCATCTTGTCATTCTATATGGACCAGATCCGTAAGACTTTTCATCAAGATGCTTAGTCGCAGTATCCTTGTCTTTTGCTGTTACATCACTAACGCCACCGAGTGCTTCAAGCTGACTCTTTGAAAAGACGGAAAGTGACACAGTTGTTAGAACTGGAAGCAATGATTCTTGTGGATTTACAACAAAAATATCAAGAGTATTATTGTCTAGCACGACAATTTCCTTGATGTTGTCTGCAAATTCCGCTGGCTGATCTTTAAGATTCTTCAATCTATCAAATGAAAACTTTACATCATGTGCGGTGACGGGGGCGCCGTTCCAAAACTTAGCATTGTCGCGAAGATAAAATCTCCAAGACTTACCAGAATTTGAAAGTTCCCACTTTTTAGCAAGTGCCGGCTTTAGAACCTCATAATTGTCCGATGTGGCTGTAACCAAAGTCTCGTATACATTTCCAATTGTAAGAGGTGTTGTTAAATCTGCTTGACGACTTGGATCGTATGTTTTTCCATCAGAAATATTTGCACCAATAATTAATATTCTATCTCTCGGTTGAGCAAGTGCCAACTGTGAAATCAAAAACATCATAAAAGCAAATACAAAAGTCAATAATTTAAACATATTTTCCTCACTTTGTATAAATTTCATTTCCTATAACAAGAACGTCGATTGGTTGACTAGCAAAAAGTTTTTTTGCGTCATCTATTTTTCCTGCAATTGGTTTTCCTGCAATATTCAAACTTGTATTTAGCAAAACAGGACATCCTGTTTTATTGAAAAAGTTTTCTAATAGTGGTCTTATAAAACTAGGAAAATCTTTGCTTACAGTTTGAACTCTACATGTACCATCAACGTGTGTAATGCATTTTAAATTTTCTTTTTGAGTTTGTCCTACATATAACATGTATGGATTTGGATATGACAAATCGAAGTATTCTTTTGCGTACTCTTCCAAAATGGAAGCACCAAAAGGCCTAAACGATTCTCTATTCTTTACTTTGTTTATGATATTCTTGCCGTCTTCTATTCTAGGATCCAAGAATATAGATCGATTACCCAAAGCGCGTGGTCCTATCTCGCCGTTTTCTTGATACCAAGCGACAATTTTTCCTTGAGATAGAAAATCGGCAGTTTTACTAATTGTGTCTTCTGTTGGTATTGAATTTGGATGTTGATCACTTTCTACGAAAGGATATTTTTCAAAATACATTTTTGGAAGATTAAACTTTTTTCTCATGCATTCCATCATACCCAGAGACAAACCTTCATCTGTACTATATGGCACAACTGTTAATTTTGGAAAATGTTTTTTTAAAGTAGTATTCCATATTACATTTTGAGCAACCCCACCAGCATATCCTATTTTATCGGTTGGTTTCAAATACTTTTTGAATATTTCCAAAACAATTTCACCAGATCTCTCAAATATCGTTCTACCATAGTCTAATTGTTCTTGTAAACTAACATTTTTAGGAATCTTGAACATTTCCATATGATTATTGAAAAAATTTGTAAAGTATTCCTTTGATCCAAAAGAATTCATATCAATATCATTACTATCCATTTTTTTCAAAAATTCTGAAAACCCACCTGGCCACTTTCTATGAAATGTTATGGGTGATCCAACTCTTTGCATATCATATTCTTGTCTTAAATGTTCTAACAAATCTTCTTTTATTTTTCCATAACTAACGTATCCCATAACTTTGCTTGCTTCAACATCATTTATTAGTTGATGAGCAAGAATCATCATACCAACTCCAACGGATCCACCAGAACTATCAAAGTGCCCCTTGACATATAGTTTATCTTTTTTGAAAATGCTCCACCAAGCATCTCCACCCAATCCATCCATGATTACAAAAGCATCGTAAGGTTCTTCGTAGTTTAATAAATTTATACCTTGTGCATGTCTCTCGTGGTGATCTATTCTATTTGTTTCTTGAACATCAAACCATACATGATCAATATCGGAAAAATTGATATTCCACACTCTTTTTACTTCTTGCTCCCAAAATCCTTTTAGCACATCGTAAGATCTTTTATCTCTTGTGTTTAGAGGAATTTTTTTACCGTCATTCAAAGTTATTCTAGCAAATTGTGGCCATCTTTTTAATTGAAGACTTCTCTCGGCTTTATGAAAAAATAATCTTTTTCCGTCAAAATAAGTTGCACTAGAATCGTGCGATTCTATGGTTATGGCCAACAATTTCATTTTGGAATACTTTCTCCGACAATGGTTAAAAAATATCTATTTTCTATTCCAAGATTTGCACCAGTATGTAATTCTTTTGGATCCCAAGTAACAACTGTACCTTGTTTTAGATGATATAGTATTTTGTCTTCTACAATTAGAACATGACCAAATTTTGGCTCTGTCAAAGAAATCCACAATCTAATAATATTATCTATTGGTTTTGAAAAAGTTGAGACAAAATAATCTCTATGTGGTGGCCAAATTCTTTTAGGTAAGTTTTTTCTTAAAACTATTCGGGCAGTATTTTTACTCATATTGAATTTGTTTAAAAAACTATCCGGAATTAAATTAAAAATTTCTTCTAATTCATAATGAACATAAAATGGTCCAAAATTTATGCGATTTTTTGTATTATTGATTGTTATTTGAATTTCTTTGAATGTTTTTGTTGGCCACACATTTGATATTAGTATCTCTCTATCATCTTTAGCATAAAAATTAGACCATTCATCGTTTAATTTTGAAGATACTTCATTTCTATCTTTAACAATTAATTTTATATTTTTTTGATTTTTATATTCTACAACGTATTTTTGATAATGAAATTCAGAAACATTAATCATTTTATTGCATATATCTGCCGATAAACTATCATTAAAAATATGCATTTAAAGTTATCCTGTTATTAACATTACATATCTATCTTCATAACCAAGATTTGCTGAAAAATGCAACTCGTTTTTTTCAAAACGAGTTGCTGTTCCTTGTTTAACCATATGAAAAACCCTATCGTTAATAATTAAAAGATGACCAAACTTTGGCTCGGTCAAAGAAATCCACAATCTAGATGCATCAGCATCGGGGTTTTTCAATCCTGAATAATTGTCATAATGCGGTATCATGAAATTACCTGGGGGCATTTTCAATATCTTAATATAACATTTTTCTTCAACAAAATTGTAGTAATCATAAAATTCTTTAGGTATTTTTTTATTAAATTCCAAAGATTGATATTCATAATATATTGTAGACAACGATTTATCATGACTAGCATAAGTTTCATAGATTTTTTTTTCTATGTCTGTGGAATCTCTTTTTTTTGAGTAATGAATTTTAAAATGCGATTTGTAAACTTCAATGTCTTTTGTACAAAGAGACAAAAAAATATCACATATATTTTTTTCTAAAAACACGACTTATCTCAAAGATTTGAGTAACATGTCAATTTTTGTTTTGTACTCCGAGATTGAAGAAAACGAAACTATGTCGTCATCATGTTCTCTTTTTACTCGCAGTTCTGTCCATGGTTTATCATTCCATGCTTTTTGAATTAATGAAACGATTACATCTTTTTCGTTTGCTTTGAAGTTTTTTCCCATTATAAAGAAATCAGAAGACAAAAACGATATGTCAGATGTGTTCCACAATTCATTAGGAGTCTTTATCGTCTTTGTGCTTTTGGTTGAGAAAAAGCAATTGCCGCCGGTTTGACTTGAAACAAGTTTGCCCGATTTAAAAGTAAAATCAACTTCTTTTGATTTGGCCATATTAACAGATATGTTTGTTCCGTTGTTTCCAACTTTTACCAATCTAGTCTTTATGTTTAGTCTCTTGTCTATTTCTTGAAAAATATCATCTATTTCTGGCATTATGTCAGTTACTACTTTATGTGATGTGCCGGACTTTACAAAGTCTTGTAGTGTCTTACCGTCAGGTCCGCTTGAACAAAAATAAAACGGAGACGACAGTATCCAATAGAAAAGATTTTCGTTGGTTGGATTAATGAAACAGTTTTCTATGTTTTTATCCAAGTTTCCGGAATTGTTTCCTGTAAAAAACAAAGTTGGATCTTTAGACTTATCCCAAAGCATTTTTCCCAAAGCACAGTTGTCTCCTGTTGTCTTTATCGAATGTTTCATGTTGTTTTGTTCTAGAACTTTTGATGTCTCTTTGGCATAAAACATCACATTTCCTGTAAGAGATCCAGTGTTTACAAGAAGTATTTCTTGTGCAAATGCGTTTAGTGATGCCAATAGCAAGCAAATTGTGGTAAAAATCAATCTACGCATAATAATCCTCATTCAAAAATACAATGCTTTAGTATATATCAATGCATTCTCTATGTTGTTTTGCAGCAAGAATGCAAAAATAAATGGTATCATGTCTTTTCTTCTAAACACGAAACCAATTAATGAAAAAACACAAAAAGTTATCAAATAATAGATCTCTTGTGAGTATTGAACACCAGCATTATATATCGTAAAAATACCAAAAGCAATAAAAAACAGTGGAACAAGTAGATGAATTTTTTGATAGAAAGACATGATAAATTTGATTGTTTTCCAAGAAAAAAACATGCAGACTATATTTGCAACCATTAAGGTTATAAAAATTGTAAACAGTATTTCGTTTACATTGCTTTTGCTTATTGATATGTTTCCTTGCTCAAGAATATCCAAAAAATATATTCAGTTGGTGTCATCGCAACTCCTACCGCCAACAACGGAAAAAGAACGGCTATGTATCCTGAATTGTTTGCTGTTTCAGAACTTATTGCCTGAGCCACAAAATTTTTAGAGTCGATCTTTTTTTGTATAAAAAATGCTATGAAACTACTCATGTAATTTCCGCAAAAAGGTATCAATCCGGAAAAAAATCCAATAATTGAAGATCTAAAAATTACAAATTTGTTTTCCCATATTATTTTTTTTCTAGAATTTACATTATTATCATACTTAAAAACAATCTTATTGATACTAAAAAAATCTATTATTTTTGGTATTCCATAAATGCCAAAGATGACTGATATTGTTGGCAATCCGCCAAATAGATAAATGTTATTAAAAGTCAAGAACTCTTCTCTTGTTTGTATATTAAATCCTATTTTTGAACACAACCAGCCAAATACAAAAAATAAAAAAGACTGGTATAATTTGTTGTCACTAAAAACAATTGATAGTATAAAACCTATAGCTGAAAATATCAAAACCATATAAGTTTTTAGATAGAATAGTACATTTGAAAAATTTACAATTATATACCAACATAGAATACAAGAAAAGATGGCGGCAAAAAAACTTCCTATTGATGTTCCGAATAATACATCTTCCAACTTGTTTTCGTTTATTATTTGTTCTCTCAATTTCATCAATGGTAGTCCAGTTGTTTCTCCCGGAACACCTAATATCAAAGTGGGGATACTACCAAAATATTGTGTTGTGCTCAAAAGAGTAGAATAAAAAATTATATTGAACAATAAACTCTGATCTATGAGAAAACCATACATGAAAACGACTGAAGTTGTTATTCCAACACCAGGCGCTAATCCAACAAGTATTCCGACAAAAATACCCAATAATAGGGAAAATATAATTTCTAGCATTTTTTAAAATAAAATTTGTTAGTTATGCACAAAGTTGTTAAATCATTAAACACATTAAAACTCTTGTTTTTTGTCTGTATAAAAAAATTATCATAGATAAACTTTTTAAAGTTATCATGATTTTCAATTGCAGTCAAGTTCTTATTGTCAATGAAAAATTTCATAATGCTTGGCCATGCTTGTATTGCTCTTATTCCTGCGTGTTCAACAATTTTTTTAAAATTTGGATAATTGTTTGGATTATTTTTATAGCCAAAAAATAGATCTTCAGATTTTAATCCTTGATATGGTAATTTTACTTTAAAATTGTAAATGATATCAGAAACTTTATTTTGGTAATATCTTGTATCTAATATCATTTTTTTATCTTCATAAAAAAAACTTTTCGGTAATTTATTAACCAACATGTGTGCTTGTTTTAAAAACAATTTTGCGGAACTTGGATGTATATGAAAATATTCATGATATGTTGGTAGACCGTCTGTTGTTAGATCATATTTATTATCAAATGTGGTGTGAAATAAAGAATCGTTGAAGAAAAAATAAAACCCATGATCATCATAACGAATTGCTGGTTTTTCTCTTCCCCAGAGATGAACAACTTTTTTATTTTGTTTTAGTTTTTTCCAATCTGGATTGAAGACATTTGTGTCTCTAATACGAAAAACAGGTCTATTTATAATCAACTCTGTAACGTTTGAATCTAGATTCTCATGAAAACTATTTTTACTCAAATTGTTCCAAAAACGAAGATGCTCTTCTTGCATTTTAGGAAAATAAGTTATTTTAGTGCGTGGTGAAAAATTCTCAACAAAATACTTTGCCAAAGGTATTGCTGATTTTTCAATTTCATGACCGCGACCTTCAGCATTCAAATATAAAAATTTTTCACTATCTTCAATTTCTATTTGTTTTTTTGTTGTAGTATCAAACATATCAAATATTACAATTTCATCTAAAAAAATATTATTTAACATAAAAGTTTCTAGTATGCAATGACTGTCAGCGCCGCCACTATAAAACAACACAACGTAATCATAGTTATTTCTTATTTGAATCGCTCTATCCAAGTAAAGTTTTTGTAGATCTTCAATTGGCTCTTCATATAAATTCATTTCACTAAACGATTTTTCAATATTTGGAATATGAAAAAATATTCTTGTTTTTGAAAACACATCCGGTTCAGACTTAAGCACATCAAATTTACTTAAATATGTCGTGTTGTTTTTACTATAGTAATAATAGTACGGATTATCTTTATCGATCATTAAATATTTCCTATTTCATAATATTTTGAATACTCACAAAAACCATCATATCCTGTTGTATCATCAAACTTTACCAAAAACTGTTCATTAATTCTTTGTCTTACATATCTGATCGAATTTCTCCAACAAGATCCATGCAAAGAATTTGCATCGAAGCGATTATGAAACCAAAGATCCGCTTCCGAATTCCAATTTAGAGTTGATTTCTTTGCTTGAAACCAATCTTTTTTCCAAGTATTTGGATACAATAAAAGTCTTGCGTTTTCTTCAAAAAAGAGTCTGGAGAGTCTATTTAATGTTAATATTTTCTCTTTTGTTTTTTCAAAGAAATCTGGTTCATAATCTTCAGTTAATGACAATATATTTTGTTTGGAAGACAAAACCCATTTTTTTAATGCATGTGATTGTTTACAAATCAAATCACATGCATCAGGACTAGAATAAAAAAATTCAATTTGAGCGTTTGAGTATTTTTCTATTTCAGGATAAAATAAATTCATGTTGTAGGTTCTATCTATAAAACACAAATGTATTTTTTTATTTCTAATCTTTAATCTTGGCTTATCAAGGCCAACCAGTATTCCTATTTTTTCATTCTTTTCAACAATTGTCTTGTATTCATCAAAAGAAACAAAATTATATTTTGCGGAATCTATGGGATTCAACTCTTCTCTAACGTTCAATACCCAGCTTCCGTCTTGCTTGTTTGAAAAGTTTTCAATCGTGTGATTGGTCGTATCAAATATCTTTATCTTTGTTTTTGGAGATAAACTCGATATTTCTTTTAATCTGGGAAATAATTGCAGTTTTGTCTCAGTTAAAGGTTGTATTCTTGCATCAACATTACTCATTTCTAAATTTTCAAGAATTTTTATTCCAGAATTTACATGATGAACAATGATCTCATCTATGAATAAATTTTGATTTAAAAAAGACATTATCATATTATGACTATCAGAACCACCACTATAATAAACAATAATATGATCATATTTTTGTCTAAGTTGTAGTGCTCTTCTGTGATAGAGAGTATCTAGATCTTCTTCTGGTTCAATTTTCCAATTATACGCTTGAAAAACCTCATCATTAAAATTCCATTTTATCAAAATTTTAGGATCTTCTATCTTGAAACTTGATTCACTAATTTTTTCATTTATTTTATTGAGTAGTTTAGATGCACAAATTAGTGCTTGAACTTTAGAATGAAATTTTTGATTGTTTACTACATAATATCCGTGTATGTCTTTATTCATGATTTAATCACACAACAAGTTCAAATCAATATAGTTCTTTAAGTTCTGGCATAATATTTAAAATATTTTGATTTCTTTTTTTATCAAAATATTTTGTAGTTTCTATAAATTTTGTAAATAAATGAGTTTTGTCTTTTGAATAAAGATATTTTATCAAATTTATACCGCTTTCATAAATGTTTGTATCTATTATATGATTATTATTTTTATTTTTTTCTAGAAAAGATAATAATCTTTTAGTTGATATATCTTTTAATTTTTTAGGCAAAACTTGTATATCAAATATTTCAGGACCTGTAAGTGGATCATTTAATTTATAAAACATTATATGATTATACTTTTTTCCTTTTGATGGATAATTATTAAAAGATTTATTCAACATCCATTCATATAATTCCGTTATGGATAATATATTATATGCTTGTACTGTTGGTTTAATTTGGGCTCGAATATTGATTTCATTGGATAATTCATTAGCATAATCTATATTTGAAACTATTTTGTTCCACTTAGAAGGATATCTTATGTAGTCATTTACATGATCATAACCATCTAGGCTAATTGATAAATTTACCACTTTAAAATATTTCCAATATTCCAACATTTTGTTTGGAAGAACTGTAAGATTTGTATTATATCTCAATATGATATTCTTTGAAATACCATGTTCAATCACAAAATTAAAAAATTTATACATACCCTCACATATCATGGGTTCACCGCCAGATAAGACAAAGGTAATGATTTGATCGGGATTATTGTCATATATTTTTTTTACGAAATTCGACAAATTTATCCAAGATCTTTCATCATCGTCCCAACTTCTTTTTTTTAGTTGCTCTTTTTCTTGATCGCTCAAAAAAGAATGTAATTCTTGCATACCTTTGTTTGATTGAAAAATATCATTCCAATCATCAACCAATTGATTTGTGTGTTTTGGATTACACATTCTACATTTCAAATTACATTTGTTTGAAAACCACAATTCAATAAAAGTTATTGAACTCAAATCCATTGCGGGATTATAATTTTGAAAGTTTATGCCCAATTGCGAATCAAAAAACCTTCTTGCACCATTTGATTGATAATGTTTCCCATCACACGACTTTTGTGTCAATTTGAAACAATTTTGACATGCATCTGGTTGAATATCATTTAGAAATTTAGATCTAAAATTTTGATAGGTTGAAGAATTCCAAAGTTCACACAGATCAGTGTTTGTTATATTGTTTTTTAAAGATATGCTTTCTAAAGAATTATGCGTTTCTACACAGCAAAATCTAAAAGTGCCGTCAGTTGCAATATATAAAGAAGTGAAGGGTCTACTACAAAATACTGAAGATTGCAAAAATTTATTCATGTTCAATTCTCAATTGTGTATTTCTTCTGATCTTGCATTGAATCCATTTGTTATATGTATTCACAAGCAACACGGACAACTCAAATTGATACTTTGCTTCGTAGTATGTGCATTCGCTCTTTGATTTGCATAGTCTGAGTATCTCACGGCGAAACACATTCTTACCTAGTTTCTGCACATCTTCATTCAATTCATCAGATGATGAGTAGTATTTCATCCAATCAGATTCCACACGGATCTTCTTTGTCTTGCCCTTGACTTTCTTTCGTCCAGCACGAGTAAAGAGTTTTTTGCCAATATAAAAACGCCCATCGTTGGTGTTTGTGATTTTATACACAAAGCCAATGTGGTCGCTTATTTGTTCAGAAGTAAAAGGCGAATCTAGATAGATCCAGGGGTTTTCATAATCCATACCATTATATAGTAGGGATTTTATTAGTCTTCATCACCCAAATGTTGTGGCCGCGCGGCGTCTGTTATAGGATCATGATCTCTTTTATGTATTATACTAGCGACTGTTCGCACACTTCCATCAGGGTCTTTCATTCCTTGCTCAAGATGTTCAGGTGTTGCCAAATGATGAGTAATTGCATTTCTACGAACATCTGGATTTGGATCCTTCACTGCTTGCGTTATATGTTCAGATGTTACATTATGATGTTTCAAAGCCGCCTGACGAACATACCTGTCTCCATCTTTCAATGCTTGCGTTATATGTTCAGGCGTTGCTTTAGGATGTTTGATTGCGACAATACGCACGGCCATGACTTTATCCTTCAATGCATGTGTAATATGTTTTGATGTTACATTGGGATGATTGATTGCAGCCACACGAACATCAGACGATTGATCTTCCAATGCTTGCGTTATGTGTTTAGGTGTTGCCAAACGATGAGATATCGCATTTCTACGAACATCTGGATTTGGATCCTTCAATGCTTGTGTAATGCGCGTAATATGATCTAGCGATTCATCTATGCGTTGATGGTTAGTCTCCGAAAGCTGCTCTTCATTCATATTGATTCCGTTGATCTGCGCCAAACGAAGTCTGAATTGAATTGATGTATTATCGTCCATGGTATCTCTTTCTAGATGATTTTATGTACTATTTATTCTTCCTCATCACTCCAGGAATCATCTTCCTCTTCGTCATCATCAAAGTCATACATGTGGCCACAGAATGGGCAATAACAATCCTTGCCCATTACTGCGTCTTCATCATACTCTATCGTGTATTCAGAGTCACACGATACACACATTAGAGTCCTCTCTGTCATTTACAATCTCCTAATTGCTAAATAGATGTGGTTCGCGGGTTCCGAGGCCCCAACCACTCTAACAGCTAAAGAGGAGCCATCAGCAATGGATTCATTCGTATATATATGGACTAATCTAACTACCGGTAAAAAGTACATTGGTGTACATAAAGGTAGTTCAGATGACGGATACATATGCTCATCTAAAATCATGCTTGAAGAATATCAAATAAATCCATCTAATTTCAGGAGAGAAATTATTGCACATGGATTATTTGAAGACATGTACAATCTTGAAACAAAAATGCTGCGCGAAGCGAATGCAGCCGAAAATTCAAATTATTATAATCAATCAAATAACAATGGTCAATTTTATATAAAGAAACACAATGAGCAAACAAAAGAAAAAATAAGACAAAAGGCGCTAGGAAGATCGCCTTGGAATAAAGGATTGCCCAATCTTCAACAAAAAGAAAAAATGTTGCAAAATAATCCAATGAAAAGACCCGAAATTGCAGCAAAAGTTGCTGCAAAAAATAAAGGTAAGCCAGCCCACAATAGAGGTAAATCAACAACACATTCTAATAATTCTAGCAAATACAAAACAAAAGGTTATGGAAAAGATGGTCGTAAAAAAACAATATGGACTTTCATTGATGGAAAGAAAATTATTGTTGATGATACCCGAAAAATGTGTGATGAACTTGGTTTATCTTATAGTGCAGTTAGACACAAGATAGGAAAAGGCCCCTATGCAAAAGGTAAACATAGAGGCCTATCCATAGAACGATATGATTATACTACTTCACAGGAACCCGCAGTGCAGCTCAACTCCTGTGTACCAGTTGTTGTATCACGTTTTTCATAATCTGACAGCTTTGACCAATCAACATTCTTAGGCATTCTTTCTACCATTGCCTCATACTGCTCTTTCGTGCAATCCTGATATGGCATTTGCTTATAAGACGCATCAGAGAATGGCAAGAACGATACGCCAGACATCTCGTCAAAATGCTCATAGACCCATGCACCAACTTCCATCCACTCATCTTCCTTGACCGAGATGGTGACAGATGGCTTATGCTCGCAGAAATGTCTCTGATACTCAAGCCAAAGTTCAAGCTGCTCAATCGCAGTCATGTCCTTGCGAAATACTGCATTCTCTGGTGTCTTCATTGGAAATGCAAAGACATATGTGTGTTCTGGCTTCATCACATCGTCTTCAACAGGAAAGCCAGCATCAACCATCATCTTGGCCAATGGATCTTTCTTGTCAGCACGAACCGTGCGAATATAATATGGCGCATGTCTCGCATGAATACCAGATGCCGAATCAACCAACTGCGATACTGTGCCAGATGGCTTCACGCATGTAATCGCAGCCGAACGAGGAATGCCAAGTTTCTTGGCCCATTCAACATTCGTCTCGACAGCACGATTGCGAATAGCATTCAGAACCGAACGAAGTTCTTCACGACCCTTCTTGCCATTCGTGATTTCATTGTCCATGATACCAGTCAATGAAACGCCAAGTAGTCTTTCTTCATCGCAGTTGTTCTTCCATGTATTGCGAAGATACTTGAAGTTGGTCAGCGTTGACTGCCATGTGCCAAGAATTGTTGCAAGCCGAATCTTGCGATGAAGATCAACTGATGTGTCTAAGGCACGAACGACGACTTCGGTCAGATTGCAGAACTCGCGATTACGCAAAATGATCTCGGAGCATGGATTCGTACCAAAGTCAAAATCTGGATTGCGACGACCATACTTCTTGGCCTGATTCTGTGATGCTGTGCGCGAGAAGATTCCGCGCTCACCCGACTTGGACTCATACAGCGCAAACCATTCCTTCATGAATACTGACATGTCTGGCTTACGCTTTGCAACGAATGAATTGTTGGCCAATGCTCTCTGTGCATTGTTTTCCCACCACATGCCACTCTTTGCAGTACGCATACCATCATCAGAAAGATCTGACAATGAAATGAGTGCAGAACGACGAACACCACCAACGACAACGATCTCGGCGATCTTGCAGACAATGTCATGGCATTCAAGAGATGTCAGCTTGCGACCAGCAGCATTCTTGAAGATGCGTGTGACGAATTCAAACAAAGAGACAAGTGGTTCTGGACCAGATGCACGACCACCAAATGTCTTGAGTGGTGCGCCTGCGGGTCTGACCTTTGATACATCCCAGCGAGCAATCTGACCACCATAGAGAAGATGAATGATTTCCTTCAGAGCCTTGGCCCAACCAAGTTTTGAATCACCAACGACGACAGTGGTGTCGGACTCATAGAAATCTTCAGCAATGATCGGAAGCTGATCGGTGAACTTTTGCTCGACGGAGAAACCAACACCAGTTCCATTCATGAGAATGTATAGGATTTCGTCAAACGAACGAGGCGAGTCAACAGCAACGTATGAGCAATTGTATCCAGCAACATTCTCGCGAGACAATGCTTCACCTGCAGTCATGAGGCATCGCATTGATGGCATGATCTCTAGGCTAAGAACTGCGTCTTCCAGTTCACGACGCTCTTCTGGCTTTACCTTGTAATTGCAATGTTGCTTTAGATGATCTTCAAAGAAATCAAAGTATCTGCCAACAGTCTCAAACCAATTTTCGCGTCTATTCTTTTCTGGTAACCATCTTGAATAGCGCGAAAGGTGGATGAACGACTGATATTGCGTCGGTAGTGAATTACTCATTTTTGCCTCTTTATTGATTATTAGTTGAAAGTACTTTTTCTATAGGGAATACTTGGGATATTACCTTTGCAGCCCCAATGGCGATAAGCATGTGTTCTTTTTGAGTTCCGTTGCCTGAACGTAGATCTATATAGTGGACCCAAGAACGAAGGGTGCCCTTCATGTAAAGACGAGAAAGAACCATTCCCTCAGGAAGAACAGATCTTGCAACTTCCTTTGCGATACCGTTATCTATCGCCCAATCATATGCATTCTGCGCTTCCATCATGACTCGCATCTGCGCAGTCTTCCATTCGGAATTCAAATCAAAGTCTTCTACATCAATTGAATTCTGACGATTCTTCTTGTCCTGCAATCTGGCATCGCGGAACTCATAGCCAAGATCGGCAACAGCATATCTCTGAGAAAACTCTTGGAATACAAACGAGCGATGGCGCAGAATCTGGCGCGCAATGTCGCGTGTTGTCTCAATCTCCAATGTCATGTCAACCATTTCAAGCGGAGACCAATGCTTGTTCTTGATCAAGTAATTGACAAGTTTTTCCGATGTGTCGTTATTGAATTGATTGGCTGGATTGGAAACGCGAGCACAAAATGCAATCAGATCAATGGGCGTAATAATCCCTTGATCTTGCAATCTTTTCACTGGCTGTGTATATGACACTAATTCTATTTTCATGACTCACCCATGATGTTGAGGATAGTATACTTATCATAGATAATATCACAAACGTAGAAAATATCAACAAAAAATATTTTTTATATTTTTTTCCATTGATTCAACATGAACTTAGCCTTCACACCGCTAAATACGTTTCCATCAATCATCTTCACGATTTGTTGCGTATTCTTACCTGACAAGATCAAGTCATTGATGTCCTTGCAATTCATCGTCTGTGGCCAAATGCAAACGCGAAGACCCGCATTGATGCTTTGATCAATCTGGCGAACGATATCCTTGTTTCTTGGCTCATTGTCCGAGATGAATACAGCTGTCTCGGTATTCACATATTGTCTCACCTGAATCAGATTTGCACCAGCAATTGCAAGTGCGTTTGGTAGAAACATGGAATCAATCGGACCTTCAACGACATATGTCGTCTTGGTAACGTCCACACGATCAAGTCCATAGATCTTTGGTGCTTCTTCATCAATCTTTATCGTGATATATCGGATCTTGTTGTCGGCAGCCAATGCACGACCTTGAATCGCAACAAGTTTCTTTCGTGCATCATGGAATGGAATGACGATACGAGCATCGCTCTTTAGTTCCTTGCCATGATTAGGAACCAGTTCATCTATGAACCCGCGAAAGTCTTCAGCATAATATAGATTGGTCCAGAACTCCTTTGGGATCTTGCGATTTGCAATGTACTGGCGAGCATAATGCTCTTCTTCCAAAGATTCAATCGTGGGAAGATCAATTCTTGCGCGAAAGACAGGGGGCTTCGTCGTCATCTTTGGTGGCGTCGTGACGACGTTGTTGGCCGTGCCAAACTTTTCCATCATGTATTCACGATATGCATTTTCATCAATCATCTTGATGAATGCTGGAATAGCCATTGACGCAGAGCAGTTGTGGCACTTGTACATCAGGCTTCCCTTCAGTTCAAATGCATAACCACGCGCCTTCAACTTGTTTCTTTGAGAATCACCACAGAGTGGGCATCTCATGTTTGCAAGTTTGTCGCTTTTCCACGCAAAGCGTTCCAGCTTATGCGAGATCAGGTTCAGGTATTTTTTGTCTAGCCATATCATGTCGTCAGTATAGACGACACAAGGCGGAAAGTCAAACGATTATTTGAATAGTTTGGAAAGAGCAGCGAAGTTGACGCTGGAGATCAGCCACATTACTGCAGCTGACCCACCAAGAATCATCCACTTCCAGCGTTGTATTTGTTCTACTACGTTTGATGCTTGCTTATGTTCTTGTGTTATATGATCTTTTAGTGCTTTGATTTCGTTTGTTATCTTGTTTTCAGTATGTTCAATTTGCGTTGTAAGTTCGCGATTTACCGTTGTTACTCTTGAATGTAGTTCTTTTATGTCGTTTAGCAATTCTGTTCTTCTTAGTTCTATTAGTCTATCCAAGTCTTGATCTTTTCTTTCGTGATATTCCAGTTTTTGTTCATGAAGTGAAAGAATCTTGGTCATGGACGCGGTCAATTCTTCTAGTTTTTCTATCGTCGTATCTAACTTTTTGAACACATCGTTTATCAAAGTTATATCTTTTTTCAATAATTCAACTTCAGTATTTACACTTGTTTTTCTCTTGACCGCGCCCATGTTTATCATATCACTCTGGAGATGTTACTTTTTTAGGAAGTACTTTTGCAACAAGGCTCTTGACCCACGTTGGTTGTGGAAGAATGTTCCAGCCAACAAGAAGACCAACGACTAGCCAAAATGCTTCCTTAGTCCAAAGTAGTGCCCATGCGAGTGACAATATATTTGTAATAAAGTCCATTTGTTTCTCCTTTATCTTCTTCTAATCATATTATCTGCGTCTTCCATGTCAGTATCAGGTAACACCGATCTTGAGGCTGACGCAGGTGTTCTAGCATATGACGAAGATGTCGGTGTAGTACTATTTAGTCCCATAGGTCTGCTCATGCCCATGCCCATACCACCGCTCATTCCCATTCCGCCCATACCCATACCCATACCCATGCCGCCGCTCATACCCGAGCCAGCCATCTTTTCTTGACCGCGCGACCATGCAGCAACACCACAAATTGCACCCATTGCTAGGTGATACAATCCTGCACCTTGTAGGGTGATAGGATTCCATTGTGTCACTTGCTGTCCTGTTGTTGCTTGTAGAATGGACCAGACGATAGGAAACACGATGAAGTCAACTGTACATGTTCCCATGTATAGCCAACCCATCATTGGTCTCCATCTCTTGCTCATCCAATCTTCGGCTGGTTTGCCTTCAGGTGTCTTTACTTCTGTTTCTGCATTTACTGCCATGGTAGTACCTCAGAATATTTTCCAAAATGGTTTCTTTTCTTCTTCTTTCTTTTCTTCTACTTTTGGTTCTTCAGTCTTTTTACCATAGTATGTCTTGTATGACACGATCACAGACTGCTGTTGTGTTATGAATCGTCTAAGTTCAGCAATATTCACGCTAAGATTCTGATAGCCCTGTGGTGTGACAGCAAAAAGAACAATTGTTTGTCCCTTGCTTTCAAGATCCTTTGCAACTTCCGCAAAGTTTTCCTTTGTTATCACGACCCACTCAAAATTGTATTGTTCAGCAGGTTGTATTTCTGGAACAATCAATTCAGGTCTATCAACAAGTATCGGCTTTTCTACAATCTTTGGGGCTACGCCGCCACATCCTGCAAGCAATAACGTAGCACATAGTAACAGACGATTCATTTTTTCTCTGCTTTCTTACTCTTTATCAATTCTTGACATATATTGTTCTTGTCGTCCTCTGGCTTCAATGGTGAACCAGTTGCAATTTCATTGCATCGTAGAGCAAACTGTGTTCCACGATTGATCTTGTCTTGCAATGCTTTTGGATTTTGCATGGCTGCTCTTGCGAAGTCTCTTTGACGACCTTGTGCATCTTGGAATTTCTTTTCAAGATCAGAAACATCTCTTTGTGCATTTGAGAACTTGATATTTAGATCTGCATTTATTTTTCTGATCTTTTCAATGTCTTCTTGTACTTGTTTCATGACAAGTTCTTTTGCGGCTATTGCGTCTTCAAGTTTTTGCTGTGCTTCTACAGCTGCTTGAAGTTGACTGCGTAAACTTTGAACATAGAAGTAACCGCCACTACCTACAGCAGCGATTACAACCATGAGCATTGCCTTGGAAGCAACGAACCCCAGCATCACGCACCTAGGACATGCAATGCGTGTTCATAATGCTTGATGCGATCTTCAAGACCGATGAAGCCACCATTGATCAGCTTCGTCATCTTCTTGATATCGCCCGTGTCGGCAACTGCATTCAATTTTCTTGTATCCCAGAACCAGCAAGCAGAATATACTGCGCCTTCTGGTGTCTCAAAGTATTCTGGATCATCTACTTCAAGATCAGTCATGCACTTGTGATAGTTGTCATGACCTGTCAATTGAATTAGCCCGCGACCACGATATCTCCATCCATCGCCAGATTCTTCTGGTCCATTACCCATGCGATTTGCATATACGCGATTTGCGATTGCTTCTGGATTGCGCTGATACTGCATTGCAATCTGATCATTAGGGAAATACTTTGGAAATATCTTGCGAAGACCTTGTGCTGAATAGTTTAGGTTTTCTTTCACGAAGCGAAGATTGCCGCTTTCGTGACCAACTTGTGCAATGAATGCAGCAAGTCTTTGTGGTGTATTGATTTCATATGGCTCAAAAGCCTGCTCCATTGGTTCGGCAAATGCTTCGCAAGCCTGCATTGTGGCTTGTGGTAGACATTCCTTGAGAATTTCAGGAGTAATCATGTGTGATCCTTTCTATGCTTTCCACCGTATCGTAGATAAGTCATCGCACCTGTTTTCTCGTCTTGGACGATTATAGGTTTGTTGCGATTCTTTCTATCTCTACCATACCGTCTAATTGTCTCACCAATTTCATCCTTACCCACATATTTTTCATACTTATGATATCTTTGTTTTCCTACTCTACAATTATGATAATAATCTGATGGCACTACAAATACTTGATTGCCAGCAAATGTTGCTTCTGTGATTGGTTCGGACTTTGTGTCGCGACCTGCTTGTCTAGCCTTGCGTCCAGCGCAATGGGCTTTTTGACTGAATCCTTTTGGATTGGAGCAATCAATGCTTTTCTTGTAGTCTTGTGACCACTTTTCTTCTTGTTCCAGTTTTTTACGCTTGAGCATTCGTGTGAGAATGCTTTGAGGTCCTGGCGGCTCGCCCTGTGGACCAACACCGAGTCCAGCTACTGCTCCTGATCCTGCTGCATTTGCTGGTGCGTCTTCTTTGATGTCGGTCATTGCTTTCTCAATATGTCTGCTAATTTTAGATCAACTGATATTTCGGATGATCGTATGTTCTTTCCTCTTATTCCCATCACATATTTTGGCATGTAGTTCAAGAATATCAAGAATGTCTTCAAAATTGTATAATATTTCTCGTCAACCTTGTAGAATAAAATTCTAGTTGCTGAATTTGCACCAAACACATTATATATTACTATCAAATGGTTTATGACGAGACGTTCTTTTATTTCCTTGTTCTTATGATATTTGATGAACAATCGTTTTACATATTTGATTCTTTTCAGATCTTCGTAAAACTCGCTCATAACACAATTAGGTTTGTTATAAGCCTTGATCGCAAATATCATGAAGTTTTCATCATTTAGATCATCATTCATTCATGTTATTGAGTTTGTGTGTCTCTCCAAGTTGAATATTCTTTAGGTTCAATTACTTCTATACCTTGCTCACTTACTTTTTTTTTGTAGGCATATTTGCAGCTACTGTTCTAACTATTTCTCTATCTTTTTCTTTTTCTGGTTCTGATAGAGAACCATAAGGACCAGTCAGCTTTGCTCTACGTTCTTTTTGTTCTGGTGATTGACCAGAATGAGTCATTGCAGTTTGTGACCAACCTTTTGGCTTACCTTCATAATCTTGAGGTGAACCGTGAACAGCTTTTGCAGCGGCATCAACATGTTTTGGATTATTTGCATCAAAACCACCCTGTGATCTTTGTGCTCTTATTGATCTGACTGCAGCAAGTGTTGAACTTCTTGTTGCTGCTGTTCCAAAATGTGTCTTCGGATCTTGTGTATGATCAGCTGGACCCCATTGTGGATTTGCTGCATGACTTGCTGCAGTTACTTTATAAGCAAGCCCTTTGGGATCAGATGATTTTCTTTCATTTATGGATTCTTCATCTACTTTTTTTCCTGCTTGACGTGCAGCAATTTCCTTCTTATAAGATTGCGCAGCAGGATTTGATGGTAAGTTTTTAGCAGCATCATAAACTGACGGCTCACTTTTTGGTGCTGGTTTTGGTGCTGGGGTTGCAGCTGGTTTACGAACTGATTGTGGTTTTGCTGCTTTGTGTGCAGCAATTGCTGCTTGATGTGCAGCAATACGAGTCCTTAGTTCCGTAGCTGGATTAGTGGGTTCTTCCTTAACTGACTCTTCAGCAAATTTTTTGGGCTTCATACCAAATAAACTTCTAATTTTGGTAGTTACCCAATTGTCAATCTTTCTTGCTGTGCTTTTAGGTCTAAATGGACTTTCACCTTTTTTTATTCTGCGCATACCATCACTACTGAGAGCACCCCCAGACTCATCAACATGCTCAGTCTCTTCTTTTTTCAGCTTATCTCTACCTGCACGAACAGCCATGGCTGCTGTGTTACCTGGGCTTGTATGATCTACTGATGACTTTTCATACCCAGATTTTCTTAGCCAATTTCTCTTCTTGAGTTTATTGTGCCATTTGTCAAATCCCTCATCAACTTCTTCACCACGAAGTTTCTTGAAGTCTGCTGATGTCAATTTACCCTTTGGTTCAGCAACATCAAGTTTGTGCTGATTGCCTTTTAGTTCTTCAGTTGCATTTACTTCTGCATTACCAGAAAGTTTTCTAATGGCCAATTGAGTTCCGCCATATCTTTTTCTGGCAATTTTACCCATGTCATCATTTGCATCCCTTGACATTCTTGCAGCCATGTCACCTTTTCTATGGGCTTTTAGAGCATAACTTCCGAGAGTATCCTTGCTCAACTCGTCAATCTGCTCTTCATTCACTTTTTGATCAACATCAAATTGATCAACATCATCGTCTCCACCCATGTCCATGATATCTTCAAGTTCATCTGAATCTACAAGAGCTGCAAAGCAATCATAGTATCCTTCATCATTCATGGAATATGAGAAGTAGATGAAATGATCAGCTTCGGATCTTGCTGGTGAACCATCAAGATTTACACCAGCAATTTGTCCGACCTGAGTTGCATCAAATACAACTTCGCCTTCGTCTCTATCCAAGAATGTATATTGAGGTACAACAATATTGACATAAGCAAGAATGCGAGCAATGCTTCCTAGTGCAATATATGGTGTTAGGAATGGATTGCTTGTTGCATTAGCAAGACGAGAGTTGATGATCTCTTTTGTCACGCTATTGTCAATACTCTTGGAATTCAATCCTGTTTGAACGATAGCCTTGCTATCTTCTTCTTCCAGGAATTTCTTGAACGAAGGGACTTTCATTTGACTATCCTATTAGGCTACGTTGTTTAGAGCAACAAGTGTTTCAAACTGTACGCGACCAACACGACCACCCATTGTTACGGTGAATGTTGCTTCTGAAATGTTTGAACCTTGTGCTGTTGCTGTTGGTGCAGACGTATAGTTTGAACCGGGTGAATTGATCGTTACTGAAACGATTGTATTCTGTAGTGCGTTTGAAGAATATGACTGGCTTGTGTTGATGGAATTTGCAATCGTGTAACTTGCATTTGCATTGCTCCCACTAATTCCACCACCGCCAGTGAAGACGATGTATGCATTTGCATTATATCCCTGACCGCCGCTTGAAACTGCAACGCTGGAAACATATCCTGTTCCCTGCTTTCTCAAGTTCCAGCCAACGTGTGCGGCTTTACCAAATCCAGCACCATTTGATAGTAGTGTATTTGCAACTTCTACAGTATTGACACCTTCAATACCAATCTGCGCTTGATTTACAAATGCACTTGTCGTTGTGTTTTGATATGCTGTAAATCCATTCGCATCTGAACCAAGACCGCTAAGTACAGTCCACTTTGGTGCATTTGCTGAATTATCTTGTGCTCCCCATAGGGCCATTGTTTTTCTCCTTGTTTGTCTTTTCTATTATTTATAATTAGGTGGTTGTTGACTTTACTCCAATACCCTCTTTGGTTGGGGCCGAAGGATTTACTTCTACTGGATCAGCTTTTTGACCAGTCATCGTCTTACCCTTTGGTGTCTCTTCTTTCATGGCCATCTTTGTGGCAGTTGCATACATCACATCCTTGGCTTTCTTGCCATAATTTTTTTCAAATTCTGTCATCTTTTTCTTCAATTTCATGACAATCTCTTCGCGCTTATTCATTTCCGCTTTTGTCATTTCACGCTCATCAATAGGCTCTTCGCCAATTCTGGTTTGAATTGATGTAGAACTATCAGAACGTTCATTTCCAGATCGTTTAGGATCTGCTAGTTTGCGTATTGCACGTTGTAGATTTCCTGTTGGATCAGGAATTGCATTAGGATATTTTTCTGGATTATGAACAGTTCCCAAGTTCACAATTTTTTCCTCAGGAACTTGTATTTTTGCAGCCATATTGCCACCAGGCTTCACCTGTTCTGTTTTCATCTGCTTCTTCATCGTGTCGCGAGCATGTTTTGCAAGCCATGTTGCGCGAGACTTAGCACTACCTGTATATTTCTTTTTCTTGTCTGGTTCAAATGGTGGTGTCTCGTCATCAGTTTCTTCTACATTGAATGTTCTAACCTGCTTGATTGTCTCAACTGGAACTTCATCGAGTTTCTTTGCTTCATTTGTGCCGGAAATCTTGTTGTAATGCTTCATCATGTGATCGTGCGACTTTGTAATATCGCTCTGCAATTTTTCTTTTTCATAAGGTTTTAATCCACCTCTCTCAGTCGGAAGTTCATAGTGCTTGACAATCGTGCGAGCAACATCTCTGGAAATTTTGTGCTTTTCTCCGTTGTCAAATTCAAAATGTGCGCCGCCTGTTGATAGAGCAATTCTTCTTAGTCTATCAATTGGATGCTTGCGAGCAGATTCTTCTGGATCTTCTGACTCATGTTCTTTTGGTGTGACGGATGTCTTGAGAGGAGCCAGTCCGCTTTTAGGTGACTTTGCTTGCTTTGAAATTTCTTTGTAAGCATCTTTAGCCGAACGAACTTTTGCCTTCAATTCATCACGACGCTTCTTAGCCTCTGGTGATAGTGCTTCATTCACTTCTTCAACATGAACATTTTGACGAGACAATTGCTGTGCATTGTTCTGTAAATGTTTTCCAAGCAATTCGTGTGCTTTTTGATGAGCATCTCTTGCATTGTCCAGATGCTGTGCTCTTTCCTTGTCATTTGGTGCATTCTTTGCACGCTTGAGCATGTCAATAGATGCAGCAAGATGAGCCTTTGCAACTTTTTGTTCTGGATGTGCGCTTGAAAGACGATCATGAAGATTGCTCAATGCATCATGTGCGCGATCTGGTGCATTATGTGCAACTTTCATTGCTTCATTGCCAGCATCTCTTTCCTTTGTAATCTTTTCATGTGCGGCTTGATTGACAACATATTCATTCAATGCTTCTTCAGCAACGCTCATCAACTCATTGATTGATGAAATCTCTTCTTGTGTCAATGTCAAACGCTGAATATTTGGCGCTTCATTTGATGCCTCAGTCATGATCTTCTTTGATGCTTCAATCAAGCTGTCTGGCAGACTATTGAAATTCTTGGTAAACATTTATTGATCCCTTTATTTCTTATTATATTTGAGATAATCGTAAACTGTTTGAATATAATCTTCAGCCAGTGTAATCTTGGATTCAACCCACGCTTCCAATTGCGTGTCATCCTTTATTTCCATAGCCAATTCTCTAGCCTTGTCAGCCGTAGACATCAGCTGTGTTCGCGCCATCTGTCCGCGATATTCATCGTAGTTGTCTGCATCATTACCAGATGCTTCTTTTAGAAAAGTTGTAAATGTCTTCATTTTTACCATGCCCTGCACGACCAATAGCGTGCCTTCCATCTTGGTCCCGGATTTGTATCGCAATGATGTCTTGCTCTGAATGACTTTCTACGAGCAGGAATATTCTTCTTGATTGTCATGTTCTTGTCGCCAAAGTTTACCTTTACGACACGACCAGAAGGTCCCTTGACATACACCTTAGACTTCTTTACATCACCAGCCATTGGTTTGCCTAGTTGTACTTTTTTGCCTTGATATTCAGCTTCTTCAATTGGTGTTGTCTCTTCATCCCATTGAAGTGCTTCAATCAATTCATCTTCTTCACAATGAAATGTCACTTCATCTTCATTGACTTTTTCCATCTTTGGCTTCTTCTTGCCTTCACCAAATGCTTGTTTTGCATATCCTGTTTCTGGCGGACTTAGTACTGGACCTGAGCCAGATCCCATGGAAAATGCTTGTGGTGCATAATCTGCTTCATCTAGTTTTTGTCTAAACGATGTGAAAGATGTCTTTGAATTGACCATGCGATGTGCAGCCTCAATCAATTTCTTGGATGCATCATTGCCATATCTTTCTACGAAATTTCTTTGTGTGGATTCCTTCAAGGCCCATGCACGAATAGAATCTACATTTGGTAGTGCATTCTCTTGGACATTGATGCTATATGATCCACCAAGACCACCTACGGCTGCTGGCGCTCCGGAAAGTCTGGAGTTGTAGTCGCCACCCGGATAGTCTTCTTCTTGGCTTTTTTTATTTTTTTCTTTACTTTTTTCTTTATCGGCTTCGGGTTCGCCTTCTCTTGAGTGGACGAAGTTAGAAGCCTCTTTACCCATTCCCACATAGCCTGGCTCACCCGGTGTCATCTGTTGTGCTGCAATCCGTGCAGCATCGGTTCCAAATAAATGTGATTCCATGTTCGTATCAAGAGCATGAACATTTTCATTCATGAATGATTCAAATGCTTCGTCAATGCTTTCATTATGAACGCCAACCTTGTCAAGACTTCCATAAAATGGAGTATTCATTCCTGTTCCTACAAAATCAGTAGAAACATTTTCCTTCTTCATCTTCTTCTTGCCCTGACCACTCAGATCAGCGTCAGCCCCATAATATGTGCCCTTGCCTTTTGTGATGTATGAATTGACGCGAGCCATACCCCATTGTTGTGGAGTAGTTCCTGGTCTATGACCACCTCTCCATGCAGCCATTCCTCTATTGTACACTTTTCTCAAAGTGCTCAATGGAATACCCGACTTCTTCGCCTTTGCGGCTAGACCCTTTGCTGCTTCTTCATTCATGGTTTCGTCCCTTGAAAGATTTTCAGTTTGTAAATTATTTATTTGTTCTTCACCATACATTCTCTTGTATTTTTCTGTATGCTTGGATGGTTTTGTCTTTGCATTGGCATCGCCAGGTGCTAGTTCATATGCAGAAGGATCTTTCCAACTTTTCTTTGTGTTCTTTCTAAAATGGTCGTAACGCTTTTCCTTGGTGCCCTTTTCAAGACCTGCATAATATTTTGCTGGAGTTGTGTGTTTTTTATGTCCAACATCCTTGTCTTGAGGAGAGCGATCAATTTCTTCTTGCTTGTCTTTTGGAGCGTCTGCAACACCACCAAAGAAATAATCTGGTGCGCCTGTAGCCAAATGACCAATGGCCTCAACAAGAGAAAAGTCGCCATATCCTGACGACTTCATCATACCTGTAGCAAGAACATTATATACTACTGAATTCTCGCGAAGTGAAAGCACTTTGCCAACTTCACCCAAATCATTTTCAATCAATGTGCCTACTTTTACTACTGATTCAACGTATTGCTTCAACTTGCTATAGTAATTTGGCTTTTCACCAAGATGATCAAGAGCGATTTCTCTAGCTGTCTTTTCATCTTTGGTGTGTTCTTTTTCTACTTTGATTCCCATTTCAAGTTGACGATTGATTTCTTTGACATCAACTTTATGTTTCTTTGCTATTTCTTCTGGTGACATTGTCGGTTTATTCAAGATAGATTCTTCAGGAACACAATTTGGAACCATGCGATTCCCTTTCTTTTTCATGCCAGCAGCTTTATATCCATCCCAACATGCTTCATCAACTTGTTCATGCAATCCCATACCCTTGCGTGTATCATGAAACAATTCTTTTGCATGTTCATCTGATACATGTCCGGGAACTCCTTTGCGAAACTCATCAAAGTTATTGTTTTTTGCATGTTCGCGCATCTTTGATGCTGACATTCCCTCAACACCCTCAGCATCTGGATCTCTTGCACCAGCAGAAACTACCGATATTTTCTTGAAATTGAATAGTGCACCAGGATGTGTACCATTATATCTTTTCAATGTGTCATGAAATTCCTTGACGCGATCTTGACCAGCAACCATGACCAGATGCTCATTTCCTGCTTGATGTAGACGTTGTGCATGTGCAAGAAAATTAGGATGCTCTTTACTTGAGCCAACTATATTTGTGCCAGGAAAATATCTTTTTGCGTGTTTTAGTTTTTGTTCTTGCGATAATGGATTCTTTTGTGCATCTTGTGAATGAGAGACTATGACTTCATGATGAGCATTGTGACGATCTGCCAATTCTCTAACTTTATTTACAAGTTTTTGATGACCTACAGTTGGCGGATTCATGCGCCCAAAAGCCATCACGACAGTCTTCAATGCTTTCTTTTTAGCCTCAATAATAAACGATCTATAGTCTTTCATTATGCACCAATACGTTGTGGTATGTAATATTTATCTAAATAATACTTGTAAGAAAGGACTCAATATCATGAGAAAATTACCTTTCTTAGTCATGTTTTTGCTGATATCTGATCATGTTTTAGCCGATAATCTACAATTTGGCTTCAAGAATCCTTCGTTTAGCGGCATTGGATATTCTTCACACGTTCTAACCATTGAAACAATGGAATACCAGCGTAGAGAGAAACTAAAAGCCGAAGAAGAAGCAAGAAAAGCTGCTGAACAAAGAAAGATAGACAATTCAAATCTATCCAAGTTTCTATTGAATGTTGAAGGTAGAATATATGCTCAATTGAGCAAGCAACTTGTAGATACAATGTTTGGTGAGAATGCAAGCAATTCTGGCACCGTCGTCATTGAAGGAAACACAATATCCTTCGTGAAGACTACAGATGCTGTTACATTATCAATAGTCCAATCAAATGGAAATACAACAACCGTTGAAGTTCCAATAGGCGAGTTCAAGTTCTAATGTACAAAGCATTACTAATGCTCTTGTTGCTTGCTGGATGCGTTGCACCCATGGAAGTGACTGAGCCAGAATTGATGCCATCAAAGGCTCAAAGCATGTTTGAAATGATAGAAGAAATTGATGGACAGCCATTGATCGTGGCCGTCTACTCGTATCTTGACAAGACCGGACAAAGAAAACCAAGTGAAAATGTTGCACATCTAAGCACAGCAATAACACAAGGCGCAGAAGCATGGTTGATCAAAGCCATGCAAGATGTCGGAAAAGGTAAATGGTTTCGTGTTGTTGAACGTGTAGGTCTTGATAATCTAATCAAGGAAAGACAATTGATTCGTACTGCTCGCGAAGCATTTGAAGGAGAAAGAGCAAAAGAATTACGCCCACTACTATTTGCTGGATTGATTGCCGAGGGTGGCGTCATAAGTTATGATACAAACATATCATCGGGTGGTGTTGGTGCAAGATACCTTGGTATTGGTGTATCAACACAATATAGACAGGATATTGTCACGGTATTTCTTCGTCTTGTGTCGGTTCAAACGGGCGAAGTTCTAACATCCGTTGCAGTACAAAAAACAATATTGAGCATCAAGACATCAGTTGATGTGTTGAAGTTCGTTGACATGGGAACAAAGGCACTTGAAATAGAAACAGGTCTTGCAGTAAATGAACCAACAAACTACGCTGTCAAGGCTGCGATAGAGCAGAGTGTAATAGAAACAATCATGGAAGGCGAAAGAAAAGGATTTTGGAAAAGAAAGGAAGGAAACAAATGAGAAAACTATGGGCAGCATTGTTCATGGTTTTGTTATTCAATGTAGCAAACGCGACGGATAGTAAAATCTATATTGATCAAACAGGAGACGCATTGACATTGACAATCACCCAACAAAATGGTGCATTGAATCAAATCAATTCGTCAACGACGCCTGCTTTGATTACAGGCGACAATAACGATATAACCATAATGCAAAACGGCGCGATAAACACATTGAATTTTGAATTGAATGGTAACGGAAATCTTGTTGATCTAAAACAAGAGGGCAGCACGAACACGATGGAGTTCAAGTGTAATGCTGGAAATACTGATGCGTGTGCATCAGTAGATGCGAAATTCTACAACATCGGAGATAACAATACAACAGATATCACGATCAAGAAGAGTAGCGTGATACTTGATGCAACTGTTACTGGCGACAATAATCAAACTACAATACTAATGAATTCAACGGCGGGATCGCTAACAATGAATATTACGGGCGATCTGAATGTAACAAACTTTAGTCAATCGGGTGCTCCTACATTACCTCATACAGCAACGATCACGCACACAGGTAATAGCGGAACCTTTACATATTCTCAATCTGGTAGCATACAAAAGGTCATGAATGTGACGACAAATGGTAATAATCTTACTGCTACTATTACTCAGTCTGACTGAGGCTAAAGCCAATTCTATTGGTGAATTTATTCAACTGACGGGTCCAGCACAAATAGACAAAAAAGCTGGCTCGTCAGTTGATGCTTCTTTAGGTGGTAAAGTTGAATCATTGGACACGATTCGCACAGCTCGCGCAAGAGCAAATATAAAATTCAAGGATGAAACACAAGTAGCCATCACCGAGAATAGCAAACTTGTCATAGACGAATATGTCTATGATCCCAATCGTGGTGCTGGCAAGATGTCCATGAAGATTGCACTTGGCACGGTCAGGTATGCATCTGGTGCAATCGCAAAGAACAATAATGAAAACATAAACATCCAAACACCAGTTGCAACAGTTGGTGTTCGCGGCACATCATTTAGCATGACGGTTGACGAAATAGGTCAAAGTCTTATAATTCTATTACCCAATCGCGATGGCACAGTCGGTGAGATACGAGTTGAATCCGATGCTGGACAAGTGATATTGAACAAGGCATTTCAATCCACATATGTCGCGTCAAGTGAGGGAAAACCAGCACAGCCAACGATATTGAATCTACTTGAGAGTCAAATCAATAATCTTTTGATTGTGTCAAAGCCAGAGAAGTCAAAGGACGAAGACACTCACGACAAAAATGATCCATTGAGAATAGATCTTCTGGAATTCAGAGAACTTGATACGACAGATCTAGACAAAGACAATCTCAAGTTCAACGATCTTGATGTCAATCTTCTTGATATGGATTTATTGCAAAATGTGTTGAGCGAATATGATGCGTCTTCGGTCGGAAAGATTGCAGGACTCAATCAATCTACTCAAATATATACTATATTCACTGCCACAAAAGTCAGGCTACTTCGTAATGTTGAAAGTGCTGTCCAAATGGACATAGAAAAAGACAAAAACTACGACATGTCAATAACTCAAGGCGATAGAACGGTGACGTTTAGCATAAACGATGCCGAGTCTCCGTATGTCAATAAGATAAGGATAATACAAAAATGAACTTCTTTACATCTTGGAAAATTGTTGTTGTTGTTTTGATAGGTTTGATTGCGTTGAGATTCCAAGATGGTTGGTTGATTGAGACAGCACGACTAAAAACATTTGACTACTATCAAGTATCAAGAGAAAGAACATCCAGCGAACAAATCTCAATTATTGAAATAACTGACGACGATATTGAAAATCAAGGTCAGTGGCCATGGCCTCGTGATAAAGTTGCAAAACTACTTGAAATGATAAAGACGATGAATCCTGCGATGATAGTCATGCCAATAATATTTTCGGAGCCAGATCGTTTTGGAAAAGATCAAGATCTTGCAAATGCGCTCGATGGTGTTGTCATATCACAGGCACCATCAAACAAGGCCAGCAAAGCAGAAGGTTCACCAAGAGGAATCGCAATAATTGGTCAAAACCCCGAAGGGTGGATACAAAGATTTTTAGGTATCGTTCGCCCATTGAAAGTGTTTGAAGATAAGGCAGCTGGTGTCGGTGTTCTTGCTGCATCTGGAGAGATAGATGGCGTCGTACGTCGTATGCCAATGGTCGTGCAAATAGACAAGGAACTTTATCCAACGTTGTCTCTGGAAGTCATTCGTGCATTGACTGGTGATCCTAGTTACCAAATGAAAGTTGGATTGAATGGCATTGAGTCAGTTCGCATTCCACAATTTGAAACTATCCAAACGGACTCAAATGGTCGCGTCTGGATAAAGTACAACAAGGAATTCGATTATCGTCATATGTATCATCTAAACGACATAGAGAACCGTGTCGTAATATTGACTCTATCTGCCGAGGGACTAGCCACAAACGTTCCAACGCCTTATGGTCTAAAGAACGTAGCTGAAGTGCAGGCAGCCATGATTTCTACGTTGGTAAATGGCGATAGTTTGACGCGATTGGATTATGCTGATGGTATTGAATTATTCACATTGACTCTCATTGGATTACTATTCATTCTTCTTGTTCCAAGACTAAAGATTTGGCAAACCATACCTTTTTATGTGGTTTCGGCAGTAGGAATCGTCGGTTCCTGCTTCTATATGTACGAAATGAATATTATGTTTGATTATTCATTTCCTTTATTTGCAATTACTTTAGTATTCTCATGGCTAGTCTTCAACAACTTTGCAAGAGAGTTCAGACTAAAGCAACAAATCAAGAAACAGTTTCAATCTTATCTTTCAAAGGCACTTGTTGAGAAACTGCAGAAGAATCCAGAACTATTGAAACTCGGTGGCGATACCAGAGAACTATCAATCATGTTTACCGATGTTCGTGGATTTACTTCTATTAGTGAACACTATGGAGAAAACGTTCAGGGTCTGACACAAATCATGAATCGCTACATGACTGCGATGACAGCAAAGATCCTTGAGAATGAAGGCACATTGGACAAGTATATTGGTGATGCACAGATGGCGTTCTGGAATGCACCACTTGACGACAAGCAGCACGCCAAGAATGCAGTAAAAACCGCTCTAAGCATGTTAGGAGATCTAGATGAGTTCAACAGAAAAATCGGAGCTGAAGGTGTTCCTCCTTTCGGCATGGGTCTTGGTATCAATACTGGTATGGTTGTTGTTGGAAACATGGGCAGCGATCAACGTTTCGATTATACTTGCCTCGGTGATGCTGTCAACCTTGCTAGTCGTCTTGAGGGACAATCCAAACCGTACGGAGTAAAACTCGTAATCGGATCAAAGACAGCAGAATATGTTGCCGATGAATACTTCATCATTGAACTTGATACAATTGCAGTCAAGGGTAAGAAGCAAGGTGTAAATATCTATACCGTGATAGGAACAAATAGAGAAATGGAATTCTTGAATTATGCACCATTTAGAGAAATGCATAATATCATGCTTGATGACTATCGCTCACAAAAATTCGGAAGTGCAATAAGCATGTGCGAGAAATTAGACAGAGCATTCAATGGTCAGATGAAAGCATACTATGAAATGATGAAGGAAAGATGTGAAGAGTATCTAAGAAATCCACCACCAGCAGATTGGGATGGTGTCTATAGGGCTACTTCAAAATGAACATTTGAATAATTGAAAGGCAACGCCAACAATTATTCCAAATATGAATCCTATGAATATTCCACCCCATAGTGCGACAGCCATGTCGGATGTCTTATAGGTCATTTTCTTTCTTTAGATTTATTTCGATGTAGTCTTTTGAAACGCTGATCAAGCAACTAACACCTCTGAAATTTTCAATGATTAGTAGTTCATCATCTTTTAGAAGCAGCCAAACATATCCCATAGTTCTTTCAGTCTTGTCGAGAACAATTGTTGATTTCCCTATAATCGTATAATTTTCATTTTTCAATTGTTCCAATACTGTCTTTGTTTCACCACACAATACTGGCTTTTGACGCCATGTCAATTCTTCCTGAGCATATGCTCTGGCGCCGAAAAGCGCCAGAGCCATTGCACATATTATAATGTTTTTCATTAGAATACAATCCTTATTTGAGCACCAATAATGTTATTTACCACATTTTCTTTCTCTTGTACTGCATACTTTAGCATTATTGATGCACTAGGATCAAATGAGTAATTGAATCCACCAAAGATTGTCTTGGTCTTTGATGTTTCCAATACACCTTCAACAACTGCGGTTAGATCGTCCACAAGTTCTTGTTCAAATCGTAGACCACCATGCCCAGAAGTCGTGAAGTCTTTTCTGGCAGCATGATTGACTGCAGTTACTGGTGAGCCGCTTTCAAAGATGTTCTTTCTATAGTCGTATTCAAATTTAATACCAGCAAATGGTCTAAAACCATATGCATCTGGCGTATAGACTCTGTTGACAAACCAAGCATCATGACCAGATGTTTCTGCTGTATTTGACAAATTCAAACCACGCATGAAATGATGTGTTTCAAACTCATTGTATGCTGTGCCTAGATTTGTCTTCAATAGCCAATCTTCATAAGACTTTAGCGCGAAGAAGTCTATTGAATACTTTCTTAGTTCGCCACCAGAATCGTCGCCTCTAAGATCGGTTGTGCCAATGTTCAATTGACCACCCAACAATAGAGAGTCATTATACTTCTCTTCATATCCAATACCAAAGACATTTGTCGTATATTTGTATGTGTCCTTGGTACCAGAGCGAAGAGAATAACCAGTTACATATACTTGAGACTGTTTTGTAGGATCACTTCTATTTGTAATCTTGTCATTTGCAGCCTTGTTTCTTGATAGAGGATCAGCCAATGAGTTTTCATTTTGTAGAGTGCTGATCTTGTCAAGTTTTGCAAGTTGATCAATACGAGTCGTGAATGCACGATTATCTGCTGTTGTAATTACTTCATCGGTCGTTGTTGTTGCTGTGACAATTTCATTGATAATTGATGTTGTTGTTACTGGTGTTCCATTTACTGTGGTTGTTGTGCCATCACTCCATGTTTGAATTGTAGTTGGAGTTGTGATTGTTGTAGTAGTAATTGGTGTTGTGTATCTGACAACTGTTGTGATTGGTGTTGTTGCAACTGTAGTGATATTTCTGTTTACTGATAGTATTTGTTCTTGTCTTGTTGGTGTTAGTGTTGTTGTTGCAACTGCGCTTGTTGTGCCTCTTGTGCTTGTAGTGGTTGATGTCGTGGCTCCTCTATTGGAAGAAGAATCTACGATGTCTGGTCCTGCCGTAGTACTTACTACTGTTGGCGTTGGATTACCAGCTGCTGCACCTTCTGCAGGTGTCGCAAGAGTTGTGAATCCAGCACTGCTTGGTATTGTACATGAGGAGACAGCGATAGATGTGTCTGCGCATGGACCTGCGTAAACACCAAGTTGTACTGAACTATCATTGCTTGTGTGATTGCCAAATATTTCAAACGTCAATGTATATGTTGTTCCAGCAATAAGACTGATACCTTGATAGATACCGTCAAACGTACCTACTGCACCATCAAACCAGACACCTCCATGTGTTCCTCCGATGTCTTGCCATGTGCCTGCCGCAGCAGGATATGTACCATTCTGATACCAGACACCCCAATTAGTAGGTGCTTGAATCGTTCCTGGTCCGTTGCTGGTTGTTATGTTGATTGCACCACCCGTAGTGAATCCTCCGTTTGTTAGAAGATTTGAGGATGAACCCGATTCTGTCAAACTTGCATTGTCGAAAGTCCAATATGCAGGATCTTGCCTAAACGCAAATCCGACATAGTTTGTGCCTGATATATTTGGAATGAACGAGTACGAATACGTCTGCCAAGTATTTGGCGTATTATTCGTTACGGTTCCAATATAACCGCTGGGTAGAACTTGAGATAATGCTATAGGTGTTATTAATAATGTGACAAAAAGTAGAAGGTTATTCAGTATCCTTCTTGTCTTTGCTTGCATGTGTTTCCCTCATCATTAGAACGATGTTGATTTTTTGATTGAGTCTAATCAAATCATTGTCCAACATTCTAACGCGGTCGATCAATGCAATCAGGACTGTGTTTGCTTCAGATAACACAGGTTTGATTTCTGCTGTAGCCCATTTCCAAACAAAATATATCATATATCCCATACCGCCAGCAGCAACGATAGGAAATCCATATTTATTAATCATGGCAATAATTTGATCAGTCATGATTTGATTCCTTTGCAATTATCAAAATGATATCTGGTCATATTAGCGCCACGACCTTGTAACTGACAGTGTGGGCATTGAAGTATTGGTTGTTTTTGTTTTGCGTTTTTTAGTGCTTGTTTCCATTCATCACTAAAAGGCGCACGTTTTTTACCTTTTTTTGCTTCTGCAATACGTTGATTATGTTCTTTAGTATTGGGTCCTCGTTTGCCAGCAGCATTCTTAGAACCAATTAACCAAGGTTTAGATTTACCTTTAAGTGCCTCAGATATTTTTCTTTTGTGTTCTTCGCTTTTAGGGGCGGAAACTAAACAATGTATAATTTGCTCACGATCAATCATTTTTAATAATCCCATGTAAGCAACTTTATCTTCTAATTTCCCATGTTTTTCCCATAATATTTTATGTGCTTCAGCATGTTCTTCAATAGTTAGATAAACTAAATTAGAAGGGTCGTCATTTCCACCCATATGTTTAGGTATAATATGATGTTCGTGTTTCATATTTGTCAGTCCTTTCTTGCGTCGTTTTTACCGTCAGCTCTTGCGAGTCTGTCGATATCAGGTCTGACATGTAGTGCTGTTGAAACCAAAGTATCAATTCTAACGATATCGTGATTCATAGTCTTGACGCGATTGTCAAGTGCCATGATAATCCCACTCAATCCTTTTACTGAACTTTGAACGCCGGCTAGAATAAACTTTAGCGTAAGAAAAACAAAGTATCCGCCTGCTATTGAAGATGCAATTGGAAATCCAACTTCCGCCACCAGCTTGAAGAATTCTGCTTCCATGGTATACTCCCATAATTAGCGGTGACGAGAGTATTTATGCTATTTTACATTTCTTCTTTGTATTTGCTTCTAAATTTAAACATTAACGTTTTTCGTGTTTGATAACATATTCTAGAAACGGATCTTGCTGCATGTGCTATCCTAGACGGAAAAATAAATGCTCTATTTTTTTTAGGTAAAATGGATCTTGTGATTTCATTATTTGAAAACAACACCGTTTCTCCTGCCCAATTTATATCCCAATCATCATTTAAAACATATAATATGGCTGTCCATTCATTACTCCGAGATGAATCAGTATGAACATATCCTTCGGTACCGTATGTATAAGCATTCATATAGCATCTAATTAAAATCTTGTCTTGAAGATGATATGTTTCTTGTATATAATTCCAAACATTTTTATAAAAGTTATCTTTGAAATAATCAGAAACATTAATGATACTTGTAGAATTATTTTGTAGGCCATCAATCAATAAATTGTACACCCAATGACCATGCGGATCAACCGTAGGACTTGACTTATGATTTGATCTAAAAGAATAGTTGGACGATAATTGAACTATTTTTGCGTAGTCATTTTCATTTAAAAAATCATCAATAACAAGAGATGTATCATTAGTCAATTCAATTTTCATAATATAATTATCCCAGTTTACTTCTTCCAATCTTTTGGCGCAAAGTTTGCTCTAGAAAATTCTTGACGATTGACCATTTTCATCGTCTTACCTTCATGATGAACAACATGTCCTTCAGGATCTGTCTCTTTATTGTCAATCGTTTGTCTCATTGGACTTGCATTCTTTGTTGCTCTATTCAATCCTGAGACAAGAATATTCTTTGCTTGTTGAACATGATGATGAATTTCTAGTGCTTTACCAAAATGTTCTTCATGTGTATCATGATGTGCAAGTGCAGCATTCATTCTTTCTGTTTTTGCAGCTTTGCCCTTTTCGGTCTTCATCTTGTCTACTTCTTTTTGCATACGAGTTTGAATATGCTTGCGTAGACCTTGAGTTGTTGGTCTTTCACCTGTTCTTACAGTTTGATTGATGTATGTAGAAATATGTTCAGCATGTTTATTGACAATATCATGATGATTGGGATGAAGATTCTTGTTGATCTTCTCTGCTTGTTTCAAGTGATGTTCTACTTGCTTGCTTTCTTTTTCCGTAACATGTCCGCCAGAACCAAGACTTGTTTGTGCAGAGATATGATGTACATCTGAATGACTTCTGAATCCCGTCGTACTTCTTAGCGGAGATGCTTGCAATGTTTCTGGTCTATCAGGATCTCCATCAATCTTTGTATGTGTAGAAAATCCTATCTTTGCTTTGACTGCCTTTTTGCCTTCAGGTGTATTTCTACCAAGATGATATCTAATAGTATTTGGCTTGAATGAAACTTCATGATCATCATGCTTCATCTCACTTGAATCATGCATGAAGTCGCCCTGGAATACTCCTTTTCTTGGAGCAATCTTCGGTAGATGTTCCAAAGCGGCGTGCATCTTTTGTGCTAGACCCGGCGAATGACCAAAGTGCTGATCTACTTCAGCATGTGTCGTCGCAAGTCTAGGTGTTGAACCATATGCCGAATGCTTTGTTGCTACGAAGAATTTACCAGTTTTTGGATGATGTCCATAGACTATTGCTGGTGCACCATCTTGTTTTGTTGATATGTGTGTATCGCCAGAGTTACCTGTCTTTAGTGCATGATGAACTGCTCTTAGAGCGGAGACTGCATGTTTGAAATGCTCATGACTTCTCATAGCATCATCTTCGGGATGTTCCTGATGTTTTGCTGAGGCTATGCCTTGTCCGTCTGATTCTATCAAATATGATTTGAAGTCTAGCATTTGTTTCTCCGATTATGACATACTTACTATTAGTGCGGTTTTTGGTATTCCGTCAGTTATAACTATTCTTCCTGCACTATCGCCTTTTGATGGCGATTTGCCATATATTTTTCCAAGTATTATCTTTCATCCAATTTAAAATTACCCGAACGCCCAGTACCTTTTGGTAAAGCAGCTCTCGGACGAGATCCTTCATAATCATGTTCATCTACATGAACTACTTTAGCACCTTTACTACCTGATACAGATTTGACTAGAAACGATGCTGTATGTGCAGCTCCTTTACCAAATTTACCTTCACCCGTCGTTGCTTCTTTTCTAACATAGTGATTCAATTCGGGATAAGCATCGTGTACAGTATTTAAATGTTTTTGCGCTCTATTTTTCAATTTTTCCATATTTTCTCTGGACGCTGTTCTCATAGCATCAATATGTTTACCTGCTTTTTTGATATGCCCCATTATATGATTATGAATCTCTTTTTTCTTTTCTGGAGATAACTTTGCATATTTTGGATGATTATTCAACATTTCTAATGCAGCATGATGATGTGTAGCATTATTCTCTTCTGGACCACCAGACATCAATTGAGAACCTGCACCCTTTTTCATTGAAAGTCTAATACCTTCGTGTTCTCCTTTTTTCGGATCATAAATTGCAATGTCTGTTTTAGATGTTGCACCTTTAGTTGCTCCGTATTTTTTCCAAGTGTCGGAAACACTACCTTTTGCACCACCCATGACTTTTGCTTTGTGTTTTTCTTTTACTGCTTTAGCAAATCCTTTATGTGTTGCCAAAGCATGAACTGTATGCATCGCAGTTTCTAATTCGGAATGATAACTATTTTTGGAATCTTTTGTCTTTTTTCCTCCGATAAATCCTTCTTTTCCAGCATTATCAAAATGTAAAGGGTGTGCTTTATCCGTCTTTGCAGTTTCTAACTCTCTTTTCATTGCCTCTTTATCATGAGCAATTCCTTTTTCAACCATGTGATTCCAGACTTTTACATGTGCATGTTCGTCACTATAACTACCTTGATTTGCTTCAATCAAAAAAGACTCTGATAAATTCAAAAAGTTCTTGAATGTTAACACGTTATTATTCCTTATCTTGAAATTTCTTCTTAATCTATTTTTTTCCTAAAATTAAACTTCTATCCAAGTCAGACTTGCAATAACGCTATTGATGACCTGACCTCCAACCACCATCAAATCAATCCACATACCTGGAGGTATTGTAATTTGAAGATCTTCTAGATCAAAATTACCGGAACCATTAGAAGGAAGAGTATATGCAGCCATTGGATGTTCATTTGCAAAAGTAAAACTTCCTGTTGATGTATCTTGCAATACTGAACTGTAATTAGCAATTTTACTCCATGAAGTTCCTGTGCTTTTTGTTCCTTTCAATACCAGGTAATGCCTTGTTGGGCCGTTTGTAGTAACGGAAATAGTCAACTTCTTCAATATACATAATCTTAGATTGATTCTATTTTGATAAATTAATGAGTTTTTCACAGAAATAATTGAGTGATAAGTATCTGCACCCAAAGAAGATTTTTGATCGCTAGTGATTCCTGTTGGAAATGCCCTGTCAACTGTTTGACCTTCAATAGCTGCCATCAGTGATGCGCCGTATGTATGTGCATCTGTAATTGTATTTCCAGTCAGATTAGCGGCAACATAACCAATTCTAAATGATGGATTATTGGTGTGTACATCTGTGTTTTCATTTGAATAGTGTTCGTGATGAAAAAATATCATGTCACCATTCAGAGGATTTTCCACTGCGTATCTAATTTCGCCAGCACCCAACCACCTAAAATTAATTTGATAAATGTTTAATTTTGATGGGTCTAGCGTGACACCAGAAGTTCCTGTGCCATCTAATTTGTCAATGTTAAAATCTTCTTGATATGTCCAATTAGTAACATCGGCGGCACCTGCTTGACTTGTAGTAAACGTGCCGGTGCCAGTGCCCGTCAAACTATATTCATCAGATTTAACACCCAATGTCGTTGATAAAAAATACACATCATTATTAACTTGTTCTGTAATCCATCCAGTAAACGATGCCGCTGCAATAGTTTTTGCCACAACGGTAGTATTAGCAGAAGCAATCTCAACATCTGTTGCGACACCATTTAGTGTAATTGTTGCAGTCCCTGTGCCGCCAGCACTTATAGTCAATTTTGCTATGTGAGCCTTACCGCCGTTCTGCCTCAACACACCAAATCTATCACCATCATAACCAATCATAATAGATTGTTCTTGTGTAAAGAATCCTGCTCTTAGAGTAACACCAGTTTGAGGGTTATCAAATCCAGCAGTAAATCTTAACAACGCACCTTGACCTGGACGATAACGAAGAATTCTATTAGAACGAATTATCGCATAACCATACGCACCAGTGCCAGTATGAGTTTTAAATAAGGTGCCAGTTGATTCATAAAAACCAGTGGATGCAGATAGCGTTTCAAACTCTCTTGGATCAAATCCATATAGAGCGTCTAACTGAATAACCGGATTAATAGCAACAGAGACAGGTTCACCAAATGAACTATACTTAGTTGGACCAGAACGAGATCCTCCCATGAGATGACCATACTCATCGGCTTGCATATTCACCTCAAACAGCGTTCTGTTATGAGGCCTTACAAAATCTTGTTGGTCTATTCTAAACTGAGCCACTTATCAGTTTCTCTTTCTTAATGCTTTCAAGTATTTAGTCTTTGCTTACAGCCAACTTGTCAGCTATGTTGTAGAACATCTTGGCCGTATCTTCACTTCCCATATATGCAACATACATCCGCTGTGCAACTGCAAGCAAAGAACCATTTACCGCAAGAAATTCGTCGCGCGATCTTGCTTCTAAAACCATCTTTTCAGCCTTCTCCATGGTTTCGCGCATCATTTCTTCAATTCTTTCGTCCATTCAGCACTCCCAGATTCTTGTATGTCTTCTTTAGAAGCCTCTTCATGACAGGATGACTGGGATCAAATTGCTTGCGATATATTCTCAATGTTTGTGAATCTTCCCAACCATATGTATTTACCTCAATCGCAACATCATACGAATACGCATCAATCTCGTCCCTCTCACCAAGATACTTTTGCTCACTATTTCCCCTCATGCATAATGAAAAGGATTCGGTTTGCAATTCATCTCTCTTGAGAAACTGCTGATGATGAATGAATTCGTGTTGTATAGTTTGTGCTAGATGAAAACGAAATAGATTTGGATTCTCTATATTGAAATATCCCTTTGCTTTCTTTGGGATAATGAAAACGATTTCTATCTCCTGCAATTCTTCAAGATAGAATCCAGCAATGGTGTAATCTTCGTCTTCAAGAGAATCCGTTCTTTCAATATTGAACTTGACATTTTCAAATAAATTCGCGACTCGTTTCTTCATGTCCGTAGCCTTGATTCTACCCTGAGGTACATCAATGCCATTCAGAAGAAGCATTAGAGTGTTGAATATGAACATGTCACGGATTCAGAAAGAACTTCGGAGTAAATCCATCAAAGCCACCACCACTCATTAGATGCATGACCATTGAAATCGCGTCATCTTCAAATATATACTCCGCAATCGTCTGATCGGTTTGTGTTTCAACGACATTCCAAGTAAATGTATCATTATTCTGTTGTACGAGTTGATAGTAATAATTCTCAATCATTTTACACCTTCAATCCTGACGTTTTGAACTTGTTTTGACCAAATGGAGACTTCATCACCTTTTCAACGAACTTATCATCAGCTCCTTTCTTTTGACCAGAATCCAATATGTCATCTTGCGCCGATTGCTCTACATCATAGAGACGCATCTTTGCACGATCAATACCAAGAACAAATCTCTTGTTGCTCGTTGGATCATTATATCGGTTCTTCAACTGCTTGACCATGATCTGATTCAATGCTTCCAACTCTTCGGTAGAAATCAAAGCCGCCATGAAATCTGCAGTTGCAGGTAGACCAAACGACTCGGAAGTATCTGTCAATTCAACATCAGTACTTGAATAACCAGATCTCGTCGTCTGTGTAGCTGATACGATAGGAACCTTGAACTCAACTGCCAGACCACGAATCTCTTCCGCGATAGCCTTGATGTAGGTATACGAATTGATATTTGATCCAGGCTTGACTCTTGCTGAACAGCAAATATTGAGATAGTCAATGAAGATTATATCAGGACGGAAACTCTTTTTCAAGAGCAATTCATTCAATAGTGTGCGAAAATGAGTTGTGCTAGCCAAAGCAGTTGGATATTCCTTGATGATCAACTTGCCAACCGTATTCTTTCGCACCTTCTCAACCTTCTTGTCATACACATCCTTAGGAAGATTTGAAAGATCATCCAAAGTGACATTGAGAAGATTAGCATCAATACGCTCGGCAATCTTCTCTTCTGCCATCTCCATCGTGATATAGAGAACATTATACCCTTGGACAAGACACGCAGATGCGACATGACACATGAACAATGACTTACCAACACCAGTACCAGCAAGAAACACATTCAATGTCTTTGCAGGTATGCCGCCCTTGGTGATCTTGTTCATGAAGTCCAGATCAAACGGAATCTTCTTCTCGGTGCGATGATAGAATTCATATCGCGCATCAGAGTCAGCCAGATAATCATGACCGACATGACTGTCAAAGCTGACTGCCAATGCATCAGATAGAATCTTTGGAATTGCACCTTTGTCTTTTGTAGACTTTGAGTTTACATCAAGAATGCCAATGGACTCAAGCACAGCATTGTAGATAGCCTTCTCTTGACAAAACTTCTCGGTCTTGTCAATCAACCACTGCTGTTCGCTTTTCTCTTCCTTTATTTGTTCAACTGCATTCAATACTTCAGAAGCATTCTTGACTTCTTCTTCCTTCACACCAGAGAGATTGTTGATGTTGATATGAAGTGCTTCAAGCGTCGGAACAGCATTATACTTTAGAATGAATTCCTTGATGTGCTGGAATACAAGTTTCTCCGATCTCTCGGTGAAATAGTCATCATTCAGAAACGGCAGAACCTTTCTTGCGTACTCTTCGTTTTGTGTCAGGTTCTTCAGAATAGTTGTTTCCAGTCTCTTCATCGTGCATTTCCCTTTCTCTCTCTATCCCGGCTATGATGATAGAATTTAGAATGGCTCCTAGCGTATCCGTAAATGCTTGGCTACCTTCCAGTTTTTTTGGATCGTGTTTACCTGGATTCAGTATATCATAATCAAAGTGTAATGTATATGTTCCATCAGGATTTTCCTTGTCTTCAACCCTAATGCCACCAAAGCAAAATGTGATTCCTTTGTATCTGCCAGTAATTATCTTGATGGCAGCCATCTTGCTGGTGTCTTCGCTCTTATAGTCTGGATCAAGATCAAAGTCCTTGTCCATGACCATGGATTTCTTGAAGAGATCCTTAACCTTCTTCACTATCATCGGTCGCTACCTCCGTCTTACCATACAAGAATTCATTCGCACAGTTTTCATTGATCTGATCAAGAATTTCCTGCGTGAAGTACTTCTCTGGATTCTCAAGAATGTTCTTTTCAAATACCTTGGTGCCATCTGGCAGCTCAAGACGAGTTGAAACCTTCTTGATGATGTTGAACTTGATTGCAAGATCAAGCAAACCATAATACTTGTCTACACCAGTATCGTAGCGAAGAAGCGTCTCAACGACCTTGTCTGCAATCGTCAAACGGCTCTTCTGCAGCTTGCACTTGACGATGTTGCCTACGACTTCATTGTCCTGCTTTTCTTTCTTCTTGGAGAGGAAGATGATCGTTGATGCGGCATATTCAAGACCTGAGCCGCCACCCATCTTCTTTGTCGGAACATATGAACCGATGACATCATATGTGTGATTGGTAATGATCATTGAAACCTTGGCCTTGCCGAGTTTCAATGTAATGACACGAAATGCACCACGAATCAACTGAGAGCGTGTCATGTCTCGCGTGTCTTTACCCTCGGAGATGTCTGTGATTTCTTTCTCGGTAGAAAGATTGCCAAGCGAATCAAGCACCATGAGCATTGGTGGACGATCACCAGCAGGAGTTTCTGTATACTTGTCCAGAATCTTTACTGCCTGTGTACGAAACTCTTGGATTGTTGTCACGGGAATGATATGGACACGACGAACATCAATTCCACGATCAACAAACATTTGCTTCGTTAGAGCCGACTCAGACTCAAAGTACATCACACCGCCATTTGGATTATCAATCAAGAATTGCTTGACGATATTCAGCGTGTAATAGGTCTTGCCAGTAGCAGGCTCACCAGCAAGTGCTGTGATCTTGTTTGCTGGAAGACCACCATAGATTGAACCAGAAAGCAATGCATTCAGTACATATGAACCAGTACCAATATAGCCAGTTACATCGCCCGCTTCAATGCCGTCTTCAACAAGACTGGCATATTCGTTACCAGCCTCTTTGATCAAGGCCGAGAAAATATTACTCATGAAACACTCCTTCAAATATGTCTTATTTTATATCAAGAGAAGAAAGAAGTCAAGTCAGATTCCTGATAAGCCTTCCATCCAACGCAATCAAGAATTGACTTGAGCGGTTCAATGAAAGCCTTGTCAAACTGCAAGTCATAATCCACAAATCTATGTAGATCAAACTCTGGAGGCAGTCTGCCAGGATATGATATCACGGTATCATTTATGACATTTGGAAGTCTGAGATATGTAAAGCGAAGTTTCTCGCCTTCCTGTATTTTAGGATACTTCTTTGTCAGTTTATGCTTCTGCAATAGATTGTTATAGAGCAAAGCACCCTTTACATGGATTGGTGTGCCTTTCTTGTATACGTTACTGGCATCTGCATAATCTTTCATGCCAGTAACACCGCGAGGAAATGAAATCTCTTCAGGTGGAAGATTCTTAAAATCGTCCTTGAACCTTTCAATGAAGTTTTGGACATCAGCTTCTGATCCGCGAAGAATGATCTCAATCGCGTCCTTCATCTTTTCACGAATGGCAGCAGGTGTGGAAGACTTGATCATTTCAAGCCCCATGACCTTCAACTTGGGCTTTGCATATTGCACGCCTTCGTTGTTGTACACATTCATGATATATCTTTTCTTTGCAGTCCAGATGCCACGATCAGCAAGAGCCTCTCGCTTCATTTGCATCTTTTGTGCATACGAATTCATATACGAAGCAAGATCTTGATACACCTCATCAATATAAGGTTGAATCTTAGTTTCACATACCTTGTCCATGAATGCGATGATTTTTGCAGGATCAGTTGATCCGACACGATCACCAAAAGATCTGCGTACAATCGCATCAAGCGTAAGGTAAATGCTATCTGTATCCGATGCAACCACATAATCAACATTCTCCGTCTTCAGCAACTTGTTCATGTATTCATTTATACGCAACTCAATCCAGCGAATGGATAACTGACCAGCAAGAGTGATTGCTTCCGCGATGCGAATATCAAAGAATCGGAAGTATTGATTACCCATCGCACCATAAGCTGAATTCAATGACACCTTCTTTGCAAGCTGTAGATTATTGTATCTTGCTATACGCTTTTCAATTTCGTAGCGCATAGCCTCATCCTTGCAAGTCTCCAATTCCTTCTTGGCTTCAATAGCCTTCTTCTTGTAGACGGAACGATCATCATACATGCGTTCCATCATCTCTGGAAGAAAGCCATGAATGTCCGTGCGAAAGAATTGCTTGTTTGGAGTCAATGTGACATTCAATTCCTTGAGCGCAGATGTATCCACATTACGAGCAAGAAGTTCATCAACTGAAATCCTGTTACGCAATACCTGATGCATCTCATCGGTATAATCCAATGGCTGAACAAGAGTTTCTGGTGATAGATTATACTGCATGATCAAGTGTGGATACAGCGAGTTCAAGTCAAAACTTGCCATCCAGCTGTGCATACCAACAAGAGGATCCTTGACGAATGCGCCTTCATATGCAGCATTCTTTTCATTGTCATTCTTTGGCGGAATGACAATGTTCTTCTTGCGAAGATGATTATAGATCAATGCATCCCACATGCGAACCTGTGTGAATACATCTTCATAATTCGTCTTGGAATCATATGCAAGGGTCAACGCAAGTTCAATGAGTTTCAACTTGTCGTCAAGCTTTTCCACAAGACGAACGTCGTGAATGTTATACTCAATGAACTTCTGATAGTTCTCGCGATAAAGAGTATGGAGATTGTCATACTCTTCATATGAAATCTTCTTCTCACCAATCTCCACATTGGCAATATTGTTGAGTTTATATGACTCTTGCGAGACACCACCTGGCGCAAACTTGCGATACATTTCAATGTAATCAAGTGTTGCAATTCCAAGCATCTCATATGCAATGTTTGCACGACCCATGATCGTGACCGTGCGATCACTTACACGACCCCAAGGAGATAGACGAACG